CTGTTTTAGCGCCCTCCATAGTCTTTTTCGTCCGGACTCAATGTCTCTTTAAATAACAAAGAAGATACGGCTTCATCAAGTTTTCCGTTATTGCGGCTCATATGTTTAAATTGTATAAGGGTTAGTATTTTGAAATCGTTGCAAAAAATATGACGTTAGATAATAGTCGTTCTTGTGCGACAGTTGGCATGGAAGGGCGGGCTTAAAAAGCCTTCACTCTTCATTTCTTTAACATTTGCGGCTTCTTTGCTATTCATTATCCAAGGACCGTGCAAGGTGTCCTTGCCACGTAACTGCGATAGCTCTTCAATTCCTTCAATGGCTTTTTGAATGTTAAACGTGGTTCCATCAATTGAGCGGCAGAAAGGAGTGGTTCTATTATCAACTACGGCTATCAACATATACTTAGAATAGCCTTTCATTTGTGCGCCTTTAAGGACGCCAAAATTGTAGGCTCTTCCTTGGACTGTATCCGCGACAGACTTCCAGTATTGTTCGCTTTCCTTGAAAGTCCTAGTCAACATTGCCTCTAAATCGCGCTTAAACGTAGGCGAATTCTTATTGTTTTTGATGAATGATTTTATCTTAGGCTCCGCGATTCTACGAAAATAAGCTTCGCTATAGAATTCAACGTTTTTAGTTAAGCCGTCGACAACATCTAATCGCTGCTTACTTCTTTTTACCCCGCTTGAATTACTAACTTCCTCAGCACCGTCATACATAGCGCCCGCAATTTTTCGCCTTACTTGAGCTTCCATGCCCTTAAAGACACCTTTATAATCCTGTTTTGCCTCTTTAATTGCGGCGTAGAGATTGGCTGTTTTATTGCCCTTTACGTTTGAAGCTATGTGCTTAACAAACCCTTTTGAACGCTTTGAAGTTTTATCAGAAAGTAATTCAGCTAAATCAATAGTGTGACTTTCGTATACGGTTCTATCGAACTTACCCATATTATTGATTTGGTAGGTCTGTGGCTATCAATCTTGCAAGGGCCGCCTGAAGATCAACATCAGTTGCCCTTGTCTCTTCTCCATTACGCATAAACGAAGTTCTCCAAATGCCATTCTCGTTGCATTTGATAGACAAAGCGGCTTCGTTTTTTTGTAATTCCTTTATAATAGGTTCTGGTAGAATGATCATATTGTTGCAATGATTTCACTTTTTAATAGCTACTTTTTTAGCTGGAACTGGTTTGGCTCCTAACGGTGGACGCTTTCCTTTAACAGGAGCGGCAGCGCCTGGTGGTAACGCTTTAGGTTTAGGTGGTGCTCCAAACTTATCTTTAAGCGCTTGAATGGATTTAGTAGCTTCTGGCCCTATCATTTCTTCTGCTTTATCCATGTTAAGGAGTGCGGCAACAATAGCCATAGGTATGTTTGCCCATTCTTGTTCCCTTTCTGGCAAGTTATCACCAAACACGTTATTATACATCTTAACGGCGGAATTGGGGTCAACGGCCCCGGCTTGCACAAGGGCAGACATAGCTGCAATTGCTCCTTCGGGATCGCTAATCTTCATGCCGTTACTAACAAATTTGAAATACTCCAAAGGTTTGCCGTCCTTTAAGAGAATCTTTTCATTCATCATAGCATCAAACGTTGACCGCTTAGGGCCAAACACTTGATTCTCTGTTACCTCAAGAGAGGCTTTTGCGGTGGCATAGTTATACGATTCCGATCCGCCAATATAGATAGCGGGTAGGCGCATACTGCTTCTAACCTTCATTCCGCAATTAGCATCATACTCTTGGAAAAGAGCATCCTTACCGTCCTTGCCAAGTTCCTTGATGTCAACTTTAGGCGCGGGAATAGAGCCGTCAATACCAGTAGCTAGGGCTTTATCTCCCGTCGCTTCTAGGATGATAGCTTTATGGATTTTATCCTTAGCTTGCCCTGTATTGAACTTGTGTTCGATAGCTTCTGCCGCATCACTAGTAAGGGCTCCACCACTAACCATAACTACAAGGGCGGGCATACCTCCGTCGCGGAAAAACTCAAGGTTAACAACCTCAGCCTCCCTTGAACCCAAGATAGCAGGAAGGTTATTTTCCCACTCTGTATTACCGTAGTCAGATAGCGGAAGATTGCGGCAATGGATAAGCTCTGTTGCCGATCCTTTTAAACCAAGAGCTTCTTTCTTCTCGCCTGTTGTCGGATCGATTATCCTACCGTCTCCAAACTCTTTATAGTATGTTTTCTTGGCTCCATCAATCTTAACATACCTACGAAAGTTCTCCTTTACCTTGAAATCAGTTAGCTCACCGTTGCGGTATACGTTTCGAGTAGTCTCCACAAACTCAGGATCAAAGCCGCAAAGCTTTATGTTTTTGGCAGATATCCAACGATACCACAAAATTTCCCCTGTAGCATCGCGGCCTACTTCAATGAACGCATAACCATAAATAAGCCTATCCCACCAGTAACATTCCTTCAATTCCTGCAATGACATTTTGCCATCAGGAGACTTAGCAAGCCCTTCAATACGGTTATACTCTTCTTGAGCTTCCGGGGTATCTTCCAGCCCTTCTTCTTTGTTGAAGTAGTTAATGCTATAGTCAGTGAATGCGCAATTTACTACGATAGCACATAAGGTTTGAAGGAGAGTGTTGTTTCCGATTACCGCCCTTCGTAAGTTCTCAGGAGCATACGGCGTCGGAATCGTGTTAAGCCAAGCTATTGCCTTGTTAGTTGCCCCTAGTGAAAAGTTATAATCCTGCGCTCCTACAACAAATTTCCTAAGCATTTGATACATAGGATCTTTGCTGCGGATACGAAATATCTCATTCCGTTTTTTGATGGCGGGGATACGAAGTTTCATTAATCTTTTTTGGTAATTTAAATCTTTGGCTTCTAACAAAGCCTTTTTTTCTTATGTAAGCCTCTACGTTGAAAAGCTGTTTTCCTATTATCTTATCAAGGGCGGTGCTTGCTGAAAGTATAACTTTAGTATCACGGTTTATAACTATAAAAGCCGTTTCTGCTAAAGTAGTCCCTAGCTTCTTAACAAGAGCTATCTTAAATGGTTTTCTTGATTGAAGTCCTCCTGTGTAATTAGCCTTATTTACTCTAGCTTCACCGCAAAGATAATCTGCTCTTTCATTGTAATGGTTTTTGTTATGTCCCTTTACCCATGAAATGGTTATTGCTCTGCGCTGTTGTTCCTTCTTAAATAATTTGTGCAACGATTTCAATATATCAGCATTCAAAACCTGAGCACCATCATACGCCTCCCATCCTTTTAATTCCCATCTAGCGCACCATGTGTTAATGCAGTTAACCGAATACTCAGAATCACTGAATATTCGGACCGGGGTATTGTGGGGTGGAATTGATTGAACCGCTTTTAAAATCGCGGTCAATTCCATCCTGTTAACCGTAGTGTCAGATGAATGACCATATGACTCTTTAAACAAACCTCCAAATGTGTATATAAAAGCCCACCCTCCTTCCCTTGTCTTTACACTACATGATCCATCCGTATAAATACTAATTGTTTCCATCTACTATATGATTCTATTATACTAGCAATTAAGTAAACGTCAATCTATTTGACAAGTTTAGGATGTCTCAAGGGGCGGGTCTAGGTGTAATGGGCATAAATCCGGGGATATTATACTCTATTCCTTTAATATCTTCATACCATCCCGCCCATAAGCTTCCCCATCTTAGAGGTCCTTCGCTTATGTGCGGGTTAGCCCTCATTATTAACCATTCGGGATAGCTCAAGACAAAGTCGCTTTGTGCATACGGACAAGCTTTCCACTCTTCATAAAGCGCTGTATCAAAGTATTCTTTCTCCATGCATCTTTCTCTTTTGAGTTGATGCGGAGGTTTAATAAAATTATTCATATGCTATTCAAGGACAGTGGGCTTATTCACTTTCACTCTATTCCTTGCAGCGCGTTCGTTATGTGCCACAAGTAAAGGCTCCAACTCGCTGAACCATTCTATAGGTATTTCTTCAGGCGTGGAAATTTCTGTGGCTCCGCTAGTGTCAGCATGGTTTCTATATCTAGCTATAGCATCAAGTATTTCATACATTCTTGCTTCGTCTGCTATCGATTTAGGACGCAATCCTATAGGAGGTTTTTTAAGCGAAGGTGCGGTTTTATCCGTATAAGCACCGTCCGCAGGATCTTCCTTTTTACCAATGATTACGATAAGAGGATCACCAGCATTAGGTGTAATGTCTTTATAAGGAGGGAAGTTTTCTCTTACTTTTGGCATATTATTATTTCTTGAGTTTGTTTAAGATAAAACGACTTAACGCAATGATAGGAAGTGTTCCAAATATCAATACAATGAAGTATACAAAAAAGGTAATATCAGCGTGGGTCATGGCTTTTTTCTATTCGGTAGTTTAAAGCCTTTTCGTTTTGGTGCAACGATTTCAATTTCCATTTCTGGCTTAGCATTTGCTTCTCTCTGCCCGTCCGTAAGTGGGAATAGTGCTCCAGTTGTGGTGAACCAAGGAGGGTTATCTTGTCCCGCGTTTTGCCCTAGTGTATTACCTACGTAAACAACGCCCGGAGCGCCAAGTAAGCTCAATTGAATGAAGGCCATTTGCGCACACATAGGGTCAACGTCTATCGCTTCAAACCACCACTGGCGAGGATGTGCGTCAACTTCCCTTAAGCATTGCACAATTGATATCAGCATGCTTCCCCCGCCTATGCATGGATCATTAACGGTAAACCGTGGGCGTGATATTCCGTAAGCAGGATACTTCGCCGCAAAACTCTCCTTGGTAAATTGGAATGTCATCTTAGCGCATATATCAGATAGCGCTCGCGGGGTAAAGAATTGAGCGGAGTTCTTATTCCCCATATTCATTTCCATGTATACCGATCCTAAGAAATCATAGCACGTTTCTTCTAACCCATTTACAAGGACGGCTAAAGCGTAAGCCATTTTATCAGGCTTTGGATACTTCTTGATAGTCCGCATATACTCTGCTTCAACGGTATCGTCCAAGACTCCATTTAAAAGCTTGTGGCTGGCCTGCCTCATAGTGCATGAAGCCAGTGTCACGAAATCGCGGTATATCAATGAAGTGTTCTTATCTCCCTTGTGGTTATTAGCTTCTTCCAACAAATTGGCAAAGTCGTAATGTAACGGTTTAGAAAAATCAGAACGCTTCATTCAGGGCATATTGTTATCAAATAAGTATACTTAGGCTTAATCCACCAAAAGCCTTCCCACTTTATACCCGGGTAATAATCGTAAGTAACAAATACTAGACAAGGGCAGCAAAGCAATTGAAAGCCTCCGCATACGTAGTCACATCCATTATATAGAATGTTTACCTTTCTATAAAATAAAGAGCGTAGATATTTCATTTAGTTAAAACTCTTTATAATGGCAGGTGCCGGTTAATGGGTTGTAGTGATTTACAAGATATTCTCCTTGTGTGCAAGGAGCGTTGTCGTCCGGCTCTCCATCGTCGTCAAGATAGTCAGGGCATACAGTTCCTCCGGAAGTTCTAAAATCATCGCGGCGGTAGCAATCACAACTCCAGTTTCCTTCTATCCATGACCAGAAATCCAAAGTGAGTGTTTCTTTGCTTAGTATACCTTTATTTAAGTAAACCACAACCTCTCCTGTGGCCACACACTTGATATGCGTTTCTATAACTACCCATAAATATTCAGGATGAGTATCGCTTATATCTATGTTCCAGTCTTCACAGTTCATAACGGCCTTTCTGCAACGATTTCATTTTCCTTTTAATAGGTTGTATTCATTTATCAAACATTCTGCTTCTGACCGCAACGATTTCAATTTTAAAGTGGCGTCACCACAAAGAACTGCCATCAACAAATGAGCGTTACTCCTCCCTTCGTCTGTAGGTTCAAATCTTGCTATAGGAGAATCTTTTTTGGTGCTAAAGTGTGGATCACGTTTTTTCACAGTGGCATTATATTTGCCCTTATAGAGCATCAGCTTAATGCCTTCATAGTTGGTGCATCCTTTATACTTTATTTCAAGTAAGTAGTATCCTTTTACTTCAAGGACGGATATAAGCTCCCAAGCTTCGGGATTAGGATTTGGAGCAATCGCGGCGGGATTACTCGGATTATTGAAACACGTTTTACCAAACATTGCGCAACCCATATAGTTAAGAGGTTAAAGTGAAATCGTTGCAAAGTTTTGCGGATAAAAAAGTCTAAAATCAGTGATATTGTGGTTTAGGGGTAGGCTAAATCAAAGGTCAAACACGGATGTTTTCGATACTCTCATCTTGGTCCATCAGATACTTCACCTTATCCGCTGCTTCACGGTTAACGCAAGCCCTAAGAAAGGCCAATTCGCGGCCAACTGCCTTTCTATATTCAACAGTTTCCTCCTTTAATGCCTCATATTTAGCCAATAACTGTATAGCTTTCTTTTCCTCATGACGAAAATCAAGCCAAACCTCATCATAGTCAGTTTGGGTATAGGCTAAATCAAACGATAAATCTTCTGTATTTGCCCTTACCTCACATGGCTTATCAACTGATATAGGATCTACAGCTAGTCCCTGCCCCTTGATATATCTATCTTTAAAGTCTTGGTTAGCTGTATGCTGTAGATCATATAGATTTTGCCAGTTTTTTGACTTTGATTCCCACTTTTCAGCCCATTTTTTATATGTTTTTGCTTTATTTGCAAAATATATCATTATCAAAGTATAAAGCATGAGCGCTATATATTGGGGTGTTTCCATAAGAATCTAATTTGCAGTTAAATTGTGTATTACTTATTGTTTATTACTTATTATATAAGTGTGAATACTCTTAGTGTTCTTAGATTGTTTATTCTTTTGGTAAGGTATTAGAGATTACGAATCTAGGCGGCAAGTATTCAAATAATAGAATTCCGTCATATAGGAATTTGCCTCCTTTTTCTGGATGGCCTTCATATACTTGATGTTTCAGCTTTGAGGCTAATTCTTCTTGAGTAGGGATATATCCTAAAAGCGCGGTTAGTTCGTCTTCCAATTGCTCTTGTAATAGCTTGGCATGAGCTTCGTGTATTTTATCTACGATTGATTTGAAGAAATTCATATTAATTTATTTGGGTTATGCAATTTCTGTTTTTACTTTCTTACAACAGGACTCCCAAGCATTGGGATTCCATTTTCCTGTTTCTGGTATGGATCTATTTATTTGAAATCCTGAATGGAATAAATGCTCAAGAGTTATGCTGTGTTGATTACCGAAAACTATATAGCCAGTGCCCCAAAATACTACGTGTCCCATGGTTACACGTCCCCTAACTACACTTCCGGGTGGTATATCAGATAATTCAAGGAGAGTCCATTCTTGTGATTCATCTTTCTTTTCTGCGGGCAGCCCTTTGTTTTCTCTGCTCTTTATTGAGTCTTCAGGGCATGAACTCTTATTACCGTTGCATTCATATTGAACGATATATAAACGATCATCCACAATTTTATTAATATAAGCGGCATAACCATAAGCTATAACAGCTTCACCTTCTTTAAATTTAGGAATCCATGGAGTTTTGACTTCCTGTTTGAGGATACGTAGTGGTGCAGTTGTTCTTAGAGGAAGTTCTTTTCCTGTTACGTCGCGAGATTCATTAGGGCCTTTTACATGATCCATCCAACCGCTTGGGGTATAAGAAAGATATTGTGTAAATTCGTCTTTATACTCTCCAATGAATAAAGGACGGTATCCTTGGTTTAACATTTCTTGATTTATGTATTCTGGCGCATGCCATTTCTTCCCTTCTGGAGCTTTAGGAAATGGAACATCAACAAGGCGTAGTGGATATTCTTTGTTGATATAGTATAAAGGTGGCTCCACTCCTTCAAGCCATTCGCTTAGGTGTAGGAATTTAAACTTTAGTCCACCGCGAACTATTTTGGCGCATAGTTCGATATTATCAGCTTTTTCTTCTCTTGTCATATGTTTGGTTTGTTGATTTTGCAATTATTTCACTTTTATATGTTAATAGATACCCCGTTTGGTAATGTAATAGACTGTTTTTTACACTCTCCTGTATTAGTTGAAGAAGTTGAAAAAAGATTTTCTTTCCAGTCAGATTGTGATTCTTCTTGAGCCTCCAATACTTTATGTCTAGGATTTTCGAACAAAATTAGCCTGATAGCGTCCAATAAATTAGTTACCGCTGAGCATTTAGATTTGCCTTGTCCATTGGCTTCTGGAACTTCATTACAGGCAGCTACATACCAATGCTCTCGTTTAGTTATTCCAATCGTTAATGAAATAGTCGATTGGTCGCATTTTTGTATTTCTATACTCATATTTTTGAAATGTGACCTGCGATAAACATTTTTGCGGCGGTTTCGATATCATCAATGCCTCCTTTTATGCAAAGGGCTGTTCCTTGCGGAATAAATCCACGGTATCGACCTGATAATCTAGTATCAAGGGCGGGGTTTGGTTTAATTGTGAATATAAATCTTTCGAATATCTTTCCGTTTGAATGATCGTAGCCGCGAGATTTTACGTCTGTGATATTGCTGGTTAGTAATTCAAAGTCTGGTTTAGGTGAAGCCGGTTTTTTGAGCTTTAATTTCATGTGTTGTAATACGATCTATTTGTGTAGATCGCGTTTGGTTTCTTAATTTGTTGAAACTGTAATGGATAATATTTGTAGGCGTTGCATTCAATGCCTCCTTGATGCCAGATATATTTTGGATGATAAGCTAGCCGAAATCTTAAATCGGCAGTTTGTGGTAATACGTAGAAATTACACAACCCTTCTTTTTGATTCAGTTTTGGAATACCTAGTATTACTTGAGCCGCAAACAGTCCTAAGATAACAACAGCCTGCGGTGCAACGATTTCAATTTCTTTAAGAATAAGAGGAACAAAGGGCCGCGCATCTTCATAAGAAAGTTTGTCTTTGTCGCTGTATAATGCGTGTTTAGTCAGGGTAGTTAAATAAACTTCATTAGGGCGGTATCCTGCATCAAGGAGAGCTTGTTTTAGAATTTCTCCTAGCTGTCCTTTTTCATAACAGGTATTTGTATCGCAGTCTTCAGGATAATCACCGATAACCATCAGCTTAGGATTAGGCTTTCCGTGCCCTCTAATTGTAGTCTCCACCAAAGGTAATCCGGATGCTACGTCTTGGAATAATTTCATTAACGGATCGAGAAGTATGTCCGTCCCTTGCAGCACTTTTTTCAGTCTAGCAACGCGTTTCCATTCAAAAGAATCATCGTCCCATTTATGTAGTATAGTTTCTTTACCATCGTCGGCATAGTAAGTTATCACGGAATCACTATCATGTCCCGTTGAGGCTAAGGCTATGTCTTCACGGTTAAAAGGCCCGTTTATAGCACCTAAACAGTTTCCGTCCTTATCTCTTTGTTCTACTACATACGCACTCATAATTGAAATAATTGCAACTCAATCACTATAGCCAGCCATTTATAATATCAAGGGCTTATCCTCTTGAAACACTCTTTCTTCTTTCTGCTTTTTGCCGTCCGGTTTTGCTGTCCACTTTTTCTTTTTCAGTCCAGCTTACTCTCTGTCCTAGTAAAACGGTATAAACTCCACAAATTGCATCCGCAACGTCCTTGGATGTAACTGGACCGCTTGACGGATGATCTATCTTACTAGGCTTCTTCTTGAAATCCGGAACTAACGCTAGCAACTCTTTAAATCCAATTTCATTGACTGGACAAGCCACACGTTTTTGATGAAGGGCGGATCTTAGTGCATCATAAGTTACCAAATCTTCAACACTTATTTTATCGGTTTTAAAACCTTTACTGACAAGTATCTGCCTGGTGTCCACAGACTGGAAATTATCCATAGTTACAATCTGGATAGGTATTTTCAAAACGTCTCTCAGATAATAAACCCAATGTCTTATGATATCGATATTAATTTGCCCGGACTTAGGTGGTTGAACGGCTAATGCAAAATCATAAACGACATACGGAAAGGACTCTTCCACAAGCTTTAAATTTCCATCAGAATCAATAGTTGATGATTGTATAGGAACAACATCAAGGACGAATCCGCATGCTATGCCTACCCGATCTTGTGATAAAGCCAAATCGATATGTAAAGCTCTTGGACATTCAGGCCATGGAGTGGCGTAATCATCAGTTACTTCCGGCATTCCATCATCAAATAAAGTTACAGTTTGTTTCCATGGAGAAATCATTCCTAGGGCTTTCCAAGCTTTAGCCATATTCCAAACGTCTTCACGATCTTTAAAGTAGACGTTAGAACTTCTAGCGCTTCTTCCGCCAAAATCGCGAAGCGCCCCCTCCGGGTCTGTTATAAAATGTTGTTTATATCTTACAGGAACTTCCATTATCTCAGCTCCTTTTCTAGGAGTTTCATCTGTGGAAAGTATACGCGTCATCGCCCTTTCATCCCCTACTTGGACTTTGAATTTTTGCTCTGTTTCCAATGTGGAGTCAGGATAAACTTCCCAATGCGCCTTCTCCCAAATAAATACCTTATGAGTGTCCTCAGTATTATCAGCAGCTAATACTTCTTTTTTTCTAACTTCTGTAAAGTCTCCCGCATGTCCTTTGGAAGACACCATGCAAAACCTTCCTATATCGGAATCAGGGAAACGGCTTGCTCTACGGCGTATAAGCTTTTTATAAACTTCTTTAGCTTGGTCAAATTCCCCCGTCTCCTCTTTGGACCTTTTAGACTTCTCAACAAAAGTCATGAAATTTAACTCATCGACAATTGCCGATATAACGTCTTCACCTAAAAATTTATCAGCACTTGCGGCACCATACATAATCATAAGATTATGAGGAAACAGCATCATTTCTTCTTTGCGACGATTATATGGGAATTGTTCTTTAAAGTAAGGGCAGCGTTTTATGATGTTTTTTAGCTTTCCGTAAGTTACGCGCTTAGCCAATGAATCTGTTTTATTCAAACATAAAACCATAACGGGAGAACCAGGAAGCATTCCTAGGTAGAGTTGAGGTTGTTTGAAAGTAGATAGGTTATATAGATCGTAAAGAGTAACAATTTGTGCTAGGGTCGTTTTTCCGCAGTTCCCTGTTATAAATATATTTCCCTCACGTCTTAACACTAGTAATCCGGTGTTTACCCTGAAACAATATTTAAAGCCATCTGTAGATGGAACTCTTAATATATCTGACTTAGGAGTTGCAGCCATACTAGTTAGTGCATTCTTAGCCTTATGCACTATGTAATCTGTCTTACCGTCATCGCGAAGGTAACCACGCAATGAGGCTCTTTGCCCTAAAGTCGAAAAAGCATATTGTATAAAATCAGCCGAATCTTTATTTCGAGTATAAAAGGTTTGATCGGTTACAGAACCATCCCATCTTAAGCATTCATCACATATAATAACTAATTGCTCAGAAGAAGCTTGCCAGAAAGTTTTAAACGATTTTACTCTTAAAGGAGCTTCGAAATAAAATTTAACGTAACCCTCCGCTCCTTTATGCTCTTCCCAAGGGATGCCCGAGTCTTTCAATAGTATTCTTGCTCTATGTATCTTGTCTGTGCGTTTTATGTTTACAGTGCATGCGTGACTCATCCTAGAAAAAGAACCATCTGCGATCACCATAACCATAACTCTTAAATCTTCATCGGACAATTCTAGCCCTATGTAATCAGGCACTTTAAATGTAGTCTGAAAGGAGCCTCTGAATCCGTTAGTAGAAGCGTTGTGCATTAGGGCTACTTCCTTTGCTGACTTAAATAGCCAATTCTTTTTTGCCTTATAATAAACACGATGATCGTCGCATAGCATTTGGTCTATGCCATACTTAGTCTTAAAATGCCACATTTCAGCACAAGGCAATTTTATGTATTCTTTAGGAATAACATAGTTTATCTCTTGTGTTACCGGGTCATATTCTGCAACCCTCTCTCCAGCATAGCTAGATATTTTTCTCCATCCATCAGGAGTTAAATATTCAGTCTTACTATCTACACAGCCGATCCCGCCCATTAACAGCGCCTCCATGTATCCACCGTCAGCAATACTTACAGCGGCCTCTAATACTTTTGCAAATACGCCTTGCTGTGGCGTAGTTTTATTTGACTTATCGGTTACAACGTCAAGCCCTAAAAAATCCTTGTCCCGGACAAACTGTTCCATTGAAACAGGGCGATGGCTTCTCCCGATAACACTAGCAAAATTCCCCTTCGCTTTTTTTAAATCATCTATGAAATCTGTAAACGTGGGTATGCTAAAATTAGGATTAGCTAATACAAGTTCTGATATTGCTTGATTAAGTATATCAGCAGGAGCGTTTGCTATAGCTAGTAATTGAGATTCCGTAAGGACTGCCATAAAATGAAATCGTTGCAAAAAAGAAACCGGAGTTAGGAAAACCCCAACTCCGGCTTGATTGAATTAAAAGACAGCCAATCCACCAAGAAAACCCTATCTTTTATTCAACTGTGATAGTATAACTATATAATGGCAGTTGTCAATTTTAAGTATCTACAGAGATATGTAACCAAGCGGAAGGCGGGCTTTCTAAGCCTAGCTTTTCTTGTAAATCCTCCAAAAAGTCTTCATCCTCATTTTCAGAAGTGGAAGACGCTACATCGACACCATGCACGTTGTCGTATCCATCAAATCCAACAATAGGCAAGTCGTCAGGTAAGTCTTTGATGATTTCTTTTAGTTCTTTAATAGTGGTGATATTCATTTTATTTTGGGTTGATTGAAAAGGAATCCTGCCCTTGTCTGCTCCACTCTAACGATAAAGAATAAGTGAAGTAATAATTACTAAACAGTAGTAATTAAACAAACAGCATCACGTCGTGACAAGGACAGGAAATTGGTTATGAAATGCGAGTGAACCCCATACTGGATAAGGCTTCGCGCTGTGTCTCAATTGGGTAATATAGATCAATCCTCAAAGAAACAAAAAGGTCAAAAATCGTTGAAAATTCGTCTAAAGGTATAATTACTTTATCGACAATCCATATATGGACTTTATCTTGGACGTTTAAACGAAATTTAAACTTTTTATCAAGCTCCCAATGTTCTGGTGTAGGCTGTCCCGGAACTTCAAGATTTAAGTATATTCTATGTTTTATCATTGTTAATATATCTATCTTTGCGTGTTAACTCTCCCAAAGATACTCTAAACGCTCTCTAAAGAGCCTCATATCCTCAGGAGAAACGCTTTGTTCCAAAGGTAATTCAGCCTCATTTACTTTAGTCACGGTTGTTCGTGCTATGATCCGTATTTCTTCAGGAAACTTAACAATAGAATTATGCCCTTGTGGCCGGGTAGAATTCCACAACGCGCCTTCTAAATGATCTGAGGGATTACCCATATCCACCCATTCTTCTTGAGTCCTGAATTTTCGGATTGTCTTTCCTTGTATAACAAATTGTGTTTTAGTTGTTTCACTCATAAAAATGATTTGTTATGTTTACCGAATTTGATGCGGAAGGGCGGATATCCATCGGGTTTTCCGTATACACCTTTAGCTTACAATTTCCATATACGGTTAAAATGATTTCAGACTCACCTTTATGGACAGATACCGCGCCTTTACCTTCCGTATTTTCTGTCTTCAGCACGATAGCCGCACTATCAGGAATAAACAAAGGGTTGGCTCCCTCAGCACCTATTTCACCCACCATAAACTTTCGCGGGGATAAAGATCCTTTATCCATTGAAACAAGGATATCGGTTCCAAGGTTGTTATTGCGTTCATGAAGCTGTAGTTTTTGCTTCAAATCGTTAATTTCAGACTCCAAAGTTTGGATCTGCTCCACTCCCTCTTGAGTTAGACGGCTATACCATTTTGAATTTTTCCAGTCCGTTCTCATGTTATCTAATATTTTTGCCTAAACTTCCGCAATTTGAATCCGAATCGACTTCTAAATACTTGATAAAGAAGTTCAGAAATTCATGCCCTAAATCACTTAAGATTTTGCCTGTTGCTTTACAGGAACCGCACCAACTCCAATCTTTTTGTTCTCTGCTCTTTCCAAGAAAAAACCCTCCCTTACCTTGGCATACAGGGCATTCTGTCTCTAAATGATCTAAATTAAGTTGTTTTTTTGCATCACTCATAAAATTATACTTCGTTGTCTTTTTCCCACTCTTCAGTTTATTTGAAAGTTGGACCATCGAAAGTTACGCCGCAATATGGGCAAAACTTTGGTGGTTCAATTTCATAATGCCGCACATAAAAATTATTTTTACATATCGGGCAACTAATGGCACTAACATCAAACTTCCGGCCTGTGGAGCTTGTGTACTCGAATTTTTCCGGCTCCCCGTCCATGGTCTAAAGTATTTAAAAATTGTTTGGCTGGCATGACAGGACTTGAACCTGCATAGCAATTAAGCTGACTTACGTTTAGTCTGGAATACCAATTCTCCTTCACATGCCAAAAATTGTGCCACCCGCCTTTACTAAACTATATAGAACGTTCCACCGACTATATTGTTATTAAGTTTATTTTAAAGGCGGGTGGTCTTTGTCTCTTCTTTCATATACCATTCAATGTCTGTGATCCGCCACAGTGCTATTTTAAGGTAAGCTACATAGTGCTTGAAATTTTTCAGGCCAATTGTTATAAGTTGCGCGGCTTCCTTTACCGCAATGCTTTTTGCTTTCTAGGTTGGCCAGTGGTCGGGCTTCGCCCCGCTGCTATAAGAATGTCAACTACATAGTGCTTGAACGGTTAAGGGTTAAAAGCTACAAATATCTAAGTTTTTTCATAAGGGCTGTGTTCGTGCTACGCCACGATGCTATGAGTAACTACATTGGTTTAGAAGTTTAACCTTCTGGTTGAGGTTTAAAATGTATCCAAAAATGAGTTAAAGGCAACTACTATTTTGCAACGATTTCAAAAAGTCTCCTTAAATTCCTAAAAAAGATGCCTTACAGAACCATTTCTCACAAGTGCTTGTGCGAAGGTTAATCCGCCTCCATGGTCGTTTTTAATAACGCTGCAAGGGCCGTAGAGGCTCCATCCCTGCCTCATAAGAGAGGAAACTTTCTCGCTAAGCGGGGCGGAAAAATTACCAACTACCATAGTGTATTCAGGTAACATAGGCGGGGCGTCTTTTAATGGGTGCGGAGAGGCTTTCGCTTTACCGACCATTAGCTTTAATACCACGTCTACAAACTCTACAATATCCTCTTTAGTGTGCGTGTATTTACGGTCCCTAAGTTCTTGAAATACAATCAAAAGATCCTCCGCTTCTTGATCCGTTAGGTTATTTAATCCTGGAGTGTCCATGTTTTTATTAGGTTAGGTTGTTGATTACTCTGATAAACCGCATTTTTCATCAATTATTTGGAAGCTTCTCTTAAGGTGCTCTATAATTAAAGGCGATATCAATTTAAAGACGTGATAATCGACCGCTGTTTTAAAAATAGAATTAATTTCTTCATAAAACCGTTTATTCTCTTCCTCTATCTCTCTATAAAGGACGCCTTTTATCTCTTTCTTGTGCTCGTTAATCTTTAACTCTTTAAGATTAGGAATAACACAAACTTCATGGCCTTGCACAACAGAAGATGCATAGATTGTTGTTTGGGTAGTGATCATTACTCCATCTGGACCACATGGAGTAGTGTTTGTCTGATAAACAAGCTTTTGCATAATTAAGATACTTGATAGTTTTTAGGATTGCGTGTTTGATTCGTCATATGAAGATCGTAAAAGAAATTAAAGTTATTTAAAAATATTACACTATCAAGGCTATAACGAAGGTCTATAAGTGAAGTATGTAGACTAACGCTGCCGAAAAGCATAACGTTATAAGTCCAGACAGTAAAAGGGCGGGGATTTTCGCACGCAATTTTTTTCATGTTATGTCATATTCTACTGGTTTTGTGTTGCCCGCGTAAGTATTGGCGATTACACCAAGGTTCAATATGTAATCCTGATTACTAAGAAATCGATAATCACACATTGTGCGTATTATACTTTCAGGCCCTCCAAACTTTAGAACTCCGTAAGCCCATAAAGTAAAAGGAACTGGATTCTCGCAAAGCAAAGATGGACGTTCTTTTAATCCTTTACAGTCTGAACATTCTTTTTGCAGGATTCCGCCTCTATTGCTCATCACAAAATAATGACCGCGACCAGCGCAAAAGCTACAAAATACACCTATAGTTTTCATGTTTTAAATACTCCTGTTAAGCGCGGCTTGGATTGCGTAAGGAGGGAGCATCCCGATTTGAATGCATCCCTTGATGTCTTCAGTTGCACCGATATAAAACATTGCACGAACTATGCGTTTGATCACGTCAGTAATGTCTTTCTGCAAAACATCGATTCTACGGGAGTCGCCATCGAAATAGAGAGTAGAGATACAGGCTTTCTTTTCAAGGGCGGTTAAATGCTGAAGTTCTCCAAACATTCTTTCAATGCGAGCCTCATCGATTTTAAGAGCCTTGGCTTGATCCTGTTTCATTTCGATTGCGTTCATGTTTCGAAAGTAAGCAGATTTTTTAGAAGCACAACCCCTTTTTGCAATTATTTCACTTTTTGGCAATTTAACCCCGTCTACTGGAGTAATACCAGACGATATTACCTATGATTAACAACATCGCGCCTCCAATCACATACCAAAATAACATATTAAACCATTTTTTTCGGGAAATGTTTGGTTTATACAAATCAATGTAACCACACACGATACACAGAACGAAAACTAAGAAGGAGAGTAATTTCATCGTATTCCTTGAGTTGAAGCCACACAATCTTCAGTTAAATGTGGAGACGGCGGAAAAGGTATCCCCACTCTTGATAACAAGAAGGTTACTTCTTTTATCCAAGAATCGCGGTCCACGGCTTCAACAAAATAACATTGTCGCTTTTCTCCATCCACCCCGAATGTTACGTATCCTTTAAAAGTATCACTTTCCTTGGACCACAGCCCTAGTATTTTCCAACGTTGATACAAGAATTTCATGAAAAGAATAGTTGTTTCACCCCTCCTGCTAACATCCAACCTGCAAGAATAAAAAGAGCGCTGGAAAGTAAAAATCCATACTCCTCTTCGCCTTTTTGCCTAAATCGATCCTTCAGACATCTAGCAACCAAAATTAATACAATAGAAGCTAAAATAAATCTCATGATGTTAATAAAGGGCAGGTTGTTAACTCGGGAATTATAGTTCCCTTGAGTGGTGGATATGAGATAAAATAAATAAATTTATTGGTGATTGGGATTTTACTTGATTTAATCAGCAGTCTCAACAATTCAAACCCGAAATCAAAATTTCCCCAATTCGCGGCAAACCATTGAGACAAGGACGGGTTAGGGCTTACGCTGTATCCGGGTAGATCAAATCTAGCTCCATAATTTTGATAAGCGTCAATGCCTGATAGCCTGTAAACATGACCGAGAGCTTTAAACAGATATCCGGTTAAGTAATCAATCTCAGTTTGGCTGTGCTCAGCTATGTATTTTGCAACAATTTCACTTTCTGGCCCTTTAGAAAGCTTTGGGTGATAGTCTTTAACCAAGCCCGTGATCGGAGGCTTGAACTGTGGCCGGGGTTCCGGTCTTAAAATAACTTTCGACGGTGGTTTTTTTATCTGGAATTTCATTAGGGAATAATTCTTGTATCTTAGCATTTATTTTTAGAAGACAATTAGCCCATCCCCAATGGTAATTGTCTTGAAAACCATGAATAGGATCTGCGATTGGAGCAAGAACCATTTCTTCAAAAAACTCCGTAAATTGCCTAACACCTTTTTGATTAGAAACTCCTTTATCTGGAATTTCATTGATCAAATTAAACAGTTCGTCTTTGTATTCGCGTAAAGCTTGAATTTGTTCTTCTTTAGAAAGCGCTCCTTTACCTAGATCATAGGCATCAATAAACACTTCATGGTCATCCGGCAGTTGAACCGCAAGCATTACTTTTTGCGAAGAACTGAACTTAGTATCCGTGCCCTCATTACAGATACGCATACTGATAACGTAATTTACGTTGATGTCTCTTCCGTTTTTAAGTCTGATTAATTTCATATTAAATATATTGTAATTATTAGCGCTCATGCTTTAAAGAAGTCCAGTCTTAATAAACGTATCAGCGGATTCAGGTTCGAAACTATGAACGCCAAACATAAAACCATGTGCATAATATCCATTATGGCAATTGAATAAGTGTAAGAAAAGTTCTTTATCTTCGAATACTAGCCTAAATATAGCTATCCCTCCTTCATCAAGACCAGGTGCATCTGCTAATTTTTTAAAGTAAGTGGTATCAAAACACCAGCCATCAAATTCCAAGGTCTTTAACCCATTAAACTCCGGCTCTACAGCTTCTTTGTATGAAATAAACCAATCCGCGTATTCACAACAATCTTGGCCTAAATCATACCCAACAAAAACATTGTTATCGTCAACAAAGTTTATCTTTTGGCCTGTTTCAAATATTTTCATTTTAAATTGATTTAATAAGCTTTAAAGGTTTGAGCTTCTTGATACCAGCTATATCCTCCGCCAATTTTCATTGGTCCGCGAGGGCAGCGTAAAGTTGGTTGTTTGTGATCTGCGTAAGCCCTTCCGCATTGCCTACATTTTTTGCTTAATTGAATTGTCGAACCATACTCACCCCGTCTATTATCGTAATGGTTTAGGGCGTTTATGATTTTATTAGCTGCAAGGGCGGTTTTACATGCAGCAAGAACTTCCCCGGACTCCTTTATCACAAATTCGTGATGCCCTGTAGTAGGGTTTATTTCATGCCAGTGGGAATATTTAGGAGGTTTAGGCATAAAGTTATTCTGTAGGGAATTCTATAGCTATTCCTGATTCAAGGACGGTGATTTTCTTGGAAATCCATTGTAAGGTGCTGTCAGCCCAAGAAACTGTTAGGTTATATTTCCTTGGGTATATTAGGAAATCGTCATTAGGGGTTGCGCACCAAGTATAATCCTTACCCGGTCCCGACAATATCTTTTTTAGCGCTTCGCTGGCCGAAATATACAGGCAAAGACGCACTCCTTGCCGTTCAAACCGCCGTGCATGGGAGTCAAATGCGTCAAAAGCTGCTTTAAAGGCTCCCTGTCCTCTTGAGATCGCGTAGACTCTTTTGAACTCTTTACCTTGTTCGATATAAGGCTCAAGTATAGTAGGCGTTCGGGCCACTGCTCCTTTACAAGAAGCGAATGCTTGATTCAATGAACTTTTTGTTTCACCCGTATGCGGTCTGACTAATACGGAGCGCGCTTGACGTAATGGGCCGGGTTCAAAGTTTGCAATAATTTCATTTTCTTTTTCAGGTTCAATTTTGATGCCGCGTTTAAGTTTCATGATAAGGACGGTAAGCATATTATGGATACTATTCCAACTCCTGCCAAGATACAAAGGATGGAGCCTCCTAAAGATTTAAAAAACCCTAACCCGCATAGGAGCATAAAAATAAACTCCATAAATCCACCTAGTGCTAGGGCAATTAAAATCGTGTTTTGCATATTATTTAAGTAATTTGGTTTCTAACCCAAATGTCATTAATCCTAATTCAATTAATCTTTTTTTATCTCGATTTCTTTTTACCTGTGCTTTATATTTTTCAGGATTTCTTTTTTTCCAGGCGATGACACTCTCTTGCACTTTTTTAGAGTTATTTCTAACCCAATCACGGCGTGTCTTTTTAAACTGTTCAAGATTATTAATACGCCATTTAGCTGCTTGCCTTCTAGTATAGCCAGATACTACTAGAGACTTTTGATACTCTTTTACCTTTTCCTTATTCGCTAACTTCCATGCTTTAGAGGCCGCTTTAGCTTTTTCTTTTTGACTATTTGACATACGTGAATATGGCGTCGGCATATCGATTACTTTTTAAAAGCGTGCTCCCATATTGCTACTGCAACTTGCATTTCTCTGTGTGTCATAGTAAAAGAAATCCCCATTAAAGCTTTTTGAAAATTATCTTTATTAACAATGTCGCCTTTAAATTGATTAAATTTGGCAGGACGACTATTTAAGTATTTCTTCTGGTCTATAGGTGTCCTTAGATTATTGCCATCAAAAACCTGAATTACCTCTTTGTATGTTAAAGTTTTCGGATCGACTTTAACAGTTTCTAAAGTATCAGGATTAACGAAATCAACACCTTTAGATATAACTTGCTGTTGTATAGTTATAGGCGCGTCTCGTAAACGATAAGCCCACAAAGATGTTTCCATCAGTAACTCAGGAAGCATTCGATTTTCGCCTATTTTAACCAAACTAGAAATTAAAGTCTTCGGAAGACCAGAACGTTCAATCAACTCTTCTTGCGATACTCCCTTATTAATTATAGAAACTGTCAACTTTCCAGCCTCCATTAAATTCCGAGAAGCTGAAGAAAGTAAAGTTTTTAATTGATCAATATCGGAAATACAAGACGGGCGTAAATTAGAGATTTTCATATCTTGGAAGGATTTTATTAAGGTATCCAGTTTAATCTGAAACGCAAGCGGTATTAGTTAAGTTTCTTTACTAGCTTGTCCCTAGGCGATTTATTTTGCACAAAAGATAGGAGCCATCGAATAGCTGCCCATGGGTTTAATGTATTCACAAGAACCGTCGTTCATTACGTAGATTTTACAGCGTTTTTCCTCGCGGTTAATAAGGACGGTTGCCATAGACTTGGTGCGGCTAAGAACCTTGCACTCAAAGATAGTATCGTAATCGCAGGCACTACGGGCGGTAAGAGTCTGGCCTGCTTTTACGGTAGGGGCGTTTTCTTTGAGGATTGTTTTTGTTTTCATTGTGGTGTTTTCTGTTTAACTCGGTTTTTTAAGCTCCGCAAACCCTTTTTTCGAAATTTTGCAACTATTTCAAATCAATACCCCATTTCGCGTTCCTCTTTTTCAGAAACGTAACAATCTTTACAGTAGCCTGACCGATAAATTTTGTTATACCGGGTAGGAGAACATCCGCAACCCTTGCAACGGTAATGGACAAAAGGTTTCTTTTCTTGAGGAGCGGCACTGGCGGAATTAACGATGTCACGGGCTTGATCCGCCTTGGAAACATCAACCATCCAACATTTTTGATCGGGATTCCATTTCGCCCCAAGCTCCTTAAGCTTGTCCTTTACGGGGAAGGTATTGCCTACGATTGCAACTTTAGAAGAATTAGCAGTCATTTTGTTTGGAAGGATTGAAATTAGCCATTTGGATGTGTTTCGATCATTCCACAGTTTTTTGCCTGTGCAAGCCCTTTTTTCGTAAATTTTCAAAAAAGTGAAATCGTTGCAAAAAAGAACCGGATTCCGATCAAGGAATCCGGCTAAAATCAACAGGCTTATTATTTTTTCTCCCTATCTTCCGGGAAAGGCTCCAGTAAATCTTGATAGTGAACAGTTTGCTTTATCGGATCGTTTTTATACCTCCACTCTCGTTCACGCTGCATTGCTTTCTTCTCAGCTAAGTCGATAACGGCTAAATCCTGTTCAAGAAGCGTTATCTTGTCCTCTTTCTCAGAAACTTCCGCTTTTAGCGAATGCACGCTCTTTGAAAAGTTACTAACGCGCAAAGACTGAACAAACGCGACAAAGCCTAAAAAAATTACTACGTATTTCATGGCATTAATTGATTGGTCCGTTGATAAGTTTGACTGGACAAATTTTTTGCTTTAACTTATCCATCCATTTATAAACAGTTGCCAACATAAAATCGTTATACTGGCTAGGCGGTATGGTTTGGCACCCCCACGAACTTGTGCCGCTATTACCTCCACGATGATAGTTGATAGCACCATAGATTTCCTCAACGTAGCGGGCATTTTTTGCGCCGGGTTTTCCATTATCGCGGATTATAGGAAAATGCCCGTAGTTCTCAATACCGTATTTTTCGGCCTGCTCCTCGTCCGGTTGACGTAATGCTTGATAAGCTCCCTTGTGAAGTCCTCTTATAAAGTAGTGAACACCTTGATCAAGCATAGCGTAAGGTTTTCCAAGGGCAGCGTTCCACCCGATAATGCTAGGGTCTGTATTAGCATTGAATGCGTGAATCCCTTCAGGAGTTATAACAAAAGCGGCATCGTCGTAATCCCCGACATCATTCACCCTTGGTTTCCCTATAGTGTCGGCATAATAAGCCCTAACATTCAGAATACAAAGTTTATATTGATCCGGAATAGCCGGAACTGACTTTACATACGTAAATGCAGAGCCGTCTTTTGGAGTTTTATACTCCGATCTAGCTAGCTTTAAAATAAGGCTTTCGGGAGCCTGCGGGCGCGAACGTGGGATTTGTCCTGACATACTATTTTTTAGGTAAAGGTCTAGCCACAATTGGCCGTGATTTAGGGTATTTCGAAAACTCTAAACACTTTGGATCAATAGGGCCAGTAGTTGATTTAACAAATTGAAATACCGGCGGTAACTGAGGTTCTCCTAGAGCATACGGCTCTGTCGTTACAGAATGTTTTTCAGCGCTAACAAAAATAAAATTCGAAGTATATTCGGTTCTAAGCCAAGAACTTCCCCTGCAAATTCCAATAACAAACCTACTCCACGCTTCTTGTGCAGTCCTTCCGCGTTCCCCCATTAAAGTGTGCGTGACGTGCTTAGGGATTGGCGTTTGTCCGCCGTCTCCAAACATTTTTGGGTTATAAACTTTAGCACTGAGTCGCCATCTATAAACAACGTTAGTAGCTACGTCGGTAAATGGATTTTCAGGAATAACGCTCCCTTCAAGGGCGGGTATTTCTCTTGGTAAAGAAACAGGCACAACCTCCTTAGCTTTGGAAATAATTCTTTTTAGTTTCATAGACTAATTCTATAGGAGGGTTGAGAAGATATCAAGGCATCACCACAAGATGCTAAATCTGTTTGCTTACAAGCTGGAATACCATCGATCCTGTAAGAGGGAGAATTACCAACCATTAAAGCGGCGTCATGCGGTGAATCTCCGTGAGGCGTAACAGGGTCGGCAAGTCTAACAACCGGTAAACCATTAACCCGATAGTTAAATTGCGTGGAGATAACCGGACCACCAGCTAAATCACCAAGAACTCCTATAGGAAAAGAAATCATGAAAGTTTTCTAACTCTTATTTTAGCTCCCCTGCCATCGCGGCTAAAGTATAAAACTTGATTATTATCAAAGGTCAATTTTAAATCGTCCGCAGTTCCTTCAATGCCAATAAGCTTGTTATTTATTAATTGTTCTGCTTCAATAGGGCCTATCAAGGAGCGTGGTTCTAGCTTTATGGTGGTGGATCTTTCTTTCTTACCCCGTGGGAAAAAGCTATCCGTTAAAGAGGGTTCTACCCCGTCTTTAGCGGTCAATCGCCGTAAGGTTCTAGCTAGATTCTCCTGCATCTTCTTTTTTTTCAGAATTTTCCTCTTTCTCCTTTTTAAGTTCGATAAGAGCGGTCCGGGCGTCTACCAGCAAACGTATATAATCATCCATGTATTGCTCAGGTATGAAAAACCGGTTTTTATAACTGCCGAAAATTTCGCTTAAACGAATACCTATGCCTGCATTTTGCTGAACAACATCCACATAATATTTACGATTTTCGGTAAACATTTTGCTTTCGTGCAAAACTACGCTTCCGGGGTTAAGAGGAGCGCGGCGCGTCCCGTTAACAAAAATTCTAGGAGTTGGTTGTTCAGGCATATTCAATAAGTTAAAAGTGAAATCGTTGCAAATTTTAGACTGACGACATTTGCCTAGTCTTATCTCGTTTTTGCACGCTGCCTTTCCAAATTGATTCAATTAAATCCACCGCAGAAACTCCAAAAAGGATCATAGCGAGTTCTTCAAGTTGTATAAACAAAGCGATTATATTATCAGCCGAAAGATCATCAAAGCAAACTCCTTCATTTACCGTATCTGTGTATAACTGAATAATAAGGCTAGCAACTTCCGCGTAATTAATTTCAGCAGCTACAATTCGATTCAAATGCTCTGTTCGGTCTTGAGGAATAGCCCAAACACCAAAAATAAAATCCTCCTCAGTTAAATCATTAAATGTAAATTGCTGATTCTTCCACGCTACCGATATAAGATAGATACCAATATCAGCAATAGCGTCACGGGCTTCAGTAACATATTTTTCGAATACTTCAAAACCACGTATCCCCTGTTGAAATTTGAGTAAGCAATGAGCCAACTCTCCTAGCTCTTCAATCATACCTAACGCGGGTCGTTTAGCTTCTTGATGGCCAAAAGACTCAAGCTCCCATTTTTTATGCTCAGCGGCTATACGGGAAAGGATTTCAACTTTATTAGTAATCATAGTTAATCAAAGGGTATACGTATATTAGTATACGAATAGTTAAAGTCAATGCTTTAGTCTATATAGAGATAAATATCTGGGAGTATAATTTACAGTATCCCAATGAGTATAAGTTAAACAGTCCTCTATCTTATCAGCACGCAAGGAGAGGTTATACGGTGGAAGATCAAGATTTTGTTCGCGATATCCGTAATTATCTAATGACTCTCCCCATGTCGGACTTGAACGGTTTTCCTTGCGTTCGCAATAGTTAGTAATGATTAAATAATCTGCCTTACTGTTCAGAATATTTTGCAGCAATTTCAAAGTTGATTCATCGGACAAATGCTGTGTGCATTCGCGACAAAGTATTAAGCTTGTTGCGGTAAAAGGTAAAATAGGCTCGTTTACTATATCCTTAACACAAAAAAAATGCTCAACTTTACTAACTACTTTTATATCTTTAAGATTATTAAGCTCGATTATTTCAGGAACTATATCCATTCCAAAATAGGTCGCAACATCCATTGTAACAAAATGCGATTCCATCCAAGTAAAAAGTCCACAAGGAGCGTCTATCAAAGTATCTACATAATATTCTCTTATTTTATCACGTATGAATCTAGCGTCTTTGACGGTGTTTTCATGTAAAGAACCCGGTCCGCTGGGATGCTCATTTCCCCATTTTCTTTCAAAGTAAGTCCGGGTAAAATTTGCCTTTAAATCGGCTTCTGGAGTAACGTTAGGGTTTGTAACTTCAGGTTTCTTCCATCGCGCCTTCCATTCATGAACTGCATAACTGTCTTCATGTGGCGGGCAAACATCTTCATTCCAAGAATACGGATAGAAATAACGCTTAGGTAAAATGTTAACGTCTCCTATTTCACCAATTAGACAAACGTTATCATTCCATTGCCCATACATTTCTTTCCACAATGTAGATACAAGGACAGGGCCTGCTACATTGCAGTATCCGGATTTTACTAACTCAACAAGGTCATACCGTTGCAGCCTTCTATTTAGTTCAATAAAGAATGGATGGTCGGGCGGCGAAGCCATCGCACCATTAGCGATTGTGGTAAACCCTTCGACGCAAACCCAAGCTTTTCCTAGCAAATCATCAAGAGGCTTGCAGAGAGTAAAATCTATATCCAAATAAATACCGCCATGTTTTATAAGCGCTTGAACTCTTGAAACATCTGCTAGGGTCGCCCACGCTTCCAGCTTAATTAATTCCTCTTTCTGCGGATGCGTGACGTTTAATAGATTCAGCCAATTTAACTTCCATCCTGGTATAAACTCCATCCATTGGGTAGGGTTAGATGGAAGTTCTTCCGGGCCGTCCCAAAAATAATGCAAGATTTTAGGTATCATATTATTCATTGATTATGCTAGGAGAGCCTGACTGACCAGCGTAAGCGGTAAATGTGTTAAACCCGAACACACTAGGCTTAACAGAACCGGAACGCATAACATGATCTGAACACATAATTACAGGCACGTTGTTATTAATAACAAACATAGCGCCTTTGCGACTAATCGCGTAACAGGCAGTTCCATAGCTGGTTAAATACGCATGGAATACTTCATCCTGCATATTTTTAAAATCTTCGCCAATAGGGCTTTCTAAATGAAGTTTAGGTTCTGCGGGCTGACCTGCAAACATATGCTCAAAATTAACCCAATGCCATCTAGGGCACGCCTTTTTAACTAAACCAATTGCACGCTCAAAAGCGCAACTAGGCTTATTAAACGTAACGTCATCTTCACAACATAAAGCAAATGAAGCTTTGGTTTTAAGAAACGCCAGCAACATTAGTATATGACCACTGGCGCAACACACTTGGCCTGGACTCATCCAATCTGTAGTTGAAGGCATGGTCTTTTTCAACCAGTCCGGATCATTCTTATTGGGACTAGTTATAAGAATCGGTGCTCTATCAAAGGTATCTGTTATTCTTTTAACAGCGGAATCCCTCCTATCCCCGGCACCTTCACAATTTAAAAGATAGATAGGGAACATTACAAGGCGAGTTCTGGCTGTTTGTCTGACTTAGTGATGTTAAGATAAACCACATATCCTAATCTAGCATATACCCCTTCTGGTAAAGGCTCACCAGCTTTTAAAAGAGCTAACCCTTCAATATGATCCTCTCTTTGCATTGCAGGATGATCTTCCGGATTACTGGAATGTGCTATAATCATCGGTGATTTTGGTGCATCGACAATAATTTTAAGATCGGAAATATCCGCACCATGTTCCTTACATAATTCTTCAAGGGCGGTTGTGAATGGGGTGTTCATGGAGTTAAGAAAAGAGAATTACAACGGCGACGGCTATACCAATAAAGGTTAAAAAAGAAAAAATTATAAATAAAGTATGTTTCAAGACCTGAAGGTTTTCTATCCTTTTTTGTTCGTCTACAATTTGTCGTTCCACGTAAGCCGCAGCATCCATTAGCTCTTGCTGGTGGTGATTCAACCAATCAAGACGGGAAAGGTCTTTCCTATCAAGACCTACTCCGTATTTTTTCAACCCTGCTTGACTTCGGGACAAAAATTTCTCCCTAACACGTTCGATAATAGGATCTAGCGTATAACCATTTCTGGATATAGGGTTAGGCTGGGGCGGTGGGTTATCGTTAGGAAAAATCATAGAACTGTATCGTCTAAAGGTTCAAGTATTTCAACCTTCTTAGGCATACGCACTAACAATCCGTTGAAATTAGAATCCCTGACAAAGCCGTTTCGATTATACCAGCTAATCAAATCACGATAGCTAAGCGGAGAATCAGGGTAAGGAGAGGGCACCACAAACGCCACACTTTGAGATTTATCCATGTGTGCTAGAAATTCTTCTAACAAAGCAGTCCCATAACCGCGCCCTCTATATTTATCAGGGACGTTTATACGGGAAATCCAAAAACCAGACATCACAATAGACGGCAGGCTTTCGCTACTTAGATTTGCTTTATGAGCATCAAGAACCGCAGCAAACGGAGGCAGCTTCATAAAAACTGCCACATATTCTTCTCTCGCTATAGCGGTAACGCTAAATGGTTTATTGGTGTCTGCGCTCATTGAGTATACTAAACTGAATATCGATAGTTGCAAACGCGTTATGTGTTTTGCTGCAACGATTTCACTTTTTTATTATACTTAGTTTCTGGTATTGGACAAGGCGTTAATTCAGGATATTTGCCTGATTCTTGAAGCTCTTTAATCCTTGAATACCTGCGGTCTTTTCCACCTGTTTTTATAGCACTTTCTAAGCTCGCGGCATCACCTCTGCTAGCGCAATATTTAATAAAGACAAGCTCAACCGGTCGCCTGCTACGCGTATACATCGCGGGTGATTTAGTTCCGGGCTCTCCATTATGTTCATCAACACGACGTTCAATATCCAATGTCATACCTGTATAAATTGAACCATCTGCGCAACGTAACATGTAAACACAATATCGACCTTCTTCTTTTTTACTGAATTTGAATTTTCCCATATTTGTTATCGTATTCTTCTTTTAACTCTATCCAATATTTAGCGGCAAACTTTGCCTCTCCTTTTACAATCTTATCCTTAGTCGTAGAAAGCACAACACTTAACATATCAGATAAACGGCGTGCTTCTGTTAAGGTGCCTGTGGCCACTATCCAAAGAACGTCAAATTTCTTAAACCTAGCTCTCCTTTTTCCTGAGATTAACGAACTTCTGTTATGCTTTGGCCATACGTATCCGTGACTATGCTCCTTTATACGTTGTTGTATCATATCGGTTACTCCAACATGATAAAAACATACGGTTTCCTCAGTGTATTTAGCTTTACGAAATTCACGCAAGATATAAATGCACGGAACAGGTATCACTTCTTTTCGTTCTGCCAGCATATTAACGTTTGATTTTATAACATGGTTTTTTACAGCCGTGATTATAAGATCCGATATGATTAGGGTCAGTTATGCAAGGAGGCTTTGGCTCCGGTTTCTTTTTATCACCTATAACCCATAAAGAGGCTTTAATTAGAACTGCTATTAATACACCCATGCCTATGAAAATAGCAGGAGTATCTAAATCAACCATTGATAAAATTTGCAACGATTTCATAATTTAGTAAGACTAAGGAGTCAATTTAAAATCGTTATAGCCGATTTTTATTATACTAACTTCAGATACTTTTTTCCATTTAGCCTCGTCTCCAGAAACTAAAAAAATTTCAAGACCTAGCGATTTCTTAGAATAGACTTTTACACATTTTATATCCTTAAAGTTATCAGGAACAGCCCTATTAGGGTTTACGGATACCAAAGTTGTATTATTGGGAAGTTCATCGACCTTGTAAGCATAACAACGTCTAAAAACTTCAGCCGGGGTTTCTACTGGCACTTTCTCACTGTTTTTACGCTTACTCATAGTATTCTAAAATCTCCAAATTTAATTTTATAATGCGTATCCGACCTTTCCTAGTTTCACGGCATCTTGCGGCAGTTTGTCTAGCCTCGGATAAAGACCTAGCAATATACCCATAATCATAAAACTCTCTCAAAGTTGAATGTTCATGCTCTACTAAATATCTCGTTTTAAACGATAAACTAGGTATACACTTATGCTTCAACCATTTAAATAGTTTCATAATCTTAACGGAAACAAGAAATTAGGAAGCCGTTGTTCGTTAATGTAAACAGAATCAGTAAATCGATTTAATACTATCGTGTTAGACGCCGCTATATATTCAACAGTAAGCACTGGTATTTCTTTCCATCCCCAAGGGGAGCGATAATATACAGTCTCTCCCGTGCCCAGCGTCCGTAACCTATCCATGTCGTGAGCATGAAGTAACTTCCCATGCTCTCCTTCCTTTGGAACGTAAGATAAAGATTCTCTATCCATGCTACTTTATCTTTTGTGTTACTTTAGCGCCGTTAGACGTTTTGACTTTTAGGCGAACATTGTCGTAAACCGTGTCTACGATAACGGCGGTTACCCCTCCACTGCAATTAAACGCCGTATCCACGTTTACAAACTTGTTTCCTTTGATGGATTTAGTTTTGATGTTATCAAACTTAGTGTCTGTTTTTTGAATACGAATTCCTGTTATACCGCCGGACACCGTATTACCTTCAAACACCAACCCACGGGCATCATTACACTGGAAACTCTTATCACTCGCGCCAAACGCCCGGCAATCTTTGATAGTAAAATCTTCACTATCGTCAACTACATTGCTAAGACAATCCTCTCCTGTCTCAAGGAAGGTGAGGTTAAAGAAAGTGCATCCTTTTTCGCGTGCTACAATCCCGCCCGGTATCGCTCTAACACTACCATTTTTAAGAGTAAATCCGGGTATGCGTGTCCGCAAAGGAATTGCATCTTCATCCTGTTTATTCTTTGGCTTGGGAAGTTTACTCCCCGAAATCTGACAGCCTTGAAGATCGACTACAGTTCCTGAAATCTTAACAGGCTTACCCTTAAACGCTTCAATAACGTCCGCCATAGTCCGCCAAGTATTATTTTTCTGTGTTAGAAACAGGGTGGCTTTAGGTTTGATTTTGGGTGTAGTCATTTGATTTAGATTGTTCAAGTAGTCTAGCCTGTTTTGCCTCCTCTTGCAACTGTTGCATACGCTGCGTTCTAAGAGGGTTTAGCTTTTTCATAACTATTTCCTCCGAAACACAAGTTCCAGGTCTGTGGCTGTTTCTACAGCGAATGCAGTATATTACCATAATAAATGCAACGATTTCAATTTACTTTTGCTAGAATATCCCCCTCAGATACTATTAAACACTCCTCCCCGGATACTGTGGTTTTAGTGCCTGCCCCTTTGTTATAAAGAACGCGGTCACCTGTCTTAACAAAGAAATCAATACGAGTCCCGTCAGTGGCAAAATCGCCAAGTCCAGTTTCAACCACAATGGCGTAATCAGACTTTTCTTTGCAGCTTTCAGGAAAAATAATTCCTCCCTTACTAACTGTTTCAGCCGGAAAAGGCTTAATTAAAACTCGTTGTCCTAATGGTATAATTTTGTCAATCATATAAAAATATGTCCTTCTGGAAAATTGTTTAACTCAGGTCGTTTTTTAAACAACCAACCTTCGATTGTTAAATGTAATCTAACGTCACCTTTGGCGTCTTGCGCAAACTTCTTTGTATATGTTATTTGAGATTTTGGAATCCAAACACCGTCACCTGTATTCTTTGGCCTAATGTATAACGCTTTATCTGAAGAGCGAATTAGGTATGCTGATATTTTCATACTATGCGTATAAATATAAAGCTTGGCATATTGGACATCTTTTATCCAAAGGAGGGTCTATCATTCCTCTTTTTTTAGTAGACACAGCCCCGCATTTTGCGGTCTTGCTTTCCACAAATACACCATCAACAAAAACTCTATCAAAAGCGTGGTATAGATCATCGAATTCTTGAGTGTTTTCTACAGGCTTACGAAGTGTTTTCATATCAATTCTTAGGTAGAATAGCTTTTAAAGTTTCTATGCTGTAATCAGTAGCGTCTACTCCGTTAACTAAGACTTTAATTTCAACTAGTCCGGAATCAACAGCGTTCGATAAAGTTTTCCATTCATCATACCTAAAACTAAGGTTTTTATGGGTTTTCTTTAGTCTTGAAACAAGGGCGGCATCTTCGCACTTGCTTGCGGCATCTGCGCTAAGATACGTATGTTTAGCACTTTCACTTTTGCTCCAATGAAGCGCTAGCTTCAACAAATCTTGCAACGATTTCACTTTTTAGCAAAGTCTTCCGGCTTCAATTTCACATAATTAGTAAAATCGATACCGTAGTAATTCTTACGCCGCATATCCAAGTCAGCTTTGATTCCTGATTTCTTTTTGCGGCTTCTTTTCTTTGCAATCGTGATTTGAGGGCAGATGTAAATTGAAGCCTTGGGAGTTTTAGGCTCAATGTGGATATTAAACGGTTTTTTACAAGTAGTCATATGGTGGATTTAAATGGCCTGCCCCTAAGTGGGTAAAGTTTAAGGGCAGGCCGGGTTTGTCTATCGGTGTTTTTCTTTGGTGCGGAGAGGGTGTTATTTAACCAGTGACAAATCATCAAGGATCTTGTCAAAAGCATTGTCAGGAAGCCCTTCCTGGCTGCCGGACAAACGACGACAAAGTTCTTCAGCCTTCTTTTGTGTTTCCTTTGGCAAGGATTGCGTCAGCTTGAAAAAAGCCTTCATCGTCTTTTCTTTGGATGTTAGCCCTACCGTTCCTTCCTTTGGATCGCCTCCTTCAGCAGGACGGGCGGGGGTTACAATGACTTCTGGTGTAGCTTCCGGATTTTGTGGATCGGGAAGAGTAGTTGTATTAGTTGCTTCACTCATAGAATGTTAGTATAGCAGATTATTTTAATATGACAAGGACGGCTGTTTACTTACGTGTTTCTTTTTTAGGTTCTGTTGGTTTGATGGCTTCCGCAAACGCTTGATATAAGGCGTAAGGTGAGTAATCCGTGCCGATAACCTGACCACCTTCCAATAAGATACTCGTTTCATAAAGATTATCGACACTCTTTGGATTACTGACGAAGCCAATAATTCGCTTTGCATCCACTATGTGAACATCCTGAAGATCGTGTTTTTTAGGGTCGATCTTGAATTCAGCCACATTAATAATGATAGGCTCTTTTGGTATTAGGTATAGTGCTAGAAACATAGTGAAATCGTTGCAAAGTTTGAACTATACGTCGCTAAGTAAAAAGCCGTGGTAAATTACTTATAGTAAGTATATTTGCTAAAATAGTCTAAATTGATTGTTATAGCCCTTGCGGCTGCCAATTTAAGCTCATAGGCTTTAAAATCGTAGTCCTTTATTGAGAATTCACGAATTGGGTCAAGTATTTTTCCTGTATCGACTAATTCTCTAAGTCGCTCTTTAGTAACAAACCAAATCCTAGATTTATCAAATTGTTCAAGAAGACGTGTAGTGCTTAATGAAAAGTGATCTGGATATCCTTTATGACAAGGGCGGTCGCTAAAACTTACTTCTTTCATGGCTTATAGACTTCAATTCCGTCCCTTGTGAAGTAATAACCAACTTGCGGACCTTTTTTATACCTGCGTGCCGTTAGGTTCAGGACTTTTTTCAAAATTAGAATTAGGTATTTCATGTAGTTAGTTCTATGTGGTTTGGATAGTAGTAAACGGTGTTAAAGCGCTCTATTTTTTGTATCTCACAATTAGACACTAGGATTTCCAATCCTTTAAAAACTTTAGCCTGTGCATTAATAATGCCCGTAGTGTAACTGATTATTTTTTGAGCTACGTCCAAGTGTGTGATACCTCTTGGAGAATTAGCAACCACGTAAAAACACAAGCCATCTAAACTAACCATGCGTTCCGATAACCCACTAAAAAAGTCTTCTATTTCATAACTGGCTAAAAAAGACGCGTCACTATTTATTTTCAAGCTGCGCTCTGGAGTATGTCCGGACGGTTTCTTTACGTTAGGACGGCACTTTTTAGCTGCCGATTTGGCTTCTTTAAGCTGTTCCTCTATTCTAGCTAATCCTGTCAGGTAATCAGCTTTTTGAGTTTTATTTTTCCATTTAATGACAACACCAGTTGTGTTTTTCAAAATGGCTTTTGCTTGTCGTTCCGAAAGTTCGATTTGCATTTTAGTTGGAAGATTGTTTGAGAGTTAATTCAACCGCTACCGCTAAATTTATCATTCTTGCCGCGTCGGGCTGCGTAAGCTTTTTAGAAGCTTCTTCACTATCGTTCACCAATATAGCGTATTCAATAAAGCTTAATCCAGAAACTTTTACACCCTCATAAAAACTAGAGGATAACGACTGAACTGCGTCAGCCCATTTTTCACGGCCTAAAGTATCTATGGTATATTGCCTACACTCTAACAATTTAGCATGGATCATATTTTGAAAAAGTTGCAAATTAGAGTCTGAACCTTTTTATCGTTCTATTTTCTTCTTTCTCCTTACGTTTAAGAAGCTTAGCGCGGGCTTCAGCTATCATTTGTTTACGTTTTTCCAGTGGATCAATTTTCTCTTTTAAAGGGCCGTTACTTTCTTTTAACGAAGCTATCGGAACTTTCCATCCGTTAAATAATACAACTATTTCAATAGTTTTTCCTTCATTATCAATATCAAGGAAGGAGCGTTTGACGGGATATCTTCCCCCCGCAAAAGTAACAATATCTCCTTCTGAATACTTAGTTTTCACAAACTCTTGAACTTTGCTTGATAGTTAGGAGTCCCCGGAACTGTTGCTTGAGCCGCAAAAACAGGGCCTAAATTATTCTCTACCGCACTAATAGAAGTTGTGAAAACTCCGGAATCATAAAGTTTTTTTAACGATAGTCCGGATACTTGTAGCAACCGCTCAATGTCGATAATCTGACGGCTAGAGTTTTCATAAGTCACCAAGACTTTCTTTTTCTGCCCGTCTACCATTCCAGAAACTTCAAATGTATCTATGCCATTTTCAGACATAAACTCACTCACCATAGCCCGTTGTTTGTTATAGGCGTTTAAAGCCCGAGATTGAAGAATCCTGTTATTTTCTCCTTCCAACGCGGCTTTTACAATGTTTTCCGGTATTGCTTTTTTACTAGCAGCTTTTTTTGCAATCGTTGCAACTGCCTTTAAAGGCTGACTTTTAACAGCAGGTCTATGAATTTTCATTGGTAAAGAAATTTAACTGGTTTACTTAAATTGTCAATCAATCAAGTGTGCGGAAGTCAGTTATTTTTCCGGCTTTGATTCCCCGTAGTAACATTTCATCCCAAGACATCGTTTTAAGATGTCTTAACTGTTCGGATTCTTCAAGTGAAGACAGATACTCGAAAAGCTCATCGCGAGCTTGTGACGCGTGTTCGGCTAGTTTTTTGACAAAGTGTAAAAAAGCGGCTTTTTTTGCACCTTCAGTGATCTTACTGGTAGAGGGGGCGCATAAAATAGGCTCTACCCGCAAGGTTGATTGCTCTGGCCCATTTTTTTTGTTAATTTTTAATTTCATAAATTAATTATACCTTGTCTTATCAGATATGCGATTCCATCGGGCAAAAGTCCTACAATGTGCTTTCCAGCGCCTGTTACGCTTAGCGGATCTAGGTGGATGGTCGCTGCCTGTGTGACACCATGTCCAATTTCTATTATGGCAAATAGCTTTTGCCCTAGCTAAAGCAGCGGATGCTTTACCTACTTCGCGGTGAAACTTCATGTAATTAAAATTATCAAAGGTATCTATACTCATTTTGTTTGGAAGGATTGCGGTTTTCCTCTCAGTGTAAACACAATGGACGTAAAAAATAGGAACGCAAGTGATTTTTCTTCAATTTCTTTAAAAAAATGAAATCATTGCAACTTTTATTCCGGCTCCACGTCAATTGTTCGCCCCGTAGCTTGTCGTGACCGGTTTTCTTGAATTTGCTGAACCCTGTCCCCGATTGACGCAAGCATTTCAAGTGTTGCGTTTTGATCATTCATCCTATTCATGACTAAAGAATTAGGTTTAACCTCGTTAATCGATTCGATTTCTTTAGGGGTTAGTCCGTAAAGCACCATTTTTTTGTCGAAAAGGTCTAAAAGATTTTTTGCAACAAGCTGCCTTATTTTTGCCTCTCCTCTTGTATTTAGCTTGCTAAAGTCATCATATAACATAGTTTCAAGGAACGACAACTTTCCAAGCATTAACCCACGTGCTTGTTTAACGTTAGAGACTCCCCCCGCAACCTCCATGCGTAGCATACATTCGGCTAACAAAGATTTAGCCTCTGTATTAGATAATCCGTATACGAAAGATATTTCAGCAGTAGAAGTTACTCCTTGCATTGCTAATAAATCGATACCTTGAATCAATTGTTCTTTTTTGGTTGCGGGATCGTCGCTAAAGTCTGTTAAAGCTTTAACAAGGGTTTTTCTATCAGACAAACAAACTTCTGTTGTAGTTGCCTGATATATATCCATTCCGGGGAGGTTAGCCTCATTCTCAAGGACGGGGAATTCTGGAATTTGTCCAGGCTCGGGCGGACCTATAGGAACATTAGCCGGAACTTGCCTAATAACTGTTGCGGCCCTGCGAATGGAGTTGCGGCGAGTAAGCTTCATAAAGTGAAATCGTTGCACAAAAACCGCCGCCTCCAATCACGGAAAGCGGCGGTTAATGAGTTAGGGGTAACTTTTAAACTACCGCTTATTTTGCTTTTGCAGCCACTTTTTTAGCGGCTCCGGGGCGGGTAGCAGTAGCAGCCTTAGCTACAGGCTTGGTTCCGGCTTCAGAAGAACTAACAGCCAAGAAGGTATCAACAATTTTGAGCCAGATTTTACCATCCTTGTTAGGGGTTTCATCGGTAATACCTTCCTGTTCCTTCACCAAAGCAACAGCGCGGTTGACTAGCGCCTCTTCATCCGGCCCCATGGCAAAAAAGCTGAACTTTGTGCGAGCTTCGCGCGGTGAGTTTGTCGCGGTAGCGGCAGCTTCCCCATCCTCGGTTTCTTCCGCCACGCTGATATATTCCTTTTCCCGGATTTCGTCCTGAATATCGGCAACAGTATGCTTGGTATTTTTGGAGAATTCCACCAAAGGAGCGATGTAATCTGTTAGCTCCTTGACCTTCATTCCCTTACTAGCAAGCACAACGCGGGCAAGTTCCTTAGCTTTTGGCCAACCAAGAGATAGGATTTCAGGGAACGCCTTAAGCAGAGGCTTAAGGTTCTGGACGATTTGCACCCAATACTGCGCGGTCCGGTATTTGATCCCAAGTTCTTGATCCACGAAAGCGGCGAATCCGCCTTTTTCGGCATACAGGGGAGCGCCGTTTTCGTCCAGAATAGAAGTATAGGATTTGTTAGCTTTGATAGCGACAAGAGCTAAACCGATATCAAAATAGGTTTCGTTGGAACGATCCGCCAGCACGCGAACGGCTGCGATAATGTCGCCGCCCTGCTCGCTAATCAGGCCGTCAAGAGTCGGGGACAAAACAAGAGCTTTCCCTTTTCCCTTGACCTTTCCTTTTCCCTTGCCTTTAGCCTTGGCTTTAGGTGTAGTAGTGGCTTCTCCTTCAGCGGCTTCCTCCGACGCTTCAACTTCGCCAGCGCCTTCTTCATCTTCCTCAGACGCGTAAGTTTCATTGAGGTAAGCTTGCTGCTCTTCGTTAGGCTCGACAAGCTCGTCGTGACTAGCACAACCGATGCGGGCACCATCTTCGTTATCCTCAAGAGCGGAAACGTCGTAAAACTGAACGCCGTCAATTTCGTCAGAAAGTCCTGTAATAGTAACATATTCGCCAGCCTTAAGAGGCTCCGGAATCTCGCCCTCCAGAACCATCACGTCGTCGACTTCATAGAGCACGATTTCAGGTTCTGATTTTTTTGGTGCGGGACGGGACGGGGTTTTTTTAGCAGCCATGATGTTTTTGATTTGGGTTGGTTAGTTTATGTTATTGAATTTTAGCGCCTTTTCTGGCGACGGATTAGATTACTTTATTCAAGGAGGATTGCAAGTCGTTTTATTCCCAAAGGTGAAATCATTGCAATATGTTAAATGTTATAAATAGGGTATTGACATATACCTATCTGACAATAATCGACTTTGTAAAATGCCCGCGAATTCTCAATAAATACGCGTCCGCGTTAAAGGGTATCCGTCGCCATTTACCTTTCAGCTTCCCATATTGACAAAAATATAGATTTAGTTTCCTTACCGGTTTGGGCTTAAGTCTAATTTTCATGTAAATCGGACAAATCCGCCAGATTTGAAATAAATCAAGTCGATTTTTGCAACGATTTCACTTTTTTGGGTTTATTTGGCTTTATCAGGCAATTTTTTACAGTTTCTATCTGAAAAAGTTGAAATTTTGGCGTCAAGCCTGCGGATAACATGCTCCAAACTCTTGTCATTTGTGCCAAAATAAATGCATCCGCTAAATCATTGTCCTCCGTGTCATACCCAAACCAGTGTTTTACGTTTAACATAACCTCATCTTTATCCGCGTTTCCTATTCCTACAAAACTTTTGACGGCAGTAGGGGGAGCCTCAAAGTAATTACCTAGCTTTTCGTATAACTCCATTCGAACAATCCCACCGATTTCAGCCATTTGCAGCTTTCTGGAGCCTAACGCTCTAATAGCGTAACCTTCAACTCCAGCATAATTAATTCCCGGTAACATTTCTCTCACTGCATCGCGAATATATTGCCACCTTAAAGTGCCTTCCAGCCTATTTTTACCTTTACCCGGAATAACCACACGTTCAGTTATTTTAGGGCTTTTGCTTGATAAATCCGTGCTAGGAACTTCTAAGACTATTAGGCCAGTGCGGTTCAAGGAAAGGTCAATCCCCAAATATTTGATAGGTTTGGAAAGCTTCATGGCGGTAAAGTGAAACATCCTTGGCATTGATCGCAACCTTTTGCACGGGACGACTCGTTAGTATTACAAATTCTTGTTGGAAGTTTAGAAGTATCAAAAACGGATGCAGCCTGTCGTTTTAAAGAATCAGCCAAGGTGCGATAAATTGAGTCTTTACTTAAATCCAATTCAAAATATTTATACGGAGAATTGAACCTGTATTCTTTCCTTGCATAAATATTCAAACCATAATCAGCCACGGGAAAAGGCAATTTATCATCAGGTAATAATACTCCATAAAGTGCTAATTGCGTAGCATGACTACCTATCGCCTTTTTTAAAGATGAAAATCCTTTATTAGTCTTGTTGCCTGAATCACTATCAGTAATTGATTTAATCTCAATTGGAACAATGATCCCGTTTTCTACGATGGCAAAATCCATGCTTCCTGTTATTCTCCATGTCCAGTTTTCAATAACATATTCTGAATAATTGTTGAATGGAGTATCACAACACGCGGAAATCATTCCGGGTTTATAAACGTTATCGTAGTAACTTTTGCCACATCGGCAACGCCATCGACCAAAACAATTTTCAGGGCCGTAGCCGTCTATCAAGGAGCGTCTAATGTGTCGTTCAACTTCACGGCCAATTGCCCATACTAGCCTGTCCGCGCCAGTGGGTTTCCATGTTCTAGCTCCATGTTGCAGGTATTTTAGAGATAGAGCATAAGCGCGGGCGCACCAGTCAACTAATGTGCTAACATGGACAAGGTCAGGGTTAGTGCGTATTTCCTCCGGAGCCGAATCTTGCGCCCACAAAACATTACCAATATCGCGCCTTAGATTTAAAGCGTTTTCTAGGTTAGACGATAAGCTCATTTAATTTTTGCAATAGTTGCAGTAAATCTTCTACAGGGATTACAGCAAATCCGCTCTCTATTGTTCCGCGTTCATTTAAAAACTCCACTATTAAAGCGGGAATTTCACTGGCACTTGCGGCGGCAGTTTGAATTTTATACAAAGTTTCACGGGTGACGCTAAAAGACTTCAAAGAAGTTGCTTTGCATTCAAGCCTATATATACCATTCTTTCTAACATCGCCTTTCTCTTGCTTAGCTCCGGAAGCTTTAGTGGTTCTGGCTCCTAGTTTCTTTGCAAGGGAGGATTCTTGTTTGTTAGAATGTTTATAGGCTACTCCCTGTTTTATCAAAGTATGCCTAGGACGTTTTAACATGTCTTACGGGTAACTTAAATTTAGGCTTAGCAGGACTTGCCGCAGGTTTGGCGGCATGTGTTGAAGCGGTGGTTTTTAGTGGTGCCAGTTTTTTAGCGCCTCCTAGATAATTATCGATAGGAAACGGCGTCATTCCTTTTATTTCCCTGAACTTAGCAAGAGTAGCCTGCCGCATGTAGAGATTGAATTCTTTGTCAGTTTGCAACAAAGAGGACACTTCAGCGCCGGTTCTAAAATGATAGTCAAACATAGGAACATACAGCTTAGGTGCTCGCCCTTCCATAATGCCCATTTGTGCCGCATAATTACGGATTTGATCGAACTCCACAACCGTTCCATAACCGTATTTATTCTGAGGATCAGTTACCATTTCAAAAGCACCCTCTTTAAGGCCGGACGATCCTTTGCTCTTCCAGATTTTAAATCCACCTTCATAGGCGTCATTTTTATCAGTTATTTTTCCGTTCTCCATGTTAATCTTTTTAGCGAATAACTCTACCTTAGTTTGATGGAAGAAATTGCTAAGCACTCCACCGGGCAAAACACGATTATCCATTTTAGGATTTTGAACTTGTTTATACCGCCATTGATTAGTGCTAAGGACGGTTAGTTTATTGCCGATTTTAGCGCGTTCAAGCATGTATATACGCATCTTAGTGCAAAGCCGCGTAATCTGGTTAGCCATGTAAGCGTAATTTGCCCCATCTTCCGCAGACTTTTCCACAATATCAGAATGCACAATACCAGATAGCGGATCAACAATAATTAATGAGATTTCTTCAGTATGCGCAGCTACATCAGCTAAATCCACCGCTGCCTGCCCACTTGGTGCTTGCAGCAGTTCAACCTTTGTCATGTCCGCCCCTTGTGCCGCTGCCCATTCTTGCTGGATACCCATAGGGTCAAGGTCAATCCAAGCAACCCGCTTATTTGGGTATTTTTTTTGGAATTCTCCAATTACCCGATAGCAATTAGTAGTCTTCCCCACGCTTTCCCAGCCTAAAAACATGTTAGCAGTTGACTCACATATTCCACCACAAAGAGCCAAATCCAACATAAATATGCCAGTAGGAATAATAGTAAAAGGTTCAAGAGTGCTGGCGGTCCTCATTGTCTTTTCCCCATACGCTGCGCTAACTTGCTGGCGCGTATCAGTCAATTTTTGCATTTCAAAAGCCATATTAGTTTCCGCAGATTAAGTTAAAGTTTTGGCGTGTTATTGACATTTCATCAATTAAATATTGCTGCCCTTCAGCGCTCGCTTGTTGTATAGCGGCAGAACGAGCATCCACAGAATTTTCACAAGGGATGTGGACGCTTACATTTACTTTTATTGAGTAAAAATCACCCATGTTTTGAGTCGCGCCTATAGAAAGTGTTACTCCGGAGTCCAATTCGCTTTGTTCAACTCCTGCTTTTTTTGCAACGATTTCATTATCCTTCTCGGCTATTACCTTTCCATGGCTGTGAATAGAACTTCCTACTGAGATAGCTTTTACCTTGGCTAACTTCATAAGATAACACCTTTCTCTAAATCAAGTTTTCTAGCTATTTTAAGATGATAATTAATTAGAGATTTGAGTCTATCCTTCGTGATGGCAGTCCAACGTTGGCGCTGTCCAAAATCGTAATAATCGATAAAAGTTTCTTGAATAGCTAGACACTCTCTAACTGTTAAAAATTGAGTCCTTACATAGTAGCCATCAAGACGCATTGTGTTTGATGGCCTACGTCGTTTCCACCATATGTCAAAAAATTTAACCTTTCCAACCATTTCCGAGATTCTAAGGGTGGAATACCACATAGTGTGCTTATTATTGAACGTTCTCAGAGATAATCCCCTAACTGGCAAATACGTAAATTTACATAATGGATTTTCTCCAAATGGATACCCAAAAGTGTTAATGCACATATCTTCCACTTCAGCCAAGCTAACGAGTGGCGTTTTGTGTATAACTTTAACTTTTGGCTTCCATTCACGCCGCTGGCCTCTTCTGCAATTGATAGGATTGATTAAGGTTGTAAGACACATAAGAGTTTCAAAGGTTTGCCACAGTAACACCCTTTATCTGTTCGCACAAGGAGAGTCGTTTAGTTGAAATAGCTCTTAAAAATGGTATAGCGGTATCGATAGGCGTAATCCAAATAGGGTCTAATTTATCAGGGAATAAGCGTCTAACCCGCCCTAACTCCTGTTCCGGTTCTGAACTTGGGGTTAAATCTATACCTGCGTTAAGCCGTGGTATATTCTTAGCTCTGCGAAAGGTTCCCCTTGTTGCTAGTATTACCCTTGCTTCAGTTTCAATAAATTGTTTTTCTTTATCGGTAAGTTTTGCTTTATACACAAAACAAGTAATACCCATTGCAGTCAACAAATCTCTCAAAGTCTCAAGTTGAGATATCCGGTCAGAGACTCCTAAAACATGGCGTCCGCGATTTATCATCCATCTTAAATAACCGGCTATCCAGTGGTTTCTAGCACCGTCAGTAGCAACAGCCGTGATAACTTTACCTAAACTATAAGATCGTTGAATATGTAGCGGGTATTTACCAGTATACACAATAGGCTTAACGGTCAACGGCATTACATCCTGACCGCTAACTACAAAATCACTTCCAAATTGATTGATGAATAAACCTTGGCAACCGTCTTTACGTTTCCAAGTAGCGGACAAGGCGAGCTTGTATTTTGCGGGGAATAATCCTATCGCTTTACTAAAACTTCTTGCCCCTAGAACGTCGCACTCATCAAACGAAATAAAACCAAAAGCATTGTAAAATTCTCTAGGATACCTCCTTTGAACTAACGAATGCACCATCGCAATTGAGATAGGCTTATTGTATTCACATTTATCAGATTGGATTATCCCGATGTGATCTTCAGCCAATCCAAGATGTTTTGTTATCTCAAGTTTCCACTGCCTTATAAGACTATCTTCTGGAACTACTATCAAAGTTCTAAGCTTCAAGGAGGACGCTATTTTAAGCGCCGACACGGTTTTTCCACTCCCGGTTTGAGCATTACCAAAAGCGACACCTTTAGTCTTGAGCCTTGAAAATAGGCCGTCAAAAAACTGTTGCTGTGCTTCGTCGCGTGCAACGATTTCACTTTTTGCTAGCTGGGGAATTACAGGCCCTTTATAGCGTAAATCTAACGAATTCTCGTTTTGGAAATACTCTTGCGACCACGCTATAGGCAAGAAAATGTGAGTTCCAGAAATCCGATACCCTAAAATAGAGTCTGGCTCTTTTTTAGAAAAAGATTTAGGCGTATATGTATGAATTCGCTTTATCCTAGCAAGCTCGCTTTTTTCAATCTCAAATAAAGGCTTGGATGCCCATGAGCGAAGTGTATACATATACGCCTAATTGTTATCAACCAAAAGCTTCGGGTTTGCCTACGCTTCTAGGCGCGGGCCTAGTAACGAGTGCGGGCCTTGATGTTGACGGTATAGCTGTTGGTTTAGCGGTGGTCGGAGCCGTTTTAGGCTGTGGCCTGCCCGGCATACTAGCAGGAGGCCTAGAAGTGGGAGGCTTAGGTGGGGTTTTTTCAAGGCCGGGGATTTCTTCACCGTCTGCCGGAGCCTCTTGATTTTCGTAAGCGGCCCATTGTTCTTGAGCGCTCTGACGGCTTCCAGCAACTTTCCCTCTACCCTCTTCCGCCTTACTGAAAACTTCTTCGATATTAGGTTCACCGAATATGCTAGCATAGTCCATAGGCCACATATGTTCACCCTCTTCAATGTAGACTTTCCCTTCCTCATTTTTGACTTCAGGGTTGTTAGCCCATCCTTCGATATCCTCTTCAGTGGCGAAAGTGTAAGAAACTGGCTCACCGGTTTCAGGATCGGCAAAATCAATCGGAAATCCAGTGCGAAAACTTTTTTCTGAAGAACTTCGTTCCATCATCAAAGTCATTCCCCGCAACGTTTTACCGCGCTTTACCGCCATAGCCTCTTTTTTAAGAAGCTCAGTAGCTAAGTCTCCACTAACAGGCAGCAACGTATGCCGGTATGCATGTTTTACTTTCTGCCCTTCCTTACCAGTTTCATACTCTTGGAAAGCTAGGATTGTGAGAAAATTAACAAGTTGCCCTTTCTTTCCTAACTCACGGCATTTAGGGCAAGGGCCGATGCCCATATCCATGAAACACCATGAATAATTACCCCATTTTCCATCCTCACCGGGCTCGTTGTGCTCGCGCCGATAAAAACTGGTAGGGCCATTAAGACTTTCGTCCAGTATAACGATAAAACAGGAGTTTGCAGGCTCTAGCCAAAAACGGTATTTGGCTTTCCGTTGCGGAGAATTTCTTTCTTCCGCCTCTTTCTTCCTACGGGCATTATCCGCTGCTAGTGCGTCAGCGTAAGACATTTGATTTCCCATAGGAGGACGCGGGCTAACGCTAGCAGTATTCGGCCTCGACGACGGGACTGGTCTTGCGGCGGGTCGTTGTCCGGGCAGCGGTCGGGCTGTCGGAGCGGTTGTTTTTGGGAGTGGTCTTGATGGCATTTGATTTAGTGGTTTTTTGTTTTTTAGTTTTTACTTTTTTAGCAAGTCTTTTGCATAATTGGCCGATTTTTCGGCCGGGCCAGTCTAACATTCTATCATAATTAAGTGGATTTTTGGGAGCCTTAACTGGAAAAAATATAGCACAAAGAAAGGCATAAACTATACCTGCTTCCCTCATTGGAAAGCCTTGAATAACAAGTTTTAAAGCGTTTCTAGGCGGGTTATTATAGTCAAAGATAAAACTTCCAGCTTGGGCATAAGAGCCTTTAGCTTCAAGGTTTACAAGTATTTGTGTTGATTTTTGGTTAGTAAAAAAAGAGAGGGGTGTTAAGTATAAGTTTCGATTATCTTGTTTTAGTAGAGGGAATATTATTCCCTTGTTGTGTTTTAGTTTGTTTCTAAAATCGGAATACCGATCAAATGCTATCATAGCAAAGTTACTATAGGTAGGGTTGGTAATAGGTCAAGGGCAGCTTTAGTTTGCCATTATCGAATGTTCCATCATTTGTGAAATCGTTGCAGATTCTAACTGGTCGGGATCGGTCAAAGGTTCATTGCTTTCCGCATTAACCGGCCATGGTGGAATAAATAATGGATGTCCTTTTAACAGGTCGACTACGCCTTTTACCCGCCTTCCTGATTCAGTGGTATACCCATTGATACCTTTCTTTCCGGCTTCATCGTTATCATAAAATGCATAAACAGGTAAACCCCAATCAACTAAAGTTTCAGCCTGCCACTGACTTAGCCGGGCTCCAAGAGTGGCTATAGGATGGCCAAATCTATCGGCCCCGACTTCATACATTGAAGCATATGCAAAAAGACCTTCCACCAACAAGATAGGCTTTTTAGTTTCAGAAGGTATCAAGTCAGCGCCTAAAAGATTGAATTCTTTATGAAGTCCTAGCATGTCCTGAATCTTAACTTTGCTGTCATGACGAATTGAGCGACCACTAAAACCAAATAATTCACCTTTCCGATTCTTAACAGGAAACATTATTCTTTTGTGGCTGATAACATCCTGCCCCAATGTTCCAGAATAACATAAGCCTAACATTGTGGCCGTCGATTCGGAAATAAGTCTCTCCTTCAAATATTGCCTAGCTTCAGGAACTTCCCAAGCCGGTTTATACATTCCTTTTATTTGTCCGGGAGATATAGGCTCTGGCCTTTCTACCTGAGTAAATTCGCCAAACTCAAAGTTTTGAACAACTTCAGATTCCGCAAGCATTATATCATGAACTAAAGAAATATAGTCAAGTCGACGATACCCCCCTAACATAGTGGCAAGGTCAACTATGCTGCCTGAGCGACCACACACGTAACAATTAAAACCTGAACGCTTTTTATTATCAGCTTTTACATGAAATTTATTACCTTGTGCCCTTAAATCCCCTTTTGATTTGTGTCCTCCAAATGGAGCAAAAGGGCATTTACCATACATCCAACCGTCATCGCGGGGAGCACCTATTTGTATTTCAAGGAGAGCTAAAATTGGCCTTAATTTTGATATATGCATAAGTGAAATCGTTGCAATTAATCACCAGAAGTAAACCAACATGGCTTTTGTGCTACTATGTCTTTCCTCTTAACTAGGTCTTTTAAATTATAACCCATTTCTATATCCGCGACAATCGGCAAAGGAGGGGTGATACCAAACCATTCTTGAAAAGGTATATTCTCCAGATACCATCTTGCAGCGGAGGCGTAATGTTCCGCTTTACTTATAATAACTTCAAAAATGATAGCGTCATGAATTGGTGCTAAAACACACGCTTCCTCTTTAGGGGCATCACGATCAAATCTGATAGCTCCCATCAAACAAATATCACTAGAAAAACCCTGAACCGTGCTGTTAATAGCTTGTCTTTCCGCCTCCTGACGAATCATCTTATCGTAAGAACGTATATTAGGAAGATGCCGTATACGCCCGTGCAAAGAACGAACGTATCCTGTCTGATTAACAAATTCCCGCTTTTTCTTATGCCAATTTACTAATCCTTTATAAAGATCGAAATAGGCATCATAGCTTTCTTTAGCTTGTTCGTCTGTAAATTCCACATGGTAAGTAGTTTTAGCATATGTTTTGAATTTCTTCCACCACATCCCGAATAAATATCCGAAATTAACGGCTTTAGCTCCTTGTCGTTTTTCATCTTGAATATCTTCTGCCATTAATAAAAAAGCTTCTACACTTACGTGCATTGTTCTGGCAGCCGTTGCTTGATGCAAATCTTTACCTTCATTATACAACCGCAGCATAGTTTTTTCTCTAGCTTCCCAAGCCGCAACTCTCAATTCAGCCTGAGATAAGTCTACAGATATTAAAATTCTACCCGGCCTAGCTACATAAATAGCCCGATATGCTTTAGCAAGCTTTCCATGTTTAGGAACATTTTGTCCATTAGGGTTTGCACTAGCAACACGGCCTGTCACAGTCCTATGTAAAAAATAACTAGCATGAACGCACCCATCAGGAGCAATATACTTCCAAATACCTTTGGCATCTTTTTTATCGACACCTACTTCTAAAATTTCAGAATTAACATCTTCTTCTTCAGTATTATATCCTTCACAACCTGCTAGCGTCAGCATGGTTTTAAACTTATTGTATGCGATATAATCAGCGACCCAAGGAACATCTTCGAAATAAGGCAAATGTTCCTTAGCAGAAGTCATAGGAACTTTTTGATCATCAGGAAGCTTTCGAGTTCCTTTTGTAAACATTACCGGTGTAAGTCTTAATCCTTTTTCGTGAGTAAATAAAATATCTCTAACAAAATCATGTCTGGTAAACGATAACCCTTTTTTAGGTTTCTTTTCGTCCCACCATTTGTTTCTGATTTCAGGATCTATACTTCCTATCAATTTGTCATATTTATTTTTACCCTCTTTTTCGGTAATTCGAGTGAAATCACGAATCTTTTCTTTATCAATCAACATGCCGCGTTTCTCCATCCCATAGAACATTCTAAGGGCAGGCATTTGAATTCTCTTATAACAATTCCAATGCCTATCATCTTTACTGCAAAGCCCTACCAAATAGTTAGTCATTCTCAAGCTGGCGTCACTATCCGCAGCCGAATAAAAAAGCATGTCGTCCGGATTTTCTCTAGGCATTTCTGCATAGTTTGCTTTTTCTTCAAACGCGTCTGAATACCCACTAAGTGCGGGAACGTAAAGGCGAGCACCTGTTGCCAAATCTTTTGATAACGTGTTTTCATCCCTGACAAACATTAGCTGCATGGAATCATGCATCCAATTTTCTAAGTTAGGCCGGACTCCTACATTTTCCATTACGTGCCAGTCATAAGCTAGGTTATGGCCTGTGAATTGATATTTATCGCTTTCAAGGACGCTCTTAACCGCTGCCAGATTTTTTGCTGCTTCCTGTTCTGATACCGTCCAATAATCGTATTGTCCTTTTGGTATAGTCTTTCTTGTTTCAAATTGTTTCCAGCTTTGAATGGGGATAACGTAGGACTCCCCTTTCTTCCAGCTTATTTGAAAGATGAAAGGTTTACTTCCAGCCCACCATGAATTACTTCCGCCGTCATTGTAAGTTTCAGTATCGAACGCAATAGCAACAGGCTTATCTTTTTGCAACTTTTTCAATAACTCTTCACCGGAGATATATTGATAGTTTACATCTTGAATTGCTAATTCTGCCGCTTTTAAATCATATTCATACTGCCGCAAACGGCATACCATATCAAAATCCACCCTAAAGGATTCCTCAAAGCCAGGCTGTCTAAAGACTTGGGCCGGGGATACCATAGGAATGCAAGGCAGATTGAATTCTTCCAAGTGCCTAATCTGTCCGCGAACCTTTGTTATCTTTAGGGGTTTGTTGAACGTCTGTTTTGTGGCGTGTAAACCTAGCGTCAAGACCGCTCGTGGTAATCCTCCTTCGGATTCCATAATCCTGTGAAAGTCATGTAAGAAACCGTCGCGGTTATCCTTTAGCCACTTGGTTTCTCTTGAGTCGCTTCCTGTCATTTCTTCCGGTATTGGCGGACAGGGGGAGACAAACCTAAAAATGCTTGTGGGTAAGTTTTTATCGTTAGCGGTGTTTAAGAATAAAGATTTGGATTTCTTACCTAGTCCCAAATTCTTTGCGTAAACTTCATGGCTTGGAATATCACAAACTACAATAATATATTCGCCCTTTGCGGCCTCTGTAAACTCGCGTTCGTCTAACTCTGAGCGCGTTATAACAACATCAGCGGCAACATCAACATCCTTTTTTTCTTTAGCTCTCGCCCCATAAGCTTTGCTTGAGGCTGCTAGTATTGCGGCTAACCCTCTAGGTTTTTGTGCAACGATTTCACTTTCCGGAGTCTTAACAGCAGGAATAACTGGTTCTGGCTTACGTAATTTTAGTTTCATGTTAGGTAATTTTAGTTTCATGTTAGCGCATATAATCAGTTACTTCTTCGTCTGAATCATTGTCGTCCGAACCCATGATTGTTTCAATTGGGAACTCGCTAAAGTCCATGGTATCAAAATCCATACTAACAGCAAATCTTTCTGCCGCACCGTCGCGGGTTTTCATAGGGTCGATAATCCTATGACTTAACTGATAAGGGGAAGGAGCGTATAACATCGCGGCTACAATATCAGCGTCTTTACCTACTGCATCCGTTCCCGCGATTGAACTTAAATCTGCCCGATGCTTCTTTCCTTGTGAGGAGTTTTTTTCAGTTCGATTTAGTTGATAGGTTACAAAACCCGGAAGCTTTCTATCAAGCAATAATCCTTTAATTTCTCTAACTACTTGTTCCTGCATATCGGCTTGCTGTTGCCTGTTAGTTATTCCGCTTGCTTTAACCAAGTAAGCAGCATCAATAAATAAAGCGTCAGGGCCAAAATTAGCACAACTACGTTCAAGATCAGGAATAGTCTGATTAAACGAGCCGGATATAACATCGGTATCAGGGCCGCGAGCTATTTGTTCAGCAACTGCGTATAATCGACGCTCACCATGCGTGGAAACCTCGCCTTTCTTGATCAAAGAATGATTTATCCCTGCCTTACGTCCAAGCCATCTTCTAACAAGTTGCTTGCCCGGCATTTCGTTTGAACAAACAACGCAACGCAATCCAGCGGCATGACAGGCTAAGAAAGCTTCAGATAGTAAAATTGTTTTACCAACTCCGGGACGGCCAACATAGGCAGTTAATTCTCCAGGCATAATGCCTCCTGTAGCCATGTCTAAAGACTCATAGCCCGTAGGAACACCGATTAATCCGACAGTTCTTCTAGCAAGTTGAAAGTCAACTAATACTTCCTGAGCAAGAGTTGAAAAGGTATCCGTTCTTTGATTGCGGGTTACCGCAAGCATATCAGAAAGTTGTTTTCTAACAATAGCAAGGAGGGTTGCTTGATCTGCTTTACCGGCTAATGCCTTAATAAGTAGCTTTTGGTTTTCTTGGATAGCAACGTGCGTTTCCCGCTCCGCAATTCTATTAATGAAATAATCCGCTGTTTCGTTAGATACTACATCTAAAGCATGCCCGCTTGATCGTGCGGTGTCTGGCTCCGGCAATCTGCCGTATTGTCTTAAGTGCGCTTTAGAAAATTCGTAAAGAGCTATCTCTTGTTCATGTAAATGCCGTGTTTCTATGTTCTGAAAGGTGGGAATGTCGTTACCTTGCAAAACTACTTTCAACAGCTTTAACCCAAGGTCAGGGTTGAATTGTGGTTTCTCTGCTACCAATAAGGATTGTGCCGGTCTTGCGCGTGGCGCTGAATTTTCTTCTGAGGGGGCGGGTTTCGCCGTGCTTGTAAGCAATTTTGATAGTGCGGACATATTATTGCAACGATTTCACTACTTCAACATTGCTAGTATAGAAAGACCGGAAATCCTTAGAAAACCAAGGTAGCGTTTCATCAGTAGTCCGAATTATAACCGTTTTATCGTATTGATTGATCATCATTCTAACAAAAGATTCTATTTTATGTGTCTGCCCTTGAGTATAGGGCGAGGCTTTACCTGTTTCAGCGCTGCAAAAAGAAAGCAACGTTAGTATCTCACAATTGTAGATTGGAGATAGTTTTTCAGCGTCATTATTTTCCAAATAATGGAGCATCATGGCCGTTTCTACGGCAAATAAGTCTTTTCTCAATAGAGCCAATGCCGCAGAAAACACTAAGGCTCCGATATCATTAGGGCCTTCAATTATCAGATTAGTTTCATCTGCAATTATCTGATTAATCCTATCATATGGTTTAAGCATACTAGGAAAATCTTTAGAAATTCTGAAGTCCGCATATCTTGCCCCTACTCCACAACTGAGCAAGACATTTCTAATCTGAACAGGAGTCATTGCCATAACGCTAATTACTAAAATTATCAAATATAGGTATTTGCTGGAATATTATATTTCCCTCATCATCATACTCTGTCGGAGGCAAATCTTCAGCTAGTTTTTCCAACAATTGCCGCTCTTGTTCCCGACGTTCTTTGTAGGTTACAAGGGGACTGACGGGGTTGTAAAATTCTTGGACGTTGGTTTTCCGTTCCTCTTTTCTAACGGCTTTGGCGTCTCTCGGGCTAAGTTTACCCGTGGCTTCAAACCGCCGCATTCTCAGCGCGTCACGCTTATCTTTAACCACTTCGCGGTATTCTTCCGCCTTCTCCTTCACGATAGCGCTTCTATTTTTGTAGTCACGGAAGCCTGTAAAGCATTGCACAAATAGCCCCAGCGAGGGTTGCACCGCTTGATGCAATTTCATGGAAGATGTTATTTGCGCCCATTGGGTTATGGAATCCGTGATCAATTCCAGAAAGTCTTCAATGGTTCCGCCTCCGGCTTTCCATTTTGTTATTAGGCATTTCATCTGCCCTCTTTGTTTTTTGCCCCATGCCATGACGGGAGAAAGCCGCGCTCCATTTTGAGCCGTGACATATTCCTTTTCAAGTGACTGCCACAATTGCGCGGCTTGTTCGTAGTCGCTCAATTCTTTTTGCGGTCGGGCGGTCGGAATTTTCCCATACTCAAACTGGTATTTGCTAGGGGGCGCGGAACATTCCTCCTTATCTTCAAGGGTTTCAATCACCGGGGTAATTATCCTTCTATTCAAGGGCAGCTTAAATCTTCTCCTTGCCGGAATCGCGGCGCTTGCGTCGCAGTTCTTATTTAAATTATCTTCTCCTTTATAAACATCCTCTTTATACAGGTCGATCTTCGGCCCACTAACAGACTGAACTTCGGCCCCTTCGTTTAAGCTAGAGGGTTGATCGTCGTCCCTTCCAGTAATACGAAATACACGCTCTTTGTTGGATTTTTCATGTTGTTCATCCCACAGCGTTTCATATTTCAAATCCTCGGGATTATATTGTTTTTTAGCGCGGGCTCTTTTAAGCATATCGTTGTAAAGAAAATTGTGATTAGGTTCAAAACTGTGAGTCAGCCGTCCTGTATATTTGCTGCGCTTCCAACTTATGAATAACAACTTGTTCCCCTTGTTGTCATAAGTTGAGTCTAGTTCTTTTATTTTAAGCTTAATTGTGGATAAGGCATACGGTAAGCCGTAGTTAGCCTTTACTCCATCTTTGCTGGTAACGCCGTCTAATAGATGACGCATAGGGATTACTTCAGAATCTTTTCCGTAACCCCATACCCTGTTTAAAATGGCTCTAAGAACTGCGCATAAAGTGGAGTCCCGGCAATTTTCTGTAAATGCCTCCATGCACTTATCCCGCTTCCTCATATACTCACCCGGAGTAACGGGCTTTAAATTTTCAAGACGGGTGGTTGACTTTTTATAAGGTTCTTGTATGATACACATAATATATAGCATGGATTAGGAGCGTTAACTCCTGATTTAAATTTAGCCCGCTTGGAACTGGTAATTCCTCGCGGGCTTTTTATTGGTTAGTTTTAATTTGAAATAGTTGCAATTATTTTGAATTGAATAGCTCCTTAATTGCTTCAATTCTATGTGTGTATCTTACTGCCAAAACAGAATTCAAGGAGCCTTCTGGAGCGTCTTTGCTAATTCTGGTAAACTCTTGGTCTAACAATAATAAATCCCTTTCAAGTTCGCGAATTGCTTTTGCGTATCGGTCAGAAGATACACTTCCTCCGGCTGATATCACTAAAATTAAAACAAAGACTAGCCATCCCCATCCCGCAATATGGTTTATAGCCATCAAGGTAATTCCTGCCACTAAAGACAACGATATCAATAACTGTGCATGTATAACTCTCATATTATGAAATCGTTGCAGATTTAGAACTAGAATTCTTAGAGGTTTCAATAAAGAAACAGCCGTCGTATATAGGCAAAGTCCGGTTGGGAGGAACAGCGATGATAAATATAAAAGGGCCTTCGTATTTTCTAAGTAATTTACGTTTATAGATTATATCCATAACGCCAATATCATTCGTTACCTCAAATGTAGAGTTAGGAGGCACTATCCTCCCATCAAGTGCTTGTGCTACCGTAGTTTTACCTGACCCCTGTGGTCCATATATGATAGTGTGCATATCTTTATATCTAGCAATGAATAAAATTCCGCCTCCTTGGTAACTAAGTTACTAGGCTACACAAAAGGCTCAATGGCTAACAAAACAACCTTTTACCTGCTACACAGATCGATTTTAGAAGAATCGACGGCAGGCACCAAAGAAGCGGAATTTTATTCATAAACTGTTTGTTGTTTTGTTATTATGTAACCTAGTTCAGTATAATAACCTAACTGTTTAAGATTGCAAGTTAAAGTTTTTCAGGCGAAAAAGTGATAGTAGGGACTTCAAAACTTTGTGGAGGGCATATTGAAACGCCTTTAATTCCATTAGTAGTAGTAATTAATACGCACCAATCTTCAGGATGCTCACTTAAAGCATTTTTTAGTTCCTTTGATAAATGGGGCAGTTCCAACGTTTGTTTAACTGTTAGAGTTATACGATTTAAAGGTAATAAATCTGTTTTCATGAAGTTAAACCTTCCTTGCCTTAATCTCATCTTCTGATAGCTCTTCGATACCTGCGTTTTCTGTAGTTGCGCTATCGATTTGTTTTTCAAGATCATCCAATTTAACATGGACCGCTAGCCTATCTTTTCGACTATTTTCTAATGTTATCATCATGAGCATAGATGTTAAAACGCTGATTCCATAATCGAAAACATCAAAATTCACAAAAGGCATGATTATGCACCACAACAAAAATATACTAAATGAAGCAGGACGGCTTAGCGCTTTTTCAAACGCGTCCGCTACCTTTGAAAAGTGGGACATAACTATTGATGTGTGAAGTTCTATCAACGTTTAGGTATCCAGCATCTTCTAACTCTTTAATTGCTTTAGTTAGGGTAGGACGTGAGGAATTTGCATTCTTTGCAAGGGACGACAAAGATTCTTGAACCGGGGACATACTGCCATCGTATTGATTGCAGATATAAGACAACAATTTAAAAGCACTTGGTTGAACTTTCGTTATAACCAATCGCAAAAATAAATCAGTAGGGGTATTAAGATTACTCATGATTAATATTCCTCGTATCCATCCCGGTTGCGCAAAAATGGAATTATAACATTCTCAAAATCAACGGCGTCTTCGTAGGATTCAAATCCGGCTTTAAAGTCATCCACTATTTTGATACTTTGATAAATTTTCCAGATTTTATCAGAGACTTCCGATATGTTCCACCAGCTTTCTATTTCTTTTAAATGCCAGTAACAAACATATTTCGCGGCTTTCACCATGTAAATAACAAAACGCCTTGAATCACAACGAAATTCAATAACGCTGGTGCGCTCCATCTTGACCGTCCCTTCCATGGTAGGTAATAATGTATGATCAAGGGCAGCTATTTTGCCCGTGGGAAAGATTGTTATTTCTAGTGGAACGGACATATTTTTTATACGCTTTACTATGAATTTCTGCAACCTTCCTAGCGGACGTTAGCTTGTTAAATACGCCTAAAGGTATATGATTTCCAGTAGGACGACAAGATAGAGTAAATTCTTTAGCCTGGTGACTGATTACATAAGGTCCGGATATGGAAAGCTGGCATACATTTTCGGTAGCAGGAATGTTAGTCCATTTCATATATCAATATTTATGGATCATTAGTAACCAAACCGGAGTCTTAAATTTAGCCTCCAAAGATTTTAAATACTCCATAGGATCTTCGTTAATAACAACAGTGCAAGGATTGATTATATCAGTCTGGTATGTGATTAGGTATTTCATTTTGCAACTATTTCAAAAATTCAAGCCTTACTGATATTACAAAATAGTCAGTATCTGAAAAGTCTTTCGTTTCAGGCTCTCCTTTCAAATTGTATATACAGCCCGATATGTCTATTTGAGTTGAGCCACAGCCCTTAAGATCACCTTTAACCGTAATAGGGGTTTCATACGTAACTTTAACAGGAAGACTAGCACCTAAAGGATGGGGCTTAGCCGCTTCGTATAATTCGTCTAAAAGATTTTGTAAGGTAAGGAAGTTCATATTATTTAGCTTTGTTAGTTACTTTTGCGGCTGGTTTATTAAAGCCAGCTTGCTCTTTTCTCTTAAGCTTTCCTTTCAGAGCATCTTCAAAAGGCTTTGTATCGCTGGCGCACTTGTTGTCTTTATAGCCCTGAGCTTCTATGACAACGGCTCCGTTAGGTTTGATAGTAATTTCGATTGCTTCCATAAATTAACGTTTTGGGGCATGGCAAAGAATTTTAATTTCACCATTGGATTTTCTAACCGGCGCTCCTTCCAAAGTATAACCACGGTCTTTAATTACTTTCATTTGAAGCGCGTAATTATATTCAACTGTCAAAGCTCTAAAATGATCACTCTTTACCTTAGAATCAAAACCATCATATAGCTTGTTTCCAAGGACGGATGAAACGTATCCGCAAAAATCATCGAATACAGGGATAAACTTACCGTCCTTCTTTATAAATCCTATGTCATATGGGCAGTCTTTCAGCTTTAACACTAAGTCTGCCGGTGTTCCGTATTTATCCATAAACTGGTCAGGGTAATACATACGGGGAACCGCGTTTTCTTCCAGTTCACACTCAACGCCTTGTTTTTTAAGACTATCAACAGCCTGTCTTAGCACGGCTTCGCTAGTAAATGGAACATCTTCGCAAGTGGTAGTATGACTCATGATTTAGTTGTTTGTTTACTATGCTTGACGGCAGCGTCCATAGCATCGTAAGAACTGTTGTAACTATCTATAGGGATAAAAAATCCACCTTCGTCTCTATAGGTTAGGTGATATTTTTTGTTAAAATACGCTATTTTATACGGCTCGCATCGTAATAAAGGCGGAGAGTATTTTGTTGCTGGTATATTTACCCATTTCATATTAGCGCCTTCCTATTTTGATAACTGGTTTTGCAATGATTACTTGATTAGTATTTTTAGCGTTAGCAATAGTAGTAATAGCGGTCATTTCCACATCACGAATAGACTCTTTTTCTGGCTCCAATATATGCTCATCGAACGCTTTTGCAACCATTCCGGAATCCGCAAATTGTATAAAATGACGGGGAATGACTACTCCGGCGGCAGCAACTTGATCAACGGTTAGAACATCGTAATTACCGCGTATGTAAGCGAATAGATTCAAGGAACGGTCTTGCGCGGTTAGCTTGAGTCTACGCTCTCTCAAAGCCGCTTTATCGCGGATTTGAATATACATACTAGCCATTACTTCAATATTACCTTTTATGGATCTTTTAGCAAAGAACTTGATAATCTGCCCCTCCGGTATCATAAAACGGGCACTAGTCCATTCACCGCAAAGAGTTTTAAGCCCTCTAAAAGCCGGTCCTTTTTCAGCGTTACTTCTACTAATATTGCCGTGCTTATATTGCGCAGCCATATCAAGAATAGTCTCTTTTAAGCCGATGTCCTCAGACTTAGGGCACCAATAAGCTTGTAGAGAGGCGGTTTTGCCGTCGTAATTTTCGCTTCCTGTTAGTATATCGATTGGTAGTCTCATCGTTTAGTGATTGTTGGACGTGCTAACGGTCTAGATGGCGGTAAAGGTCTAGGCTTTGCTGCAACGATTTCATTTTTATCCTCTTTTAAGGTAGAGGCATTCACCGCATGCATATCGCCCCATTTACGCATGGCTTCAAATCGTTCTTTGTGTGAATTGCTTATAGGATTAATAGCTTTAGCGTGCTGTAACAATAGGTCAGAAGTAGGCAGTTTACCATTGTTAAGGCAAAAAGTGATAGTATCAACCACGCATTTTTCAATCTCAGCACCAATAAAGCCAGTAGTGGCTAGATCAAATGCATTCATGGGCACACTAGGCGCAGTATATCCCCGTTTTTTAAGGTGGATTTTAAGGATGTCCCATCGGTCTTGAACATTAGGAATATCCACAAAAAACTTTTCATCAAGACGCCCTGGCCGTAAAAGCTCAATGGGAATTTGAGTTACATCATTTGCGGTCAAAACGAAAAACGCGCCTTCGTTCATTTCTTGCATGTTAAATAACAATTGCTGAAGGACGCGGCTAGATGCTCCACTGTCCCCGTTAGCGCCAGAAGATAAACCTGCCTTATCGATTTCATCAATCCATATAATGCATTGACCTAATGCTTTCAATGTTTTGAAAGTAGCTGTGGTTTTAGCTTCTGATTCCCCTACTATCCCGCCAAAACACATGCCGACATCAAACCTAATCAAGGGCAGGCTTAGCTTAGCTGCGATGGCTTTTGCGATAAGGCTTTTACCGTTTCCAGGCGGTCCCACTACTAGGACACCCTTCATAGGGTCGGCTCCTTTGGCAATAGCTGCGGATTCTAGTCTGATTTTATTGAAGTCTAGCCACTGTTTTAAGCCGTGTAAACCGCCTACTGTATCCATGTTAACTGGCGGGTAAAGTTCCAAAGTTTCAGATTTTCGAATGATTTCCTCCTTGGACTGAAGAACATCACTAACTAAAATTCCTATATCCGTTGACGTGATAGCGTCGATATTTTTAGCGGCAGCACGCGAAAAGGCTTTCTCTGCTTCAAATTGTGTCATTCCAGCGCCAGAATGCGAAAGTGCAACGATTTCACTTGAGGGTAAATCACGAGATTGCCCTATCTTATCAAGCGCTATTTGGGCCATAGCGGCAACATCGGGTAACTCCAAATCAATGATTGTTATCTCCGGCTCAATCTCTACTGGAATTTTACAGGCTTCCGGGATTACAAAAACCAACGTATGCCCGGTTGATGGGAATATATGGCAGTATTCGCTAATTATCGCCTGAGCGGTAGGCGAGTCAAAATGCGGATGCGGATGCGTCATTACTGCAATTGCATTATCCGCAAACTTTTCCACAGCCAGCAAAGCAGCTATAAACCCATTATCTGGCTCATAATCTGTATACTTCTCCCAAACACTTATCAAAACGCCATGGGCATCTGGTTTACCGTATTTCAACACCTCCCATCCCTTAGCTGCATCCCAGCGGTAAAACGGTTGTGGCTTTTGTTCTCCATTAGCTGCAAACGCTTGAAGCAAGTTTTGAGTTCTGCGAGCCTCCCTTGTCCGGGTAGCAATAACACCCACTCTAGCGATACGGGATAAGTTGAATTCAGATAAGTAATCAGACATAGGTTAAGTTTCTTTACCAGTATAGCCTAAACACTAGAACTTGCAACAGGAACCATATTTAAAAGTTTATTTAACTTATTGAGTGACGTTAACGTAGATTTTAAATCAAGTATAGCACGCTCTAATGCCTCTTCAGTCACATTGTAATTATATGCCAACGAGACTCCACCCTCGGTTACGCACTTTACCCGCTCCTGCCCCCCCTCCCCCTCTTGGCCTAATAATCCAAAATGCCCCCCTAATCCATTTTCTCTATAGTATAGAACATTCGATCTAAAAGGCCCATTAGGCTCTGTGCCAGCCAATAGTTTGCCTGTTTTAGTAAAATAAAGGCAGAAGACGCCACATCCTTCATACAAAAAATATACTTTGTTTTTAACAACTCGAATATTTTTAATACTTTCGATGGGGAAACCTGCTACTTTTGCTATTTGTTCAACTGTAAAGTTCATATGATGTTATTTTATTTATTTTATTTATTTTAATTTACCCTTCAATCTTACATTCCACGGGTAATTTTTTTAACAAGACCGCATTTATAACGATATACAAGGGCGGACCGGCCATTGTTCAACTTTACCATAAAAGCTTCAATGTCGCGAACCATACCTTTTGAAAGGATTGGGTAAGTTTGGCCGGAAGTTGTAGTGATTGTTTCGTTCATGCGTGGATGATGGACCATAAAAAAGATTCTGCAAGCTGTTTTCTTCAGATTTTGCAATTATTTCACTTTTTACAGTCTCCTTTTTCATGATGACTTACAGTCGTAAACCATATTTGCCCTCCGCAGTTGGTGCAATAGTCAACAGGAAAAAGAGGCGTTTCACCCGGATAACAAACAATTAGCTGCCCCGCTGTTTTGTTTTTATTTTTCTTCCGATTAAAATCTATTGATGTTGTTAAAGGTTCGGAAATTCTTATTCCATTAGGCATTTCATAAAGGTTACGAACAAAGCCAAATCCGTTTCCAATTCCTACAATTTGCTTTTCAGCAATCAATTTCATTTCACTAGTGGTCATATCAATCTTTAAATTTAATACAAATTATCCGTTTTCCTGCTAATGCTAGATCGCGAGCAGCTTTAATTCCCTTACGGGTAATTACAGAGTAAGAAATGTTTTCATAATCGAAACTAACACAACCTGTATAGCTATCCACTATCGCTTTAGCTTTTTTTATAATTTCAGGAGTAAGGACTGGCAGAAGAGCGGTTTCGTTCATGGGAGGACAATGGACCATAAAAAAGCATTCGCAAGCCTTTTTTCGAAATTTTGCAATTATTTCAATTTTTCTAAAATATCATTGTTTGAATCTGTAGAAGGGTAGACTCTTCCGCTTTTGTGCCAACGATCACGGATAGGGGTTTCTTCTCCCGTATCATAAAAACCGCATCGGTCACAGCCTCCACCTTGTTGGATATGAGTAATCACAACCGTTTCTCCGCAGCGAGTCCGATATTTACCCGGCCCATCAATAATAACTGGAAGCGTAACAGAATAGTAATGAGGGAGAATTTTCATTTTTGGAAGGATTGGGTTACCGCTTGTTTGCGATGTGGTGACAATGGGCGATAAAAAACACTATGCAAGCGATTTTTCGTCAAAAAAACAAAATCCCCGGAATTCTTTAAGAAAACCGAGGATTTCATTAAGTTTAGTTTTTGCAACGATTTCAAGCTTGTGTCAAAAGCCCAATTTTATAGTTAAGCGTATCTATTTCTTTTTTAGCTTCTTGCAATAAATCTTCTAAAACCAAGCGTTTCGCAAGTTCGCGCAATGCTTGAGCTTTAAAAGTGTCAGGTATTGTAGGAAGCTGCGAATGCCCCTTTCTAGGGTATCCATAGTCTGTCAACATTGAACGCTCTTTAGCGACTTCATTGGACCACATATTCCAATTTTTCATAAAACAGCGCCGGTTTTTAAAGGACCGGTAACCTTTTAATTTTATCGAATTGACGCTGGAAAGTAAATGTAAGGCGTTACGCTCCATTTTTCCCAAACGATTTCACCATCCGCGTTTTCATCTATTCCTACGTAAGCCACGGTTTTAAGGAGTTTGGCGGGGCGGGTTCCTTTACCTAAACCCGCACCACAATAAAGAGTATGGGTTGCACCACGCTCTTCGCTCCACTCACAAGGAGCGCTAGTGTAAAACTCATGGCTATTTTTAAATTCCGTGTCCTTTACAATTAACAAATCGCGGGTTTTGACATTAGGGATGGCGGCTACTAAGGCTTTGTTGGCTTCGATTGCGTTCATGCCTTGACAATGACACACGAAGAACGCTGCGCAACCTATTTTTGCAACGATTTCACTTTTTCGGTTTTTTACGGGCAAAAAAGAAGCCGATAACCAATAATCCGATCAAAATCATAATATCAGGCTCCGGAATAGCGCACGTTCCTGGAACAGGAACCGTAGAAACACTTATAAATTGCGGTCCCTCATACCCTAAAACCACGGATTGCACTGGCACGAAGGGCGAATCAAATCGGATACTCGTTACGCTTGGCGTATAATTTCGTGTTCCCATGTATTGATACCCGTTAGAAATCGTTCCTACGTTCGGCATCCCTTGGATTGGCCCGTCAGAAAGACTTGAAAAAGAAGAAACATAAGCTTCCAGAAATACAATCTCCGTTCCCGCAGGAAACATGTAATCGTAAGTGTAAGTATCACCGTTTAAGAAGGCGGAACCTGTAACGGTATCGAATTGCAGAGTAAGTATAGTGTCCATAGGGTTATATAGTATAGGCTAGATTATAAGTTTTTCAATGCACGAAAAAACCCGGACTCCATGACAGAATCCGGGTTAAAGTGAAATCGTTGCAGAATTTATGCCGCCGTTGACTTTGCCTGTTCGGCAATAGCTTTGATCAACTCGGAATAAGGAACTTTCACACGATTTTGATCGTAAGCCACGCTAATCGCCGCGCCTAGCAAAATCCAATGCTCCTTGTCCCCAGCAATGGACAAAACAAGCTTGTTAATATCGGCTCCCGTGGTGCTTTCATCGGTGGCTACAAGGAGCGTATCCGCTACTTGGGTAATCACGGCAGCTTTTGCGGCGCGATCTTCAGGAGATTTTGCCTTGCTGAGAACTTTAGTAACAGCCAGCGAAGTTGCGGTTTGTGCTAAAAACGTATAATCCGCAGGGTTTTTGGTGCCGTCCGGGTTGGTAGTTTGACACGCCGTGAAAAACGGCATGATGGCAAAGACCAGAAGCAGGCAAAGCAGATTTTGAAGCATTTTAGGGAATTTCATAGGTTGTTTTAGGTTAGGTTTTGCAATAGTTGCAATTTTTTAACGAGGCTGAACCCTACTCCTTTTTAAGCTCCGGATCAACTGGAATAATCACATCTGAATTAGCTTCCGCCGTTTGTTTGATAGTATCAGCAGCTTCGTTAGTGTCAGGACCGGCAAAACCATCCTCATCAAGCGGCTGCGTAGCGATAGGTGTTTGATTGATAGTTTTTTGCAATTCCTTAACCCCCGCTCTGTTCTGAGAGCCTACCCAATCCGCTATAATAGCCCATGCAGTTGCGCCGAAAAACGCGGCCCATCCTAAAATAGTTTCTTGTGGAATGTTTAAATTCAGCGCAATTACAGCTTTAGTTAATGCAATAGTAGCTAAACTAATAAGAGCCTTCAAAACAAGGCCTTTTGCCCCCATCAGAGAAGTAATGAGGATTGTTTTAATTGGTTTTGGGTTCATGTCTACGATTTTATATGTTATTTTATCACTGTCCTAACGGTTTATTCTGCGAAATATCTGGAAAATAGTTAATAGGCGGGAGCGTTTGCTCAAAAACCTTAGCCCAAAGTAATCCAGTCATTTGAGAATTATGCGCCCTTGTTAAATTAAGGACTTGAGATTGTGCTCTAAATTGCGTTTCAACTTCTTTAAGCTTTTCTCCTACTGACGTTTTCAATACTGCCAGTTCATGGGCTTGATTGTTATATTCTGATTTCAACTCTGCTATGTCACGGCCTTTATCGCCTCTATCAACTTCAGAAGCCGTAGCTTTCTGGTTCAAGGAGGCTAGAATTCCGGACGCATTAAATAAGTCCTGAGCATTTCTACTAACGGTTGAATCAAGTCTTGAAATATCAGCACGTAAAGGGATTCCATAACTATCAACGTAGCTTCTAACGGTAGAGACGCCCCAAGTCATTAACCCACCAGCCACTAAACCAAGGACGGCTATTCCTGTTTGAATCGTAAACTTTTTGTTATCGTCCTGCCCTTTAGTTTTGGAATTTATAGTTTGCGCCAAGCTTTCATGACTTTGGTGAATTGCTTTTTCCAGATTTTCCTGATTGCTTCGCTGGATTCTGGAAAGATTCTCCATCCCTTCCTTAGTATTAGCGGCTAAATCAGCTAAATTTTTAGCAAACGTATTCTGTTGGAGTTCCAGTAAAACTAACCGCTCTCCTAATGCGTAATTACTTACTCTTTTTTCAGTAGTGGTTGGACTATCCGATTCATTAGACATAATAATCTTAAAGTTTATAAAGTTTTTCGCTTTGCCTTGTTATCCGCTTTTATGATAGCCTTGTTAGTGGCTTTGAGTTGTTTTCTCATCGCGGCAGCCGCTTCATTAGCGGCCTTTCGTTCAGCTTCTGTAGCGTTTTCTCCTAACCCATTAACTTGGACAGCAGGCTTATCACACTCTGCTGAAGTCACGTATCCTCCGGTTTTATCAAAAGAATGAGTTACACTCTTTAAATGCCAGTATGACGGCATCTTAATGCCCGTTTCCACATCATAAAACCCTTCGGTTTTTATCATCGTCTCTGCCTTAAGCTTAGGGTTTCCTCTATAAAGAGAAAACTCAAAAGAATGCCCCTCTACTTCCAGCATCGAAGCCCGTCCCGCCGCTGCCGCGTTTGCCAACTCTTCTGTAGCATACACCCCCGGTAAGGCTAGTCTAGCATTTTCTTTGCGATCTGCTTCGCCTGAATCAGTTCTAACAACTTTTACGGCATATGAATATTTGCCAGTATCTTTATTATATACATTAGCCACTACTGCCCCGTAATTACTTGTGCTCTGATTTAACCAACTCCAACTAGAACAAGCGTCTTCTTTTACGGTATCTGATAGTGCTTGGATAGTTCCGACTTTTGCAAATAATAAAGTTTTACCACTAACTTTAAAGCTGGCACCATAACGTAACCCAAGGGCAGTTAAGAACGATTGATCGGACTCGTTGCGTTGAATCATCGAACTTGCAATAATACCATAAAATTCAGGATCAATTATGGGCGTCATTTCGTTGCGCTGAGCAACGTGTTCAACAATATCAGCTAATGATTGATTATCGTAAGTAGTGTTATGAGTTTCTTTCCACATTCCTCCGGTAGCCAAAGCGTGAAAATGAAAAGCAACCTCTCTTCCTCCGGATTTACTTTTTTGAACGCTGGACTCATCAAAGATAAAATCGCCCATGTTAACCATGCCTTCGTATTTAGGCATGTTGGACGCTTCCTGATAGCCTAAAAATAACGTAGCTTTGGCTCCTCTTTTGGGGATTTGAATAGCGGGAACGGCATCCAATCTAACAACTAACCTATCGTTGTTAAAGCCATAAGTATCTTGTAAAGTTAACCCTATGAAGCGATCCTGTAAACGGTCTGTATAGTCAATTCCGTTTATGTAAAATATGTATCCGGGTTTCATTTAAAGAATTCTGTTAACCCACCAACAAAAGATTTTATTTGCGACTGCCATTGCGAAATGTCAAAAGCGCCGCTTGAAACTATACCATCACCACCAATAACATCAGTAGTGTAATGCAATAAATCTATGGAATAGGAACTTGTTTGATGATCGCCATTCCTTAGAAAGTCTTCTTGTTCATCAGATATATCAAGAATAGCAAATAAGCCATAAGAAACGCCACTACCATCAACTAATGGAAAAGGCACTCCTTGTTTCTGAAGTGCAACGATTTCATTTATTTGGTTTAGCCCCGCAGCTTGAAGACCATATGCTGCTCCTAACGCGCTAAAGGTAACACCCGTAAGGCTGATAGAATGATTCTTAAATCCTGTAAACTGTAAAGGATCTTCGCTGCCAATGCGAGACATAGCAACCCATGAAGCTGAATTCTTGATAGACTTTTTAAGCAAGGGCCGCATCTTTGCCGTAAAGGTTACCCCTCCTAACGTGTATAATATTTCGTCCATTTTAGTAAGGGCTAGTAGCGTTATCTTGACCCGTCCGGGCAGCATGGTCAGAGTCGGCTTGTTGCTCCGTATTCTTCTCATCAAGTTTTGCCTTAATGGCTGTAGCCAAGGCTTCCGCATTATCAAGCGGAACTCCAGTTATCGTAATACTAACGTCTCTGATAGCTTGTAACTGTTTCTTCTCAGAACTAGTCATCGCTGAAGGCTGCTTAGCCTCAAGTCGTTTTTGATCATCAATCAATCTAGCATTGGCATCCGCTGCTTGTTTTAACGCGTCTTGATCACCTGCCTTAAATTTAGTAGCATAATCGATAATGCCTAGTTTACTTTCAAGAGCGGCCTTTTCGGAGTCCATCCTAGAAATTGCTCCTTTGACTTGATCAAGTTGCGAGGGAGCGTTTTCATATATTTTTGCATCCAAACTTCTAGGAGCTAGCCAGCTTTTATCAGCGGTCGCCGCATTATATTTATCAACGTATCCTTGCTGTGTTGCCTGCTGTTGAAGCATTAATGGCTTCTTCGCTTCAATATCAGCAATTGATTTTCGGATTTCATCCTTAACATAAGGATTATCTACTAGCTTTTTATAAGCAGCATTCCTATCTTCAGGGTTAGCAGAACGTGTATTAGATAGTTCGTTAGCTAAATTATCGAATTTACTACCTTTAAGAAGCCCAGCACCACCATCAAGGGCAGCGTTGCTCTTTTCCTTCATCCCGTTAGCTATACCTTCACCAATTAAACTGCCGACTCCATATCCTATAGATACTAACGCCGCACCGCCAAGTAAAGTTGCGAAAGGTCCACCGGCAGCAAAGAACCCTCCTACTTTAGAGGATACTCCACTGTTAATTCCAGTTCCAAGAGCGGTGCCCGCCGCTTGACCGGCTGCGGGGGCAATACCAGTCATATAACGTAGAGCATTACTAAAACCGCTTAACGCTAGTTGACCTGTTTGAAAAAGTTTAACTGCCGGGCCGACGGCTAAGTTTAACGCGGTTATTGCAGCCACATACTTGATTGTTGTGGAAACCGCCTGCGGATTTTGCGCGATAAATTGGCTTACAGAATTAACAAAAGGTCTGATATCCGCTACTATATCTTTAATAGCCGGGGCAAGAGTTGTTCCAACCTCAGTTGCTAGGTTTAAAACTGAAATCGTTGCAGTTTTTAATTGCTCCTGCGTAGTGCGCAAAGTCCTTTCAAAGTCTCTATTGAATTCGCCCGCGCTGTTTGTAGCAGCTTTGAATGCCGCATCAAACTTATCCATGTTGTTCATTGCAGCCATCAGTCCATTTCGGAACTGAGTGTCTGTGGCGATTCGGCTAACATTCTCAATCTTCCCTTGCGTAAGTTCTCTAGTTTTATCGATAAACGACTTAATAACGTTCCCACCTTGCGCTCTAACTTCCTGCAAATAGCCGGGCAAATCAAATCCTAGTTTTTCTTCATATGCTTTAGATACTTCAGGAGAATCAATATGCCCTCTAAGATTTTCAAAGTTAGTATAAGCTGTTGCGGAGTCAGGAGCACCTACCCGGATAGCTTGCATCAAAGAAGCTAAATACTTAGCACCTTCAACACCTTGAACTCCAAATTCCTTCATATTAGCGGACATACCGCCAAAGCTTGCAGCAAAATCTTTAGCTTCATACTGACCAACTTTACCAGCCGCTGCTAGCACATCAAGAAAATTACCAATCTGTTCAGGCTTAATGGCCAGATTCGACATTGCCGCTGCATTGGTAGTCGCGATATCTTGAATTTGAATACCGTAAGCTGTCGCGGCTTTCCCACTATCCTCTAAAGCACCAAGACCTTCACGCAAAGGATTTAAACCAGCGCTAACGTATACTTCAAGGGCGGATTGAAGCTCTTTAGTCGTCTGATTTGTTCTCTCTCTACCAGACATTTCCTTAATCTGGCGTGCCATGTTATCACGGTCCTTGTCGCTCAGGTTACCAGTGTTAGCTATAAGCTGATTACGGTAATCGAAACCGGAGCTTTGTAATACACTTCCGGCAATACCGGAACCAATAGCGGCGGAACCAATCGGGAAGCTAGCAGAATTCCCCCTATTCGCTAGATACCCGCCAAGTCCACTTCCGCCGCTATTGTTCCCACCGGTAGCAACTCCGTTTCCAACCCTACCGGAATTACGGATAGCCTCACGGCTAGCTGTTCTGTTGGCAGATTGGAGAGCACGTTCTCTGGCGGCAATAGAAGCCGCTACTTTCCTTTGTGCTATAGATTCTTGTTCGGCTAGCCCTATGGCTCGCCTAGTGGTTGCCATTTCTCTATTTCTGGCAGCATATAAAGCGTCAGTCCGTTTTAGACTAACGCCTAAAGTTCTCCCTAATGTAGCTAATGATTTGTTTAATGACGTGGTAGAAGCTGCCGCAACTGTAGTAAGTTTTTCAAAACTTGTTAAATTTTTAAGGACGGCTGAAAGTCCCTTGTCTAAACTAGCAATCCGCGAATCAAGAGTCTTGAACGCGGAAAGTAGCTTAGGATCAAGGGAAGCTCCAATCTCAATGGAAATAGCTTCACTCATAGAGTCGGTTTAGAAATTTCTCTATATGTTTTTATCCACTCTAATATTTCATCTTCAGTTTGTTCCATGAAATAAGAAACAGGAGTGCAAAGACCGATTGCAACCATTGCAATTTCCCTGCGTAACCTACTTAAAGAACTGAACCTACAAATTCGAAAAAACGGTTTTCAAGAGTGTGTGAGTCCTTCCATGACAGAGTATAATACGCATCCCTAGTAATTGAAATATCTTTTCCAAGCGTCGGATGTTTAACGCTGGCGCAAAGCAAAATACCTTCCATCACTACCAAAGCAGCCGGGGCGTTAGAGCCTGCATTTGCAAGGGCAGTAAACCGGTCCTTGGCTTTAGGCTTGCGGATATACAGCTTGGTATATTCTCTTTTGTCTAGGGTTAGAGGTTCTGTAAGTTCAAATTCCAGAACATCGGATATAATCGGGCTTTCAGATTCTGAAGTCTCCGGAGTAGGGGTGTCTTTCTTCATGGATTGGGGTTTTAGTTAATAGAAATCAGTGGCCTAGCGCTTCACGCATTCCGGCAGCAAGATCGACGCCACCCATAATATATTTTCCGTTGATTACGTCGATATCACAAGCCGCTTGTCCGTCAATTTCCAGCGCGTAGTGCGTGGGAGACATAGAGAACATTAGGGTATACTCACCGTCTCCCGGTTTGTGCTCCATACCCGTTGCCCCTAGCACCATGCCCGTTGCATAAGCCACAACAGTCTGTTCCGATCCGTCAAGCCCTCTAGCGTATCCTCGGAAAGTAAACTGAGTCTGCCCTTTTCCGATAGTGCCAACAAGGGCGGCATTATACTCAACTACTCCGAAAGAAAGAGTTAGTTTTTCACCGCCGATAACAATATCGGAAGCATTCCACATGCCTCCTCCGGAATGCTCCTTAGTGCGTAGGCTTAGGTCAGGAAGTTTAACATCAACGTGAGACGCGGCTAGTCCTACGCCGTCAATATACACATCCGAATTTTGAAGAATTCTAGGCGTTTTGTTACTCATGAAAATAGATAGTTTAAAGTTAGTTGCAACGATTTCACTTTTAGTTTACCGCAATATTCTTAACGAAGTCCGTCAAGTAATCACGGGTAATGTGGCTGGTGAATGTGATATCCGTCATTAAAGGAATCGGGTTAATACGGAAACTGAAAGCGATCTTGCCTTGTGCAACTCGCTCAGGGCTGTTAAGGCTAGGATCAATCCAGATATCAGGCCGTTTGTCAGGGGAAGGATTAGGGACAAGAACCCCGTCAGCTTCCAGAAGCCGGAAAAGCGTGCGGCACTGTTGCATGATTTGACGGGCGCGCTCCTTGGTAAACGGTTTATCAAGTGCCTCACGGTTAGCTTGAACGATACCGATATTAACCGCATCTGCAATTCGCAGCATAGAAAGAACCTCGCCGTTAGGCTGCCAAACGCCATGCGCTTTGAAATATCCAGCTTCCGCCACAATAACCACGCCACCGCGCTCATTGATATAATCGGATTCTGTTCCGGCAGTGATAAGCGAATGTGTAACTGGTTTAGTCACAGAAAGCACGCCTTCCAACTTGTTATTGGAGAAGGTTTCGTGGAATCCTTTACGTGCATCAACCCCAGCCTGACAACCTGCAATACGTGCGTCTGCGGGTTGATCAACAATAGTGCCGTCAGGGCCAAGAACCTTAACGTTAGGCCATGCAAGGACGCCTACGCGGCTATCTGGACTTCCGTAATGTGTGCAATCTGTCGCAAATTCCACGTAGTTTCTGGAATCTTCCGTTGCGGCAATAACGCGTCCTCCAAGAATCTTAGCCGCTGCCTCCATAGCATTAATAACCGGACTCGCTAAGTTAGTATCAGTCGCCGCACGGGCAGTTAACCGTGGGCAGATAATAAGCTTTGGAGAGACGTTAAGGAGGGCTTCAATCGATTCAGCCAATTTAAGACCGGTCTTAACCCCGTCAGAGTTAATCTGTCCAACCACATTGGAGATTACATCATTGATAGTCCAAGCGGTAGAAGTGTCAGGGTAAGAATAAGTAATCGAACCCATTTCCATTTCTGGAAGCATACGACTTCCCGCACGTAGAGTAAGCGTCCCCGCTAACGCGTCGTAAATGTAGTCCGTAGTTGCGGACCATGTAGCCTCAAAGGTTATGTTGATAGTAGCACCCAAGGGGACGGAAGCGTCTGTAACAGTCAGAAGTCCGGTAGTGGCATTGTAAGTATGCGTTGCAACTCCACTTGGAATTTTATTAACAACTACGCTGGTTAAGTTTTTAGGAAGCGTTAGCGTTTTTGTGCCAGTGCTGGGAAGCTGGCGCTGAATGGAGCCGAAATTAACAAGAGTCAGCGGAGTATCTGCCGTGTGTTGAGTCTTCGTAAGTTGAAGAACGCCGCGACGATCAAACTTAATGTTAAGATCGGTTTGGTTTTTAAATACACCAGTGGCAGGCAAGACGTTAATTACGGCAACCGTAGCGTTAGACTGGTCATAAATGCCTTGCAAAGCTTCGGGAATAGTAATGCCAGCGGCTTTGTGCCACGGCTCCCATTTACCAAAAGTTTTGATAGCATCAGCAGGATTACCCACAATAAGATATGGGGAATTGATAGGACCAATAGGCGCGGTCCCTACAAGAAGAATAACCCCCAAGGCGGGTATTTTAATAGGAGGCACTTGATCCTGCTCAATGAATAAGCGTAGACCATGATGGAATGGGACAATAGAAACGGCCATAAGATTAATGTATAAGAAGTTTTGATTATAAGTTTCACTTTAGCGGATACACCCGCCCTTGCTGAGAGTAGTAATTCATAGCGCCGGAAATCACCTGCTTACCTACATATATTCCTATTCCCCCTAAGATATCTCCTACCACTTGCGCTTTACTTTCCTTCTTCAGCCTAACTAATGGAATATTACCACTTGTTTGAACCGACGCAAGCTCTTTTTCCCTAACTTTTAAGGTTTCAACGCCGTTCTTATCATATAGGCTAGCAATAGGTGAATTATCAGAACTTGCACAACCTATGTGGAGAAGTGAAATCGTTGCAATAAATAAAGCTTTCATACTAGGTAGTCGTTACGGACCATCCTTTACCAGTCGCTACAGTAGTAGAAGCTCCGGCACCGGGGTTACCTTTAACGTTGATGTTTTTAGTATCGCCTGTAGGAGAAGCCCCAACCGCATTATACAAAGCCAATATTGTTGCAGATTGCAAAGCGTTATCATTTAGTTTCAAGGACGACACAAGCCCTGTGTTAGCCTCGGGGAAATTAGTAATAGTTTTGAAAGAACCGCACCCATAAAGCTCCAATCGTGTAATACTTCTTAGGTCACTTCCATCAAACGCCTGTAACGTTGTTATATTTCCTCCCACTAATTCCGCTAAGCTAAATAATCCGGAACCGCCAAAGAATATCAAATGCGTTGAGGATATGTTTAGCGCTGTTAGGGCAGGCATCCCCGCGCCGCTGAAGAAAACTAGACTAGGCGTATTTTGTAGTTCCAACAAGCCAAGACGATTAAATCCCGCTCCGCTAAAGGTCACTAGCTGCGTATTCGTGGCAGTCAAAATAAGAAGACTGGAAAGACCCGTCCCTTCCAAAACAGTAATGAGCGTGTTAGACAGATTCAGATTGATTAGCTTTTTCAAGTTAGAAAGATCAACAGAAGTAATAGGGTTAGTTGATAGATTTAAGGTAGTTAAATCGTCAAAGCCCGTTCCTTTAAATGAAGTTAAGCTATTAGAAGATGCGTTAAGGGTAGTCAGTCCTTTAGCATTAAATCCGGATATGCCGGTAACAACCATTCCCGGAATTTGCAAATTTGTAATCACCCCCGCCGCAGCCCATACACGAATTATCTTTACGCTGCTACTGGTGGTCGTCTTGCTAGCGTCAGTATTACTTGTATGCTGCGTGATTGTATTATCCCACCATTGAACACAGTAAGCGCCAAGATTCGTAAGACAGCGGAACAGAACGCTTCCGGTATCTTTGGTGGTAGTAAACTCAATATAACTTCGGACAGGAGGCTTAGAAGTTATAAATCGGTTTAAAGAACTAGCTGTTAACTCTATACTCTCCATGTATTTTTCAAGAGTGATAGGAGCACCAATTCCATCGATTAAAACGGCAGTCCCGCCACTAAATCCGGGTTTGATGGAAACCAAGCCCTCTAAAGCCGCATTAACCAAAGTAGTGCGGTATTTCGCTGATAAATTTACAGGAATATTAATAACCTTAACATCTTCTTCCCGTGTAAGGTTAACGATCTTTTCGTTATAAGACAAGGGCAGCGTTAAGGTGTCCGTTCCATCGGAAACTCTCTGTTCATCTTTTAGCAAAGATGCCGGAGCCTGTTTATCAATTCCTCCTTGTGCTATGTGTAACATGTCCCCCGGATTTACTACTGTAGCGACGGGAAAAGAAATAATTTGGTTAGGTCCGGGCATAAAAAGAGTTTTAAAAAAGTTAACTAAAGGGGGTAAGTTCATAAAAACAATATAACGGATAGAACGAAATATTGCAACGATTTCACATATCAAATCTTAGATAGATATTGCCGACGGTCAGGCCTCTGGTGACGGACTCGGGATGCTCATGGTGTTAGAACGGCACCGGGATTTCCGCCCGGACTTTGACGGCCCGCGCGGCATACCCGGCGTCGGAGTAGTGGACGCCGTCGGTCCATGCGGCGGCGTTGTTAGGCGTCCAGACCGGCCCCACCATGGTGTATCCCAGGAAGGGGTCGGCACCCAAATCCACAAGATAATGCACCCTGCCTCCGCTCACTGCATTGGCTCTTAGGTAGGCGTTAAAGGCGTCTAACTCAGCCGCTTGTGCGTTAGTGCGGCTTAGTGCTGAGACGGTATATGCCACGCGCTTGCCAGTTCCTGTGCCGATGTTAGCGGCAATGGCTGCGTCCCAATATTGCTCCCAGCGCGCAATCATTGTCGCCGCAGTCGCTCCTGCGGTGTCGTCATTTACGGCAGCTAGAAAAAATAGCCAGTCGGCGGGGCCAAGACCATCCCATGCGGCAACTCGGCTCGCGTAGCACTCATCTATCCGTCTCCCGCTTTGTCGGTAGACGCGGGGCCGCCAGTTGGCGGCAACATTCATCCGGGTCAGTTCGTTTTTAAGCAAGGTGTCACCCTGCCCAAACATGGTGCTGTCCCCATGGTGGGTGACCCGACCAACAATGCTCCCCGTTGGCAGGTAAACTACGCCGTAGGTGGTCTGCGCATAAGTCAGGGCGGCGGTGATTTCCGGGGCAGTCAGCACCCGATCCCAGATTATTGTCTCAATATGCGGATTGCTGAAGGTTTGGGGCAGTTCAATATCTGTCCGGACTACGGCGGCACACGCGGAAAATGTTGCCGTATTCGCCACGTCGTTCACGTAAATGTTCAGCGCGGAGGCCCCGAAGGTTACCAGAATGGCGAATGGCCTGCCTCCGCTCGGGACTTTGAGGGCTGATGATTTGAGCGTCACGCCATCAAACACCGTCACCACCCCGGTTCCGCCGTAAAGAGACACGCTGACAGCCCCTCCGCCTGCCCGGAAAATCTGGGTCGATGAAGCGGCTCCATTCTCTTGGTTGATCCGGCCAATCAACAAGAGCGTCTGATTTCGCTGGTCGAAGTTCCTTGTTAGAAGCAACGAGTTGGCGTGAAAAGCATTCACCTCGTTCGAGGAAAGCACCTCACCGTCTGTTGCATTCCAGGTTGGTCCGAAGCCGCTAATGGAAAGCGGGGTGCCTGCGTGCTGATCAGGCCACAGGTTCACTGTAGCCAGATTAGCGGCCCCTGTCAGGCTTGACGCCTTAAACACGCTGGTCATGCCGGGAACCGTCGCCGACAGGGCGGACGATGCCGAAAACCGGGTCTGCGCCAGCGCGGGGGATGCCAGCGTGAGCCCTGGACCTTGCGCGGCGGCAGGCAGCATAGCGCCCAGCAACGCCATAATGATTCGGAGAATATTCATGGCGGTTAGGGCTCGATGGCTGAGTAAACCCGGCAGGCTGCGTCCGTTGTTCCGAGCGGGACGATGGTGATGGTGGCGGTCTTCCCCGCCGCAAGGCTGACTGGCAGGGCAGAGCCTTGAGGCTTCCAGGCCGGCCATGTGAGAGTGAAGGTCGATACCCCGCCCGTGAGGTAAAGAGTTAGCGGCTTTCCTGACGCCAGATTATTCGTCGTAAACGTGGTGTTGCCCGCCAAAGTATAGGTTTTCCCCGGATCGCCCGCGAAATCCAATACTGTCCCGCCGGTCAGCGCTGAAATTGTATACGTATTATTCCCGATGGTTGTTCCCGCGATGGTGCCGCCCGTGATCGCAACGGCGGCGGCGGATTGGGTGGCTATGGTGCCGGTCCCGGCGGCGGCGCGGAGGGCGGCGGCATCAGCCAGCGCCAGCACGGCGCGACCGTAACTGGTGGTGGATAGCGCCGCGATGGCGGTTAAGTCGGAATCAAGCGGCTGGGACGCGGCAATAGCGGCGGCCTGCGCGGCTGCTATTGCCGTGGCCTGCGCGGTGCTGACCGGCTTATTCGCGTCAGTGGTGGCGTCCAGTATGCCTAATTTCGTGAAGTCCGCAGGAGCTAAAAGACCAGCATTTGTTCCTGTAGCCAAGGACAGCGTAACTCCTGTTCCGTTAGAATTGGCCATTACGTAATTCGTAGGTGAAGCCGTGCCTGTCAGGTTAGAGGCAGTTAGCGTCCTCATTTCCGTAGGCGTTATCTGCCTCGCCCTTGCACCAGAAGCCTGACTGGCATCATAAACGGAAAAGTAATCCGCTGTTAGATCAAGGGCGGATGCTGTTGTTACAGGAGCCGGATAAATAGGCTCATCGGATTTTGCAATCGTTGCAAAAAGAAGTGTGAGTAGGAATAGTGTGTATTTCATTGTATGGTAAAAAGGTGTTAGTTTATTTATCAGTTTATAGTGGCATTACCGCCGTCAATGAGCGCTCTTTGCCCATCAATAGTTCCATAACTTACAGTCGGAGGAGTTGTGGATTTTGTGCGGATCGTTACTTTGCCAATACTTATGTTATCACTAGTGTGTCCGACTTTTGGGACAAGCGAGATTGAGTTGCTAAATGAAGAAGAAACTGTCTGTGTATATGCTATGGACCTACTAAACGATAAAATCTCCATTCGTTTAGCCTGCGGATAATAGCGTATTCCTACGTCTTGGGTTGTAGGTTGATCAATTTGAATAGGCGTAACCGTTTGGCTCAAATAAGCATTAGCTTGCCTAACTACAGCATTAAGATTATAGCTGGTAGAACTGGCACAAAGTCCAGCAATAGCTTCTGTTCCTACAGAAGCGGTAGCGGCATTAGCAAAGCCTATAGTAAATGAACCTCCCTTGATGGTGACTCCTTCACAGTAGATTTCAACCATTGAATAATCCGCCAAATTAAGCGGAGTAGTTCCCTGAAGTTCGAATCTACGTCCGCTTTGATTGCCTGCGGAAGTAATACCGTTAGTCGAATTAAAACTATAAGTTACAGGACCGGTTGTAAAAGCTTGCGTAAGAAACGAAGGAAGGGCGGATACGGCCTTGAAGTTAACAGTATTCTCTACAGTATAAGAGCCATCATATGTCCTAGCAGCAGGGACAGGACTTGTTTCCGCAAACGCTACCGTTCCCATCATAGTTGTATTTTCATTGGCAATAGTAACGCCTTGATAGTTTAAAACGTTTACAGAGCCATATGGCACGATTTGAGGGTTTGCGGCCTGTGATTCGTCGCCCTCGCCGGTCCCGCCTTTAGCTACAACTAAACGGCCTTGAGAGATAGGGGTAACACCGTCCGGAGCTAGCACAAACTCATAGATAGCAGCGTCACGCGCCGCGCCTTGTGTGCCTACTCCACCACACTCTACTAGCCCCAATAAACTACCGTCTGATAAAGTTCTAAAGCAATTGCTAGGCCATGTGATGGTATAACCTGCTGGAAGCCCTTCAGGAATAGCACTATCGTATAGCGCGGCTCTTGTCCAAGTTTTGCCATTATTAGATCCCCACATGGCGACATACCCTTGACCGCCACCACCATAAAGACTACGCCCCACATACGCATAAGGCCAATAGGACAGGGTATTAGGCCACCAAACAAAATAGCCAGTATGTCCGCCTCCCGGTTCATCCAAAGCCACTGGAAGAATGATAGCACTACCGCTTTGATCCTGACGTGTAAAGTTTACGCCGTCGGTAGAAAGAGCCATCATTGTTTTCTGACCATCAGGGCTAGGATCGCCTACAATATCTTTATTATGATAAGTAAGAATCCATTCTCCACCAATAATATTCACCCATGGAGTTTCAGAACCGGTGCCTTCCGTTGTATCTGCATAAATAGGGTTAGCGGAAGGTTTAGTAGTTAGATATGCGAATTCACCAGCGGCAAGGGCAGCGTTGTAGCTTTTCCAGTTAGCTAAAACTGTAGGATCACCGTTAGCTACTTGCAGATAAATGCCTCCCGCTCCGTGGTCAGTAGAAGTATAACGATACCAATCATGCCCTTGATTACTATGAGAAGCTTTCCACGCCCTACGGTCTACTAAACAAGGGTAATAGTTAGGGAATGAAGTTGGCGAGAAAGTTCCTAGCTTCGTTGCAGTAAACGCTCCGTTTACGGTAGGCGTGACTACTTCCCCTCCACCTGAATAATAATAGCTTACGGGGACTCCATTTGCCTGTTTAACCGTAACTCCATTTGCTTGTTTAACCGTTATTAAAGTGCCTACAGGACGCAAGCGTGCCTGTGTAATGGCTTTTAGTAAAGGCCCTGCCCATACGGTTGCAAGCCCCACAAAGGTAATGCATACCGCAAGTATGGTAAGTTTTTTATAGGGTTTCATTTATTTTGCAATGATTTCACTGTTGCTTTCTTATTCAGTTATAAGGTAAGCAACAGTGCTGGTATCAGTGTTAGAAGAAGAAGTAATGGTAAAGCTAGTCGCGGCAGTTCTAGCGGATATGCGAAGCCAGCCGGGGGTGCCTCCATCAACCTGTGACGTAACTTGAATATTGCTGTTTGCAGTAGTGGTAGTATCTGAAATCGTAACCGTGCCTCCTACAAGGACAGCCCGCCCTTGTTTAATCCTAGCGATATTACTTCCGTTAGCTCCACTACCTACTTTTAAGTTACCGCTAAGTGTTGCGTCTCCTACGGTGATAGGTGCATCTGTTCCAGTAGAAGTCTTAAATACTAAGGTAGTATCACTATTAGCGGTAATACGGCTTCGGCCAGTCCACCCTATGGTTCCGTCAGCGCCCGCAAAGATGTTATTTGTGATTCCCATATTACCAGTAGAACCAATACTACCAACTTCCGCCCAAGCTCCTCCGTTTGTCCTAGTGGAAAAGGTAAGGGCAGCGTTAGGGGCAGTCGTTCCGTTACTGGTTTTAACATACATTCTGAAGTCTGTGACCTGACTGCCTGCGGTGCTGTTAGTTTTCCATCCGCTACCGGTCCATTGAATGGCGGGCGAAAATTGACTAACTGTTGAAGTGGACGCCGTGGTATTGTTTAACAACACTCCTGAAGTAGGAACGTCGGCAGTGTTGCTGAAGTTATGGGATACCGCCCCTGTAGTTGTGTCAGCAGTAAAGCTAGGCAAACCCGCAAATGCTGACGCCGCGTTAAATTGAACTTGAGTATCAGCGCCTCCGGGTGTTCCAGAACCGCCACCGCTGCCGGAAGCGTTAATAGTCTGGTTAGGCCAACTTCCGGTTATGGTTACGTTAGTTCCCGCTACAAGTGCGGGCGTTGCCGTGCCTGTTCCACCATTTGCCTTGCTTAACGGAGCCGACAGTGTAGGCGTTCCGCTAATGGTAGGGCTATTTAACGTATTGCTATTTGCAAGCGCGGTTAAGTCAGCGTCTAAAGGCTGATACAGGCTATCGGTTTGCAGCAAGTTCAACCAAACAGAACGTTCTGGAGTAGTTAGAGTTTCTTCATACAGCAAAGATAAGATAGCTTCACTTGCTATTCCAGTAGTTCGGTCAGCCAGTGCGGAAGTTAAGGGTGAGAAAATTGCACAAATTGCAATGAATGTGGTAAGAAATTTCATAGGTGAGTTAATAAACGATTTTTGTCAGTAAGTGGGTATATTAATTGAAGTCCCAAGTATCGGTTGCTACTTTCTTGATACAGAAGGTTCCGTTAGTGGTTACCGTTGTAGATGTGGAGCCTCCTTCAACCGTAGCTCCAGAAAGAGTAATAGTTCCGCCTGAACTAGTTCTGCGAATGTATATTTCTGTTCCAATAGGGAACGCTACAGAAGCATTAGTCGGAACAACAATAGTGGTGGCACTAGCGTTTGTGCAACGAATATAAGCATTAGCATCACTTAAAATAAGTGTGCGACTAGTTGTCGTTTCAGTTACAACAGAACCAAGAGTTCCAGTAGCCGTGGAGTTGATCGTTTGGTTAGGCCAAGTTCCACTAATTGTGATATTAGTTCCAGCTACAAGGGCAGGTGTCGCGGTGCCGGTTCCGCCTCCACTTACTGGAGTAATACCCGTATGCGTTGTGCGGTCGCGCAAAGCGGCATCAGTGCTGTTTGCAGTTGCACCAGCGGCAATTCCGTTAAGCTTAGTAAAGAAAGCGGGGTTTAGCAAACCTGCATTAGTCCCATCCGCTAACGGAATAGTAAAACCTGTTCCATTAGTGTTGGAAACAACATTATTAGTGCTTGAGGCCGTTAGTGTCAAATTGGAGATTACTCCTGTAGGAGTTCCCCAGCTTACCGCGCTTCCGTTGGTAGTTAGAAACTTACCGGACTGCCCCGCCTGATTCGGAAAGCTTGATGCACCTACTGGAATCCAGTTAAAGCCACCTACTCCATCAGAAGTCCATACACCCGCAACCGCGCTTGAGTTAGCAAGGGCAACCAGATTGGCGGGAATAGTAGATGGATTTAGCGCGCTCCATGGATCATTGCCGTAATGGTTAGCCCGATTGGCCGGGTCGAAAGCCAGCTTGCTCATGGGAATAGCAGCGTTAGCCGCGATATTCTCATTGAATATGAAACCGGGCGCAATTGCGCTAGTTCCGGGAGTGCCTGTGGATTTAAGAACCTGTCCGGCAGAAGAACTAGGCAAAGGAATGATAGCGGGAACGGAACTAGTTCCTCCTATAACAGAAGTCAGCCCTCGAATATCTCCGGTTTCGCCGTAAGATATACTCCCTAAAAGTGAAATCGTTGCACCGATTAAAAGTGCCAGTTTGTTTTTCATGATAAATAAAATAAGATAGACTGTCGTGTTAGAACGAATTGGCAAAACCGTTAGAAACAACCCATTTATGAAGCCCGACTTTGTAATAAAAACGTCCGGTGTCGTCAGTATCATCAAAGAAAGCCCCAACCCCTCCCCTTGTGTCACCGGGTGTTGTTGGCGGGCTATCGATTTCAACAGAGCTTGTTATTCCAAGGGATGTTGTAATTTGTGCTTTTTCTGACGTAGTTAAAGGAATGCCGGTAATGAATTTACTTATGGCAACTCCTAACGTCACATTAGGTATTTCAGGCATGATATAAGGTAAGTTATGACTTAATAAAGCACGGTAATGATTAAGGAGCCAAAGGTTGCCAAGGAGCGCCTAAAAGAACGGAGACAGGGCCAGTAGTTACGTCAAATGACGTTAACGCAATTGGATGCATAATATTGGCTGCTAGACTTAGAGAAGTAACGACACTCCCAGCGGCGTTCCTTACTTCTTTTCCTACTTGAAAAACGCAATTCGCTAATACCATTGCACTACTTGAGTAGACATATAAGGTAGGCACTTTTGCAGCCAATGGGTTAGCTGTAGGATCACGATACTTCTCAGTAGCAACAAGGTTTACTTGACCACAACCACCAGTTGCGGCGGCGAGTTGCATTCTAGTGATATTTTCATCCCCCTTTCCCGGAAAAAGTGTTCTAGGGAAATCAGCAGGATTAACATAATCGGTGACAGGCATATAATTATAAGTTTATGTGTGAGTTAAGAAGTGAAATTATTGCAATTAACAGTCCCAAGGTATGTGCCTTGTTTTATCAGCCCAATCCATTTTATTTAAATGATGGCATACCGATTTCTTCCACGGCTGCCCCATATCATGCACTTGCCATAAAAAATAATATGGCGGCAGAGTAATTACCCTTCCTTCCAATTGCTTTGCACTCGCTTTAAGATAACGACTAATAGCCAAAGGTCCAGCGAAAGCTAGGACTTTTTCGTTAACGTTCCTTAGTGTATTTTGAATTAAGTCAACTAATAAGGGTGCTCCGGCTTTACCCCACATAACCGTATTTGCTATAGGATAGCCCCCTAACGAGGCATTTGGACAATGTTCACGGCTAAGAATCAATTCATACCGGCTAAAATCAGTAGCTATTGGAAATGCCTCCGTGTCTTTCAACGTGCTAGGAAAGGATGAATTCCGGCTATACTTGAAATTGGTAAAAGTGTGCTCAACCTGCGCTCCTTCCCACAATGAACGTATAGGTTTTAATGGTATACAGTCTAAATCAATATACCCGCCTCCGAATGCATGGAGTATTAACAAACGTGAAAAGTCGCATTTTTTTATAATGCTAATTTTTTTATCTTGGCCTAATCCGATATCACAAAAGAAACGAAAATACTTAGGATAAACTCTGCCGATAAACGTAAGTATTGCAACTTCATCCCAAACCTTTACTTGATATTCGGGGTTCATTTCCTGCCATTTTCTAGGCACGTCCTGAAGTTCTGAAGGTGCGGAAGACAGCCCTTGCCACCACATAAAATGTAAAATCTTTTCCATAATAGTTATCTAAGATTTACAAGTATGTCAGTGAATAGGCTATAAGGATCATCTAACTCTTCGTAATCCATAGCAGCGCTATAACTAGGCAAGGGCGGTCTAGGTTCCGGTGGTTCTTCATCTATAACAGGTGTTATTTTACTACGGCGATAGGCGTCAAGAGAAGCTAGAAGCTTTACAGTAGGAACTCGCGTTGGATTCTTTTTTACAGGAACTTTATTAGCTGTTTCCACGTAAGCTAAGTTATCCCATAAGGCATACTCTCTGGTTGTGGAAGCCGTGGACGTTGGCGCTTTAGGAAATACCACAATATCCCCACCGTCAAAAGTAAGCTTGCTAAGGATATACGGATTTTTATTAGCCACTATTGTAATAATATCACTATCTGACCTTCCATAATAGTTATGACAAACCTGCCGCAACGTCTCGCCTTGCGATGCGATGTAGGTTGTTGCAACGATTGCAAAATTTCCTAACGTAGACATAAATAGGGGTTTATAAAAGGTTAGATAGATTTTGTAGTTACGCGAAGCTGGCGCACGTATAAACGATTAGCAGGGCTTCCCGCTCCTTCAATTTGAATGCGTGTAGTGTAGTCAGGAGCTACAGCATGTGCTTTAAGCAAGTTAGCAGGACCGGACGAACCGGCCACGGCGGGCAATACCCATTCCGCTTCATACCAGCCATCTTCTAAAGCCCGTTCTAGCTTAAGCTCCATAGGACGCCATTCCGTAACCGCTACTCCACTAGCGTAAAGCGGTGTTCCTCCGCTATCCCTTACATGAGATAACATCTTAGGTGTTGCAGTAGCTCCGGCTTGCTTTCTGTATTCAAAAACACACGTTGCACCAAAGAAATCCGTTATATTGATAAGGTCGCGGGCATTGAACTTTTTGCTAATGTAATTACCCGTGTCCAACATCGTCCCCTTAACAACCTGCGGGCGGGAATAAATAATAGGGGACAAGTTAGGGTTAGTGATAACATTCGCGGTTAGAATAACGTCCAGAATGATATCACCGGTAATACGCAAGGGCAGCGTTAGAGGGGTTTCTTCAGATACTTCATAGACAACACCCGTAGAAGTAGGAGTGAACCGGAACTTTACATCGCATTCCGCATTAGGGCGTAAGACTGTGGCTCTTGCTACCAAATCACTTATGTTTGTAGCGGAAACGTTACCCATGGGCACCGTAAAGGAGCTTGTGGTAAATTTCGCAGCGATAAGCCTAAACGTTAGATCCTGTTTAGGGTGCGGTGTCCAAGTGGAAGCATTAGAGGAAGACAACATTTCCCCTCCTTGATATGGCTGACCTGTAACAAATCCAGCAATACCACCGTTTAAAGCAGGGGTCATATATTCCCCAATACCAGCAATACAAATGCTATGATCGGGATCATCTGTCATTACAACAATAGCATATTCTTTTCCTCCGATGACGTGCGCTTCGATTTCAAAATTAATACGTGTCCAAACATTAAGCGGTATGCCGTTGGTATCCACGGTGAGGCTAGACATATCAAATATGCCTTCAGCAAATACCTCTTGGTTAGGAAACCCTACCGTAGTTTCTCTTAACTGGACATACACAATTTGCGGACCGCTTCCACGTTTACAGAATTTAAGATCGACGCCAGTTAAGATACGATCTTCATCAAGAGTAAAGGTTTCCGCTAAAGGATCACAACGCTTTTTCTTTTTGCGCCTTCCGGAACGTGTAGCCTGACGAACAATAACAGGATATGATATCTGGCTCATGCCAATAAATGAGCAATCCCCATAACTGCTATTGCCGATAAACTCCACTGCTTTTTCTCCGGTAGGAATACCGGCAGGTATAGAAAAGCTACCTGTAATTTTACCGTTAGCGTCAGCAGGACTTGTGCTTGTGAAGGGCAGCGCTCCAGCAATAATGTTGCTAAAGACTATGCCGTCAAAACGAATCTCCACTAGCTGTTCTCCGGGGCCAAACCCTTCCACAAGGAACGTGATAGGTTGTGGCCTTATGGTATCCCCTGCATTTACTTGAGTTGTTACAACACTGTTAGCAACAGTCAGGTTATTTATTGAAGGTGTCGCATTCTGGTCTTGGTCTACGGTAACCCGCAAAAAGTTAGATATAATCTGCGTGTTCCAGTTACTTGAGCTAACAATCCAGTTGTCGCTGGCAGGTGAAATCGTTGCACGCGCCGGAATAGGTTCAAACGCTTGATAAGGGTTAATCTTGCTGCAAGCGGTTACTTTGCTTTGATCAATAACAATCTCATCGGTGTAAGGCAGTAGATGATGCTTTAAGCTATTAGTGTAGTAGTTAGGAACTTCTGCGGTCCCTGAAATAGGTAGCGTAAGCAAACCGTCAATAATCGCCATGTCATTAGGCAGAAGGTTCTCGCGCAAATCGTTATCAAAAAACGGGTCGACAAACTGTCCGCGCCTATCCGCAGGAACCCGCGCCGTCAGATCATTACGCAATCGCGATTGTGCCACTAAATCATATAAATCATCGACACGATTAACAAGCTTCTGTTGATCGTCAAAGTTGATAGGAACAGTGCGAATGTCCTTAACTTCGGGATCGGTATACCAATTATACACTATAAGAGCCAGCTTTGTATGCGTGTCAGGAATAGGAGGCGCTGCGGGATTAATCAAGGACGGCCTTCCCTTGATTACATGGAACGATCCTTCACGGTCGATAGTGATAGCATCAACCCTTTGTAGCTTGTAGGTGTAGCTTACGTAGACGATGGAAGGTGTTGTGCTGGTGTTAGGAACTAAGCCGGTTAAGGTTATAGTTTTAAAGTCCTGTGCAACGATGTTACCACGTCCGTTAGTAAGCAAATTCTCACGAACCGCAACCTTTACCGTATAGCTTCCGGATGTTGGCTCTGTTGCTCCGCTTCCTGACGGTGACCAGTCTATTTTACCATCAACCAATAAATAGTCTCTTGGCGATTGATATACTGTAGCGCCCTGCTTGACTTCAGTTACATACTCAACACTGGAGTTTACAAGAGAATCCTGCCCACCAGTGGAGCCTTTTGTAAGGGTTTCAGTCAATTCCACAAGCCCGTTGATAGCCTGCAAAGTCGCTTTAGGGAATCTGTTAAGTGTCAGAATATACTGACCGCCATTAGGCACGTAAGTTTCTGATTCAGTTTCGCTAGTAGCGACATCGTAATTAATATCAATAGCAAGGGGCGTGTCGATAGTTCGGCCTACGTTATAGCCCCTTACATGAACCGTTCCTTGAGAAATCGTAAAGATGTATTGATCACTGGCGTGTTGCGCATTCGCGGCCTCAAATCGTGAATACCTAACTTTAAAACCATCAACTGCATAGTTTCCGTGCGCTGTGTAGTCATACCCTGCCACTGTGTCAATGATCGCGGTGACTGCGGGCGGCAAATCTTTGATAATAATGTTACCGTTATCTATGTCATAGATAGGGTAAAAAACACCTTCTGGTGCGGTTTCATCCTGCAATCCTGTAGCGTCTGCCCATCCCCATTTAACAAGAGTTTGGACAACCGCCGCGCCGGGTTCCATGTAGTTATCGAATCCGATAGCGGGATCTTTAAGAAGCGGATCTTCTTGGTCTGTAACGGTCTTGATAACCGTTCTAATACCAACGCTAACCCGGCTATTCATGGGAATAGTCAAAGTGCTTTCCCCCATGAAGAACACTTTTCCCAGCAAATACAGCCGCCCTTCTGCAATCCTAAGATTACCCGCAGAACTGCCCTCAAGTATAGAGGGGGCAAGACCTTCTAAAATGTCCCCATTGTTATAAAGACCGTCAGCCACTCCTTGAATCACATCGTAGAAATGGCCCTGCATAGCCATTAATTCCGCAGATTGAATAGCTCTGCCCGCTCTAAATAAAGGCGCTCCGTAGCCCTTAGCTTTGCGGGCGGCAGAGTTGTTAAAATAATTGTCAGGAAGACCGGGACCGGATTCTGGTATAAAGTCAGACATAAGATAAGTAAAAACTAAAAGTTAAAGGCTAACAACGCGTGTCATTATGTGGGCGATAGCAGAAGAATGAACAATACCCATCGAATCCTCTAAAACAAGGGGCGTGCCTTCTGCGGAAATAGCATTAATGGGAATGTTTTCTATGCCGTTTGCAATCGTTGCAGCGGCTCCACCTACGAATATTCCCATTTGGTTAATAGGCGTTGCATCTGCTATATCATCGGCTTGGACAACACTATTAAAAATAACGGCTCCAGTAGGTTCCGCTGTAATGTAATAACGATTTGATGATAAATCAGTATAGACGGCAGGCGCGCTAGACTTCCTAAGATGACTTTGCCTTATTATGGCACCTGTGGCTATATCAAATACGTCCCAAACAAGCGCTTTTTCTGTGGCGTAAATCATTGTTGCGCATCTGCTAGTATCGTTGCTCCAAAGTTTTACCGCATTAACCACCGCGCCTTCTAAACTACCACTAGCTAAAGTCTCAACTCTGGAACTGACATTTAACACTCTAACAGTTCCGGAAATATCAATCTCTTCATTTACGTGTTGATGGCCACATAGAACTAAATCCCATGTTCCGTCCAATAAATGGGCCAATTCCGCTAACCAACCCGGACGGCCTGACACTGGTGGATAATGAACAGCCAATACCTTCCAAGGAGAGCTTGAAGCATTAGCCGCTGCTTTCAACGCTAGGGATTGCACACTCTCAATGCCTGTTCCATCCGGCTCTGTATCTACTCCCAAGCTATTCTTACCGGCATGATAAGAACTAAAATGAACCGGAGGGACTTTTCCAGAAATTGGAGTGTCGTAATCGATTGTCCTTGAATAATAACGAGCGTTGCTAAGATAAGTAAACTTAGCGAGCATATTTGCTAGCCCTAAGTCATCTTGATCAAGATTTCCGTAAGCAGGAAAGAGTTTTTGAGTAGAAAACCACGGGTTAAACGCGGCTAACGCCGCATTTATGTTACTAGTTGTAGGGCTTAAACTAACTAGGTTGCCAGCATAAATAACGCTTTTAGCTACAGCAGACGTAAACTTAGCTACAATTTGATTTTGTCCCGTTCCAGTTAAGCCTGCATCAGAAGTATAGCCGATACTGGCTTTAGGTTGATCCATAACCTTAGAAGCATAACCTTTATTGAATACTCGCTTACGAAGAAACCTTGAAGCAAGGGCGGTTGAATCCGCAGTCAGGGGCGCAACACTGGAGCTAAATTCAAAGTGTATCTCAGAATCCAGTAAAGCTTTTAAGAGTGCGGCTTTGCCCGCTTTTGGAAAGGTTACCATAGGTGTTGTATATTAGCAGTTTTTACTAACTAGGCCAGGAAATATTGCAACGATTTCACTCTACCGATCTAGCAGATACATAATCAATGGTTACTCCGTCAATATCGGTTATTTCGTCAGTGTTATTGTCAATAATAGGCCCTGTGGTGATTCCGTAGTCTTTATATGCAAATTTACTAAGAGTCAGCCCGCTTCCTCCGATAGCATAACTGTTTAAATTAGGGCTATATACCGCTATCCATAAGTCTTTATTGTGTGCGCTAGGTCTTCCGGAAAAATGCCCTAAAAGTTGCCTTCCTAGAGTGCCGTTTTGAATACCTTTCTTTTTCGATAGCACCATTCTACGGATATCAGTATCAAATCCGTTATAAATACGCCTAAAACGACAACGTAAAGGTTTTATAAACTTGAGCGCTTTTTCAAGTCTAACCAAGGTATCTTGTTCAAGCCTAGTTACAGGCCCTAGACCTATTTGAAATTCGGAAAAATGGATAGTCTGCCATTCATGTTCCCATACTCTAACGCCTATAAATCCAAACATTTCACAAATACGAATGATAGCCGCAACAGTGCCGCGATGCTCCTTTAAATAGATAGAATTTTCAAGGATTACGTCCATATCATCAAAAGCTTCCAACAAGGGCAATTGTCCTCTTTGCTGAAGAATCCATATACGCCAGTCCGTGGGGATTTCAGTCTCCCCTACGGTATTCATATCAGACACTATTGCCTGAAGAATGCCGCTGTAAGGCACTAGCTTTAACAAGTCCTGCTCTAGCTTGGTAGCATTAGGAGGCAGGAGCGTATAAAGAGGGTCGATTTCCCTAGTTGGTTCAGGTAATGGCATTGTAAGCTGGTTGTAAAACTTCAAATATCAAGAACGCGATTTCATCTTCCGGAAGAACGACGTTAGTTGTTTGATTTACTATCAGGTTTCCTATGCCTAACCATGTAGCGAATCCTACGGTAGTAGGTTGTATAATACCTTCCCTTGCCTCTTTATTTAAGTCCGCTGCGATATCAAAAGCGGAGCGCTTATACCTTACGCAAGAATCATAGTAATATCGGTATACACGGTCATAAATGCTAGTTTTTTCCGCGTCTGACAAACGATAATCGTCAACTTTATCAAATCCTCCAAACGTAAGCACAAGATTATGCAAGGACGGGAACTGAAATGGGCTTACCTTTATACTGGCTAAAGGTGCTTTGATTATAACGTCATGGACTCCGTCAATCGCCAGCGTTTTGATTATCCATCCTAAAGTTATGTCCTGTCCGAGAGCTAGTTGATTGTCAAAAGCATCAGTTATAATTGCGGATAACTGATTGAACACATCAATTGGCGTAGTCTGCTTAAGTATGATAGTCGCTTGGATTGTTACTAGAACCGGCCTCGCGGCTTCCGCCTGAATAAGATCGCTAACTACCTTAACATTGGGTTGTTGTAGTGCAAAGTTAACCTTTTCCAATAGATCAATGGAAGGAACTCCGGTTGATTCATAACTTAATACGGCAACGGACACCCTTCCTCCCATATTATATCCATCAGGGAAATCAGGGCTATAAATATTAACGTCTCTAACTCTTGCGTCCGCTTTTAACGCTATTGCGCGATAATAAGCTTCCGAACCCGCACCATTTCTCCCTGCAATAGTTGCAAAAAGCCTATCACGTAGTCTATCATCTGGCTCATATACTGCCGGAATAGGAGGCTCTGAATCAGGATCACCAGAATCCACTAAAACGCGGGTAACCCCTTCTGACAACGCTAGATGCTCCAAGTCTCCTTCCGCAGCAAATGCAATAAGCCGTGAGCGCGCTACTTTATTGATATACAAACGAAGTATCAATTCGCGCCAAGAACCATGTCTTAGCACTTTTGTTACCGGATCACTTTTAAGAAAGTAAGCGTAAGTAGGATCAAGTTCTTTAAAAAACTCAATGTCCCTTGTTTCAATAACAGCTAGATCCGGCTCTTCAAGGACGGTAGGCGCTGGAATAGTTGAGAAATCTAAAGCCATAAATAATGTAGGTTAAGCGGCGATTTGTTTTTTGAAATCCAGTTCCATGTTTTGAAATTTTAAAGCAGCGCCACCTAGTCTATAGGTAGCATAAAGATCCAAGTGGATCTTACCGTTTTTTGAATCAGCCATTTTAAACGACATCCTAGTTACTTGTAACCGTGGCTCATAACTACTCAGAGCCGTTACCGTGTAGTATGTTGCCTTGGCTCGCCAAGAGGCGTTAAATGGCCTATCTAAAAGCAAGTTTAAACTTGAACCGTAGTTAGGGTCATCAACTCTAGTTCCTATCGGCGTAGTTAGCAAGTCTACGATTGATTGTAATAAATGCCTGAATTCCGTTATGTCTTTACCATTAGAACGGCTCATTAAAGTATACGGATTATCGTATACAGATTGCTCTTCTGTATAAACAGATATTAATACTTCATCAGGCATATAATTAAGAATGAATAGCCGGGTCAGTGGCAGGGATGTAAGGATCATTTCCCGGAATCATAGCAGGCCATGATTTAGGAACATAGGCATTGATAGCGGGAGCTGCGCTAGGATCGGGAGCCTGCCCCGCAGGATAAGTTACCGGAGAAGCAGGCATACTAAACCAATCATAGGACGTGCCTTGAAGTGTAACTACAGAGCCAGTCATATCAAGGGCAGCACCATTTGAGGTTAGTGTAACATACCCTGAACTGCTTATTACTGCGGAAGTATTAGCGGTGTTAAGCGATATCCCTTGTGCATCAAGTATGGACTTAACCTGTTGATTAACTAGCTCCGAAATTATAGAGCTTGCGGTTAGCTCTTGAATAGTTTTTTCTACGCGTAACAATATCGCGTCTTGTGTTATTTTTAATTGAGCCGCTTCAGCAACTTGTGCGTTAATGCTAGTTTGATCAAGCTTAACAAAAGAGGCTCCTTTAATTAGTGCAATGATTTCACTTTTGGATAACCGAATAGCAGTAGCGGCACCATCAACTTGAAGTTCAATCCTATCTTCGTAAACCGCTATCGATGTATTCTTTACCCGTAAGCTTATTTGATCAATAGTGCCTTCAATACAGGCCCCCGGAGCCATTTCTTTACCTATAGTAACAAAGAATCTCCCGCCTTCAGGCAGATGTGTTCTAACGTGCTTCTGTCTTCTATCTATTTCATTTACAATAGCGTTGATAAGCTCTTTGTCCTCTCCGTAGGCCCATCGACTTATTTCAGGATCAAGGGCAGCATGTGGTGCGTGGCCTTCTTTGTTTATACTGCAAAATATAAAGCCGTTTGTTATATCCCCGTTAGGTGAAAGAACGGCAACTTGATCGCCTAACTCATGAGCTTCCCAGCTTCTATTTTTACCGGCCCTAGAGACAGCTTGCGGAACCCAAAAAGACAGCACATCCGCCTTACCTTCTTTTTCATCAGGCATAGGCTCTTCACTTCCAATTCTAACACGGTATTTACCAGCGTCATGATCGACTTCCACCACTTCGCCAAAAGTAAGCATATCAGATAGCCTCTTATTTAAGAGAGCTACTTGTGCATTTTGGTTAAAGCCTTTTGGCCTAGTGCTGCTGTTATTCATTGATTATCGGCGTATTGAATAGGAACTTGAATCAGTGCTGAATTGTAAGTCAGTGTAAGTAAATGGTCATTAGTGTATACAAGGGCGGTCCCGTAATCCGGTAATGGGGGAACGTCGTAATCGATATCCTCAAGTGCTGCCCTTAGCGAATTAACGCTAGGCAGTTGTGTTGTCGCGAAGAAAGCTCTAGTCTGCTTTGGAAATTCAGGGATCTTTTCGTATTTAGTTAGCTTTAGATTTTGGTCATAGATGCTGGCTACTCGTTTCCATTCATAAGCAATAGCCGTGCTTAGCAAAGCCGGAGGCTTAAGTTGCGGCCCATATATCCATTCATCTTTAAATATAGGAATAGGGTTTTGACTGTATATAAGAGCTAATTCAGTAAATGGGATGGGGGTTTCTTCTTCGCTATCAAGCCAATCCGGTCCTTGTGCTAACCCTTTAAAGGCGGGGTTAAATACCGTATAGCCAAAACTCCAAACAACCTCATACCATAACTTAGCATTGTCAGAACCCAATGTCCCTTCATCTATGTATAAAGGCGTATCCGATAACACGATTGTTACTGGCCTCCATCCTAAAATCGCGGCTTCTAATTCACCAACTAAAGGGTTAACAGAATCAACTACTTTAACAGCGTCCTTACCCGCACCACTTCCTTTTTGTCTACTATTATCAACACAGACAACAAATGAAATCGTTGCAATTCTTGGTTGTGAACTACTAACCTTATTGTAAGCCTCGCCTGAACCTGACACTTTTGAAACTGCCAAGTAAGGTGTTTCTATGTTAAGACTTGGCAGCGTTACATTACTAAAAACGGAAAGACCTGCTACGTTATTATTGAAGGAGGGGCATTTTGCCCTCAGCAAAAGCACAAGTTCTTCCATGCTAAAATCTCTTTTTGACGTAGCGCTCATGTAGTTAGCTCAGAAAATATTTGTCTAATTTTGCTTTTATAAATCTCTCTATATCTATCAAACCCCGGTTTCATAAAAGGACGGGGTTCCATCTTACGGGTTCCGCGTTCTAGGAAATCAGGATAAGGTGCGCCGGTTTTACTCGTTACCCTTGGCGCTATACTTGCCCTCATCCCGCCGCTAGTATAACGCGGATTTAAATCCTTGTAAAGAGCACCTGACAATATTGCGGGATACTCACCCGGCGCACTGGCTTGATGTAGCCTGCCATTAATCTTATAGATGCGCCCATGTTTAGGCTTGCGCATCTCTCCTTGTATGTGTCTTTGAATCTCTCTAGCGTATTTACGTGTCCAGAATATAATCCTATTCCTAGCAGCTACAGGAATTTTAGAAAAGTTATTCGTAGGACGTAATACGCGAGCAACGGCCATACCTAAAGATTAGTTGGAACAGTTACAAGGCTTCCTTCTGACGTATATACCATATCTCCATTTCTAGCATTAACTATGGAATACCCATGTAGAACAGATAGACGTATATAAGAACCCACAATTTGAATCGCCCTTCCGTCATAGGTGTATACTTGCTGAGCATCCTTGGTATAGACGAAAGAAGTTCCCGCTTGAGGGGTAGGCAAATCTATTATCTGTATTATGGCTCCATTGTTATCAAGGACGGGTAACCCTTCGTTTTCGTAAACAAACGCATACCCTGTTTCAGGGGTATTAGTATAAAACCTAGGAATTCTTATAGCCGAACCGTCGTTTAGGAATGTCTGTTCCGCATTATTGGTATATACGTAAGAAAACCCTTCTTCCGGTATCATCACGCCAAGATCGGGAATCAGCGGATACTTATGATCATTTAAAACAACCACTCTGCCGTCTGCCAAATACAAGAAACTGTAATGCGTTCCTATCTGAATAGGTGTTCCGTTTTCGTCTCTTACTATCGTGGTTTCGTCTACAGTTAAGTAATTAAAGTCCTCAACTCCTGCGGGTGTATCATCGGTCCAGTAAGGGTTAAATTCACGATTAAACGTAGTGTCGCCCGGCTCTGATACATCAATGTCCAAGTCCAAGGTAAAACCGCATTGTCCTACTTCTCCATACGGGTTACTGACAACTTCAAGGAAAGCGTTTATCTTTCGTTCGCGACGGGAACCGATTACCTTATAAACCCTCAAACCCCATACCACAAAATCATTGAGCGTAACAAGCTGTCCTTCATCCCTTATAACGAATACAGTCTGTATTTTACTATCCGAATCAATGACGCCGTCCAGTCGTTCCTCTCCTTCATCAACCGCCGCAAGCGTTTGGATAAACGGCTTAACACGTTCCTCAAATACAGCCGTTCCCTCTATGGCAACCTTTTTAGCGTGGATAAAGGCCACGGGTTCAACAAGTTCCCCCAGCCTGACTTTATTGTCAGCTTTCCACGCACCTTTACGGCCATTTGAATAACGTTTCATCTATTAAATAATACGGCGATTTACTTGGGAACTCCAAAAGCCCGCTAACAATGATAGAGCACTCTGTGGTATAGCAAGGGCAGAATAATCGTTTACTTCTCCGGGGGTTGAAAGCCAATGTGCAATGATTTCAAAACATACATGAACCATCGAAGGTCTGTTAGGGTTTAGTTCGTCAAAACCGGCAGTGTATTTAACCGCTAGTTGTGATTTAATAGTGTAAGTAGTGCTAACCCCATTTTCGTCGAGCCAAAGCAGGCTTGCGCTTGCCCTTCTATTGTCGGGCCTACTAAGCCTATATTTAGCGGGCAAAATAGACGTAGTGCCATCTAGCACTTCATCGATGCTGATAATAGGGCCGTTAGGTATAGCTATACCGTTTCTGGTTTGATCGCTGTCCACCCATTTTCCGTTAATCCCGTAAGGGTCGCAACTGTAGCGAGGCTTATCGAAATAACTGATATACTGCGTAGGCAGAATAACACAACGGGCGGTCTGTCCTGCTAGTTGGACAGCCGCCCTTAACATGCGTTTCAGTTTATTATCAATCTTAGGACTGACAATTACTAAATCCGATTTGAGTTGTGCTAATGGATAGAAAGCCTCAAACGCCGTCTCCAGTGGAGGGGTTAAAAGCTCTGTAGTCATAATGGTTAGTCATGCAAACAACTTTGAAATCGTTGCAATTCTTATTCAGGCTTTTTAGGCGCGGGACGGCTAGCAGCAGGACGGCCAACAGGGCGAACACCCGCCTTAGCTGCGATGTTAGGAGGCAGATGCCCGGCATCGTCGTCCCCGCCTTCTTCGCGTTCATCGTTGCTTTCTTCGAAATCATCCTCAGCAATCTTTGCGGCGACTTTGGCGCTGGAAGTGATTTCGAATTTATAACGATTTTCGATCTTCCCTTCAACCGTAACCGGGTCGTAAACGTCTTTGAGAACCCTAGCGACTGCCGGACTGACAGGCTGCGGTTGATCACGCTGAAAAGTAAGAAAGCGGGGTTTATCGTCAGGAGTTTCAGGATCACGGAGGCTGAATTGATCGCCGCGAACAAGGATAGCAATTTGCATATGGTTTTGTAGGTATTTAGATTTTGTTCAAAAGGTTATTATAAAAAGGCTGCTAGGTATAGAGGTTTTAAGTCCATACCTAACAGCCTTTGAACGACACCGGAAAGCAACCCCTAACTCTCCGATGTCAAGTATATTAGGCGATACCGGTTGCCTTTACAACGGCTTTTTCCTCTTCAATTTGGACGGCAACGCGGCAAGTCACAACGAACTTGAATTGACGGGTTTCAATGTCGCGGTCCACTTCCAGCGTAATCTTGCGGCGGATGCCGAAAATGATATTACGTGGATCGGTGAGGAACAAAGTGCCAGCGGCAAGGAGCGGAACTTCACGGGCAGGAATGCCGATAGGCGTCATGATATCCCATCCGTTAACGGACAAGTCACCTAGACCGGTTGCCCTTGCGGCGTAAGCCATACGAAGATCAACTTCGTTATTAGGGTTAACCAAGAACCGCAACGCACCACGATTGCTGCGATACTTATTAGGCATTAATTTATAGATAGCTGCCAATAGCGTATGAGTCATTGGAGCGCTACCCGCAGCAAGAACGTTGCTAGTGGTGCGTTTGATAATACCGTCCTGAGCGGACAACAGACGATTAATCTGCGTGCTAGTGCCAAGGGTAGTGTCACCATAGAGAATCAGATTCTCCAAGTCGGCTGCGGATTGACCACCTACAAGGGCGAGCACGCTATCAACGAAGCCGTCCCCTTCAATGTTATCCTCTAGGGATTCATAAGGGATATTAACTTGGCCGATAAGTTCCTCCGCATCAAGTTCAATGAAGCTAGCAACTGGCGTAGTGCGGTCACCGATAGGGACAGCGGTGTTTTCGATGCCGCGCACAAAAAACTGGTTACCAATTCCGAGCTTAGGAATCTGGTATTTGTCAGTAGGCATCGGCTGAACGCGGCAGGAATTGAGAATGGTGGGACTCTCAATAAGGTCACGAATAAAACGTGTTTCCTGCGTAGGGTTAAGCGTGCCTCCTTGGCTCCGCAGAGTGCTTGTTACAAGGTCAGCCTTGCGGACAAACTCCATGCGGGCGGAACGTTCGAAATCAGTTACCGAAATGTTATGCGCCTTCATCAAACGCATAAGTTCCTTCCGGCCTAGTTCGGCGTGCTGTAGAGATTTCTGAATGCGGCTAGCAGTCCCGGCTTTTTTCTTGATAATTGGCATATAAATGGAATGTGAAATGTTTGTTGTGTTAGTTTTGAAATCGTTGCAAAGTTATTAACGGCGTTTTTTGGTGTTAGCGTTCAATGGCATACAGCGTGCATTGAGCATTTTTTGAAGCGCGAAAGGATCACCCCTATCGTCTCCTTCTGTTTCGTTGTTGTCTTCTCCATCTTCATCTTCCTCGTTAGCGTCTTCTCCATCCTCATCTTCATCCAATACAGGCGCGGGAGACTGGCCCAAACTTTTGCTCATCTTAATGACAAGTTCTTTAAGCGCAGCTAGCTCTTTACGAGTAGCGGAATCAGAAGCACTTTCCTTAACTTCAAGGAGGGCGGAAGCTTGTTTCTTAACCTTAACGGCAGGCGTGGACTTGGTAGGGGTTTCTTCGTCATCGTCCCCCAACAGTTCCTTAGCATATTCCGCCTTTTTAACTTTGGTAGGGGCAGATTTCCAAACACCAACTAGGGCACGAAGATAATCGCCGTATTCAGTAATCAACCCGTCAACTTCTCCGTCAACGTCGTCAGACTTCATGAACACATTACGCAAACCAACGCGCATTGCGGCTTGAAGTTCATTAAGCCCTAGCGGTCCTTTATCCTCGCTAGCCGCAATAACGGCTTCAATGGTTTTAGCGGCGGTGCCGACACTCCAAGAGTCAAACTTTTTGATGCGGTCAGCGACGGCGGCAGGAAGTTTTTTCGCTTTAGGCGTAAAGCTAGTGGCATCAGTAGCGGGAGCGTCCTTAGTCACTTCCTTTTTACCTTTAGCCTTAACAACGGGTTTCACGTCTTCGGGCTTTGGCTTAACCACTTCTTCTTCCTCTTCCTCCGTTTCGGCATCGGCATCTTCCGAATCACTTTCAGCGTCGTCAGCGTCAGCGTCCTCCGCATCTTCCTCCGCATCTTCATCTGCGTCAGCGTCCTCCCCTTCCTCAGCGGCGTCAGCGTCATCTTCCACTGCTTCCTCCTTGGCTTTATCAGCCTTGGCAACTTTCTTAACAGGCTTCAATTCACCCGCGAAAATAACCATGCCTTCAACGTCGCTTCCGATGTTTTCAAGCTTGAGGAATTTGCTAGACGGAGAATCCACGACGACGAAGCGGTCAGCCTTCTCAAGGATAGTAACTCCTTCCATTTCGTATTTCTCATCAAGGACGGCCTGAACCGAATCTTGATCTTCGAAATCCGATTTCAGGAATTCAATACGTTGAATAACCGGTTCTGGATTGGCCTTCTTAACAAGCTTTACGCGCCCGTTAGTAAGGCTAGATAGTTTTTTGAGTTTCATGTAATGTGTTTTATCAATAGTGGTTAGTAGTTAAGCCTTTACTCTTGGCATTTTGGTTCCAGAACGGCGATGATTTCGAACCATTCCTTTTGCCCCCGTCTTATCGTTTATGCGGGGTTTACGGTCCTCCGGCACAAAATAACGATTACCTCTCTTATCCCTTACCCATTTACCTTTAGGTTCTTTCGTAGCTGCTACCTTATTAATACTAGCAGGTTTAATAGCGCCGTCAAGCTGGATATCGGTAGGAGTTGTCTTGTTAGAGCGTTTTACGACGTGGAAAGCCAATCGATTAGCCGGACGATCTACAAGACTAACGTGAGTTACGTCCACGCTTTCCAACAATGAAACATTGCGCACAATCGTTTTCTTTTTTGGTGAAATCATTGCAAAGTTTAAGTGTTAGTTAGTATTCAAGATTAATCCTGTGTCGATGGCCTTTATCAAATTCGGTTATGGTGTTGTATAGAATTTCGTGTGTATGTCCGTTGGTTTCGCTAGTATGCCCTTTAATAACCCTTCCTCCTTCATCCAATTCCACAAACAACAAGTGTCTATGGCCATCCTCAGCGGGAGTTGTATAGGCTAGTTTATGTTGTTGATATATCACAGAGACTTTAGCGGCACGCTTCATCCCCGTTCCTTCAAAACTATAACCAGTCAACTCCCCCCTTTGGATCTTATCCCAAATCCCATCCTTTGTTATTTGCATCCCTACCACCCAAGCACCTACATCAGGAAAATCAGGAGTAGGCTCGCGAACGATGAAGCTTTCAATAATCTGGCTATACGTAGGTATATGATTATGATTCTCATCGGCGGCAATAGACAAATCAGCTTTCGCTAAAAATCCATGAGCCGCTTTCTCAATCTCCCCTTCCGTCATTAGATCGCCATGCGCATCTATCATCATCGGAGCATAAACTACTCCCCAAACCTTTTTTTGCTTTTTATCTATCTTGCTAAACCTAACGAACGTCCGTTTTGAACGTTTTTTTATTAACATCTTTAGCTATACTAACACGACAAGGACGGCTATCAAGCTATATTTGTAAAATTATACTATGCAACGATTTCACTTCTTACCTTGGAGTCTCTTGGTATGATTTGGACTTCATTTGGCGGGCTAGGAGCGCCGCTTAAATCTATATAAAACAACCCGATATTTATTCTGCTATTCTGTAACCCGGCCCTTGTCGCAAATGCTCTTACTTCCGTCGTTGTGTTGATCGTTATAGGGCCTGTATATAGTGTTGAAGCAGTAGTAGGATCGGTTCCGTTTAGGGTGTAGTAAATAGCACTAGCTCCTGTGCTGTCCAAGGTGACCACAACAGGCTCCTCATAGGTGTAAGGTTCTGGAGTAAACACTGGCACATAGGCTGCGGAGGCTGTGCCACCACTTCCTTCAATGGCTCCTTTAGTGGTGAATACACTTCTTGGATTGTTGTTACCGTCGAAAGGAATAAGGCTTCTATTTGTAAGGGCGGTGACCGCTGCCGGAGAAAGAACATAGTAATCATGCTCTATAGGATCACGGTATTTAACAGTCCCTAGCGTGTGCCCTTCACCGGGTGCAAAACCTGTAGTTCTTCTGTTATGATTTCCCATCCATTTGATGCCGGGAACAAGTTCAGGGAAGTTTTCATTAGTAACAACTACATCGCCCAATGTCTTCTTATTTAGAGTCATCCCCATTATGTTGTAAGCGAATGAACTATCTTCTGACAATTCAAAACCATTAGGGTCACCCGTGTCTTTAGCCGTTCTGCTTTCAAGCTTAACGCCGATAACTTGGTTTCCGTAAGTATTATTCCAATGCACGCAACCCCTCATCCTGAAGAAATTGCTCTCCTTACCATCGCTAGCAAGTTTAAAGAACCTATTGTTTATGAGGGCATGCCTAATTATTTTCAGCGTGTCTGTCATGAATAGGCATTGCACTGCGGCATTATCCACAATGTTATTAACCCACATGCAGTTTTCTTTATCAACGATGCTGAATTGAATAGCGTCTCCGTGAACACCGTCCAAGGGGCGTTGATCTGTATAACGGCAATCCCGCACCCATGGCACATTCATCAAGTCTCCAGTGATGTTGTTAACATCCATTCCTGACATATAGTGCGTTGCGGTGCATTCTGCTATGTTACCCCAATCACGTATTCTAGCCCTATAACGGTTAGTCTTTGTGATGTAAGCAATACCGCAACTTTGCCCTTTAAGTGAGGACACCTGCCCTTCGATTCGACCCTTGCCAAAAACGTCAGAACCGTCAATCCACATTATGACTTTATCCCCGGTAGAGGCGCCTGCGAACGGTGAAGGATCGGTAGTTCTATCGATAGTAAGCTCTCTTAAACGTATTAATCGAAAGCTAGAGCGAACTCCGGTGGCTCCGATTTTTTCAGTTAAGACAACATTTTCGCGGTTACATCCGGGAGCCAAAGCCAAGGTTAGCCATCTGCTTTTCGCGGTGTAAGGCGCTCCTTCCATCGGCACTTGATAATGCCCATCCCTAATCAAAATGCACCCATTATCAAGCTGGCCGTTATAGCCTTTCTTAAAGCAATCGCTTAACGTCGTATAGGGCTTTGCTTCGCTTCCATCGGCAATTGCAGGGTTAGCAGTTTCATCAAGCCATAGTTTAGGCTTGGAATATGAATTAACAATAGAGGCGTTAGAATAAAGTATTAAGCAAGATTCACTGGTAGGAGGACCGCCAGTTGTTTTGAAGTTATCTTGCGCAATGAAGGGCGGTCCATCTTCCGGGTAGGCTATAACTCTAACCTGAACGGCTCTATTTTCTGTAGTAGGCAGCAATCGACATATGTATTCAAAATACCCTGTGTCAGGGTTTTGTTCCATGCTAGTAACATCTATAGGAGTGCCGTTGTCCGCTATGAATCTAACTTTTTTAATGCCTGTGCTGTAATGCATGTGTCCAGTAGGATGCACGGCAAAAAAACCTATTATTACAGGCGCTTCATAACTTTGGCATGACGGAGTGCTCCATCGTCCCATTGGCCTATATTTAGAACCCCACGCGCCCGGAACGCCTACCGATTCAGGTTGTGGTATAAGAGGCCAATTAAGATCATTGCCGGGGATTAAGTCTATCATACTAAAGTTGTGTAAGGGTTATTTCCTTTTCTATATACATCCATTATGTCTTCATCCGAGAACCACGCCCCGCTAATCATAGCAAATTGCAGAGTGCCATAAAGACCGGAAGTCCCTGTAGAACTTTCAGCTTTAGAAGCCATTTTAGCACGCGTTGTTTCAATCGGCTCCGGAATAGTTACTGCTCCGGAAGTGTATACTAACTCTCCATCAATATATGCGCGTATTCTAGCACCATCCCAAGTCATCGCTAAGAAGTGCCATAAGCCATCATTACAAACTTTAGTGCTTTCATAGTTTACTAGCGTTATACCAGTATCACTATAAAGTCTAAACAAGGGGCATCTACCGTCTGAATTACCTGTCCGGATAGCGGCCCCTTTAGTTTTAGAATCATGCCCTACGTGCATGAAGACAGCGAAAGCCTTATTAACGGTCCATTTAGCCCATACGCCTATCGTAAATTGAGAGAGGTTTGTGATTTCGCCTAGCGAGCTAGTATTCCCGTTGCTGCCCGAATATGCGCTACCCGCAGTCGCACCAGAACCAAAACTAGTCGCAGGATCGGGTGAGCCTAGAATGCCAGTTATTCCATGCGTATATGCCCCTGAATATCCGCCAGATTCGTGAGAACCTGCTAGATCGATCATTGCGGCTCCGGTGTCGCTAAGAGGGAAAAACTGTCTAACGTCTGGTTTAACCTGTAATATATAGTCTATATAGGTGTATAGGGTTTCATTGGTTGTAACTATTGCAATCGTTGCACTCCATTCCGATCCGCAAACCGTGGCGCTGGCATCATTCGAATTTATAGAGCGTATTCTAACCCAATGTGTTGTAGAACCCGTCCTTCCTGTAACAACGTAAGTATCAATAGAAGCAGGAATTATATCCTCTAAATCCTCCCACGTTTGTTTATTATCAGTAGATATGCTGATTTGATATCCGCCATTTATAGGAAGGATAGAAGGCGGGTTGAAATTAACTCTGAACTCAGTATCGCTTACCACCGTTGCACTAAGTGAAGACGGCGGAATGGTAGGGGGAGTATAAATAACTTGAGGCTGCTGAACTATGGATAGGCCAAAATCGTTCCACCCAACAATTCTCATTAGATAGCGCCTGTTAGACTTAAATCCACTAATAGTCTTAAATAGGTCTAGTCCTTTACCAGCAAGGGCGGCACTTGTCGCGACGGTTGTCCACGTTTCACCCTCATCAAGACTTACTTGATAGTAGAAACCGCGTTCCTTGCCGCTTGTATCTGTTGCGTAAAAATCGATATCCTCACCAATCCCGTTTTCAATAACGTGCCCTCCAAAACTTCGGGCAGTGACATCAAAAGTGTTTGCAGCCACTTGCAAAATCTGAATAGAAGTTGCTGGACCGTTAGTATCTCGGGAGCCGTTAACAGTCCCGCCGGTAACGTGACCTACTCCGGCACCAATCTGTCTAACATTCCAGATATAGGCAGCAAAAGACGAGTAAGGCAGTCCATCCGCCATAAAAACAGACACATCAGCCCCTCCCAACAAACGAATAACCTTACCTAATCCTGCATTGCTAGCATCAAGCGTAACAGAAGTTCCACTAACATTAATGACTTCAATGGCTGTAGCACCTGCAATACCTTGGGAGCCAGTGTCCCCCTTGTCTCCTTTATCGCCTTTCAATCCTTGCGGCCCTTGAATGCCCTGCGCTCCTGTAGGCCCTGCAACTCCCTGCGGTCCAGTATTGCCAGTGTTACCTTTAGCTCCCGTAGCGCCAACCGGTCCTTGTGGTCCTTGTGGTCCTGCTGGACCAACCGGTCCTTGTGGTCCAGTAGCGCCTGTTAATCCTCTAGCACCGGTTGCCCCTGTAGGTCCGGCAGGTCCAGTATTACCTGTTGTCCCCTTATCTCCCTTTGCACCAGTAGCACCGATAGGGCCTTGTGGACCAACGGGGCCTTGCAATCCGCCGTCTTCTACAATAGTAGCTAGAGCATCCCTAACGTCTTGAAGGTCGGCATTACTTGGAACATCTAGGGTTGTCTGAAAAGTTTCTTTTTCGTCCGGACTCAATGTCTCTTTAAATAACAAAGAAGATACGGCTTCATCAAGTTTTCCGTTATTGCGGCTCATATGTTTAAATTGTATAAGGGTTAGTATTTTGAAATCGTTGCAAAAA